CCATTGGGAATCCATCACTATCTTTCTTGTGCATAAGTGCAATTACTTGGTAACACTTGCCTAATTTCAAAGGGCCAAAGTTACGAAGAGAGGAGTTTACTACCATCACCCAATCACCACGCTTAACTCGCTCACCCATATAGAGTCTCTAGCAAATCAGCCTCTTCATCATTGCAAACTCGGCAACTACCATCTTGCAATTCTTTAAAAATAGATTCCATGGTGAAAGAATATTCTCTTTGACCAACATTACTTATGCTAGTGTACACGATGCTCATTAGGACTTCTTGCTTTAAATGGTCTATAGCCTTAACTCGCATAAAAAGCACTTCAGGGGCCTTCTCAGAACTGAATTGCATCAACATGTCTAATTCTATTTTACTCATTCAATATCTTCCAAAGCGCATACTCTTCATTACTAATCTTGCGCCAGTTCTTAGGCTCGGGGCCTAGATAGAATTGTGGTGGATATTGATTTTTAGAAAGCATATTGCAATGAAAACCCCAACCTTTGGTGCCGCTACTCCAGCTATCCACACTTGCCACTACACCTTTGGTATCGTGGACAATTATGTCTCCTACTGCAATGTTTGCCACAAAGCTATTTCCTCGTCGGTTAAATCCAAATGCTCAAACAAGCTGTAGCCAAAGCTCATGCCTGGGAATCCATCAATGACGTAGGTTTCTTGGTCGCCTTTACTGGTATTAACAATTATGGCTTCTGTCACGCGGTAGACGGTATCTGGTGATAACCATTCGCTACGGCCTTGCATATTCGTTTTAAGTTTAACGTACTTAGGCTTCTCAAGGATATAAGGTTCGTGCCTCCCAAAGGGCCTACCATCGGTCTCAACAAAGAACTTATCGTCTTTACGCATCTTACTTGTGTGCCTCGTAAGCTTCAATGAATGCCTGAGCAATTACTGCGTGCCCGTAATTATCAGGGTGAATGTTATTTGATGACATTGTGTTAGGGTCGTAAATCGCATTGGTGTCTACTAAGTAGACAGGCAATCCAGTGGCGGCAACTTGTGCAACAACTGACTTAATCACCGCAACGTATTGGTCCACGTTAGCATTGGTGTGGAGCGGTATTCCAGGCTGCATTACATCCGATGCGTAAAGCGTTGTACCCACTAAAGTCATCTTTCCTAAAGTACCAGTGTAACTCAAAGCTGCCAGTAAATCAGCTTGAAATTGCGCTAAATGTGTTGGGTCAGCGCCAAAGTTCGTAACGTCATTATATGCTGGCAATACCGTATTAATGTCGTAGTCGTGGGTCTTGTAATTGTTCGTGGCCACCACTTGACTTTCAGGCACTTGCACAAACCAAGACATAATATTGTAGGTGGAGGTTACGAACATAGAACCGCTAATGCCCTCATCGTCACCGTTCGCACCAATCGTCGTAGTGAATAAAGCTTGATAACCATTACAGAAATGGTCCGCTCCTGCACCTACCGTGATTGAATCGCCAAAGCTATGCACGAACACAGGCGACCCAGGCGTAACTATTTGGCAATAATCTGGTGGCTTCCCAGCGCAGCCTATAAGCCATAAACTCGAAGTTAAAACGATTGTGATTAATACGTTCATAACACCTCCTGATATATCTATCGGAAGTAATACGGAGAACTTTAGGAAATAATGCAATTAAGTATAGAGCAATTTAAACAGTTTTACCTGCGTTCTATTGAGTTTGATGGCATCACGGTCTACAATCTCCTGCAGCAAATAATCTGGGTTACCAGTGTATTGGCCTGAAGTGTCTACAATCATTTGCACTTTATAATCGTACCAACCATCACGGTAAGGCTCGACGCCTAGAACCTGAATCAGTTGGCGACTCATAGCACCGTAATATTCTTCTTCCATATAAAGGATGTCACCCTTCTTAAACTTAGGCATATAACACCTTAAAGAGTTTAATTTCCATGTCGGTCATCTTGTGACCCATTTCATCGGTCTCGTCAATGCTCATAAGCGTATAACGCTGTCTGATAGCGTTGATGCTATCATAGAGCCATTGCACCTTATAATCACCACGCATCTTTTCAGCACGCTTTATCCTGCACACACACCATGCGTCGCCTTCACGAAACATCACCCAATCGCCTTGCTTGAACTTAAGAGTATAAGAGTCTTGCAATCTCATTCTCCTTACGAGTCAATGGCACAACGGCACTGGGACTAACCATGTATGCGTACATTGCACCGTGGATGGTCTTACCAACCAAAATATTGCTAACGTTGCCTAGGAATGAAAAGCGTTCTAGGATTTCAAGGAAGGTACCTGCAGGGATAATAATGGCTTTGGTTATGTCAGTTGTGTATTCTGGGTGCAAAAACATATCGTGCTTCGCTTTAACGATGTCCCCTAATTGCCATTTACGTTTTAAAGTCATTAAGCTATCCTTTTGTCATCAAACAAAAGCTTTGCCAAGGCCAACTCTTCTGGTGTAAGCAAACGGAATATCTCTGCACTGTATTCAGGGAATGGCCTAAACGGGTCAATAGCCACCGTTTGAGATTCCACGCCTTTGATGTTGTGCATTTGCGTGTTTAGTATTTGTACGGCAGACCTACGACTCAAGATTGTGTTGTAATCTTCACGGAAGGATTCAGGCCCTAGACCACCAATAAGATTGCCGTCGGCGCTAGTGCCTCTCAAGTACCCAATCCATTCTTCAAATGGAACAAGAGTTACCCAATCACCGCGTTGGAACGTTTTCATTTACTAGCCAAGCTCCTTTTAAAGGCAACGTCACTATTCAAAGCGTGGTGAAGCATATCAATGTGCGCGTTGGCCATGCTTCGCTCAAAAGCCACATCTTTCTTGTAGGCCGTTATGTAGATGTACCCAACCACATTAAATAGCAGACTTAACGTCAATATTGTTTTCATTGTTCTCCCCAGTAATTAAGCCCAGTAATTCATTGACACTGTTGAACTCGTGAACATATATGACTTTGTTGGCGGCCAAAATCTCACCCAGGTTCTCATCGTCTTCAATGGCCACATCATAGAACTCTTCAGGCTCAACGTCACGTCGCCATTTCTTGCCACTGATTTCGTAGAATTCACCTGCACCCTTGACCCATTCGTAGGCATAAGAGAGAAGGCTAGACCAGACCGTAATCTCATGGCCGCGTTCTTTTAATACGGCAGCGGCTTCAGCAATGATTTCGCCCTTGGGACCTTCTAGTGTGCCTTTAACATCAATCGCAATTTTCATTGAATATCTCCAACTCGTTCCACTTCAAACTTTATGTGCTTTCTATTCCTTGTAAACTTTATCAATAAAACGCTTTAGTTTTGATATTGCCTCTTCTTTCGCTTTTTTAGAAATGGTACTTTCGTCCAAAGGAAGTGCAAGGCCAAAACCTTTTGGTACTTTAAATTTTGCAAAAGCTTTAACAAAACATGAATTTGCTATGCCGCCATTAAGTATGTGAAATCTGTAAATTTCATTCCTATCGCCTGGTATATTCCCAGCCATCCCATAAGGCTCTAAATCACTAAATTGTTTTTTACAGTGTTCACACTGATTGTCCATAAATCCTTCTGTACCTTGCATACAATACTCCTTTTGTTAAATTTTCTCGATGCCCGTTATCTTCGTTACAGTACGAATGCACGGGTCCGACACACGCAGGTTGGGTACAATAAAAATTGGTCAAATCACATCTACCCTAGTACCCAGGCACGAAGACTTCACCTTATGAAGAGGTAGATGGCAGGTCCAAATCATCGAATGTTATTTTCCAAATCGCTCCTTTATTGCAGTTTTAGGTAACCAACTAGTGACCTCCACCGTTGTCTGTAACTTATCGGCCAAATCTTTTAAAGTTTGAGGAATTCCCCACTTTTCTGCGCAAATTGGTCCAATGCCCGTTGAGACTGATGATTTGTTCGTCAATTTGATTCCACATACGGAGCAATGCGTCGTGCGCTGTGCGGTGAGTTTCAAGGTCAGTCTATACGCCTTCTCAGTTTCAGCTTGAACCTTGACCACTTCAAACGCATAATGAGGTCTTACGCATCCAGCTTGTTGAGCAAGCTCATGGGCGAAGTATTTCTTGAGAACAATTACGGTGCCACCTTCTATTGAGAACTTTTGGTTAACCTTTTGTGCGGCTTGAGCCTGGTCACGTTGAATTGCTTTGGTTACTGAAGCCCATTGTTTATCGCTCAATCGGCCTTTGGTGGCGTATTGAGTTTTCAAGCTGAGGTAGAATTCAAAGTTGCCATGGTAAGCATGAAGCCATTTGATTTCTTCCTTGTAATCAGTAATAGGGAGATTGCTAAGTTTCTCAACACCATGGAATTGGTCTACGTCGAAAGCCTCTTCCACTTCTAACACGTTAGGCTGGTTAGTGGACTTAGCGCCAAGATTGATTAAATGCTCCGTGAGGTCTACGATGTACTTAGGGTCTTGCTCTGTTAATTTGATTAACATATCCATCTCCTTGTTACATCTATCCTATCGGCTAGACCATAAAGAACTTTAGCACATTATTAAAAAATAGTGAAGTTAAGCCGCCGCTCCTTTTTCATCTGAAGTGTAGATGCCAATAATCCCTAGTAAATCCATAACGTTAATGGGTTTTTTAACAATCTCCACGCATTCAATTGGGTCAGGGCGTTCAAGACCGCTTAAGATGACAACTGGAATGTGGTCCAGGTCGGCTTGCTCGCGCAGCTTGTCATGAAATTCTGACCCAGACATTACAGGCATTGACAAGTCCAGCACGATAAGGTCAATATCATCCGACAGAGCTTCTAAGCCTTCCAGTCCGTTGCTAGCCGTCACTACCTCGTAGTGCTCGCTTTCTAGCACCAGCTTCATGCACTGGAGCAACATTGAGTCATCGTCGATTACTAATACTTTTTTCATAACTTTTATCTCCTTACAATTATTAATCGGCCTATTTCCATAAAACTTATGGGGAATGTTTCAAGGTTTCGTATGAAGCCTTTAACTTATTGATTTCATACTTCAATTTCTCTAATATATCTTTATTCTCTGAGCCATTAGCCCTGAACTCTTCATTCCATTGCTTACTGAGGCGAGCCATTTGCTTGTATATTGCAGTTAATGCGCGACTACGTTCCATCGAATAATTGGTCACGAGTTGTGCAGGTTCAGCTACAGGCTTGGCATCACGTCGATTGCCAAGGTTTGATGCGGCACTTTTCTTATAAAGCTGGGGAATCACAATAATGGTGCCAATGCTGAAGTATGATGCTGCCCCAAGTATTGGAACATGGGTGTGGAACGAGTCGCCCGTTTCAACGTCGATTACTTTTATTGTATTACGTTGAAGATTGCGCTCGATTACTTGATACTCCCGCTTGGCTACTATCGACTCTCTTACTCGCCTTACGTTCTTATTAACTTCGGTCTTCATATCCCACCTTTTAATGTTTGTTGTTATGCCCTACATATATCCTATCGGTAAGTTCAAAAGAAACTTTAGAAGAAAATTAAAACATAATGATATTAAGTAGTTAGCTTAAAATCTTAATGTAGTTATTTCCCACCATCTCTGCTTCTCTATATTTAAGGTAAATTATGGACTCTAAAGAAAATCTAGACACCGTTGCGCTATTGCAAGAACAAATCAAGACTCTGCAGCAAGTCATTGAAGCAAAAGACCAATTAATTCAGGTACTTAGACAAGCGCAGCCTTTTCATAATCATATTCACCCAGTGCAGCTTCAGCCTATTTATGGCCCGTGTCAGCATCAATACCCACCAGGCATGTGGGGTGGGACCGTCCCACCTTCTTGCATGAAATGCGGCCAACCCGCTTACAACCCACTTGTCATTACTTGCGATTTAACGGTTTAAGGATTTAATTATGGCAGTCAAACAGTCTATCAATTGGTTATCACAGCTTAGAGTCGATGTGCCCATGATTCGAGAAATCGAAGATGGCGTCATCTATGACTTTAAAACCCTTTGGGAAATCTTCCAGAATGACACGCCTTACATCTTGTCGGGCTTCACCTTAATCAACACACCCACGGCAATCAATGCTCCTGCAGCTTCCCTACAGGTCAGTGTTGACGGTGCAATCGTAACGATACCCACCGACCCCAATGGTTCATTTCTTCGCGTCGCACCTGGAACTAATCCTGAACAACTCAACTCAGCTAATACGAAAGTAACAGGCTCTTTCACTGCTAACTCCACTAACTACATTGCCGTTCAGTTCTCTAAAGCAACTGATTCGAGCACAGATGACTTGCTTTCATTTTGGGACGTTGACGCTAAAGTCGAATTCACTCGTACCGTTCCAACTGGTATCGTATTAAACTACCAATTCGTTATTAATACGACTGGCTTTGGAACTAATGCGCCTATCGCTATCGTACAAACTAATGCGTCAAACCAAATCTTAGAAATCACTAATTGTAAACAAAGCTTATTTCGTCTTGGAACTGGTGGCGCTACACCTAATCCAAACAACACCTTCGTATTCAATCCTGCATTAGAAAATCCATTGACCATTTCTGGTAGTTCAGCCGCTGACCCATTCGTAGGCGGTGATTGGGACTTGACCAATTTCAAGCAATGGATGGACGCAGTAATGACCGTGCTCAAGCAATTGAACGGCGGCGCTTACTGGTACACAAACGGTTCTACGCAAGCTACAGGCATCAGCGTATTCACTGACTGGCAAGACTCCAATGACTCGTTAATCGACGGTGCAGGCGTATTTGTCCACTCAAACGTTACTCCAGGGCAAATCTCATGGACTTCAGACTTATTCGTTAAGTCCATTACGGGTGATTTGATTTATCAAATCGCTCCAGGTTCACTTAACCTCTTAGACCAACAAGTCGGTTACATCTCACTCCAACGTGATATTGACTTCCAACCCTCCAATGAATTCACATTCACCAATGGTTCAGTGACCGTACAAGGTTTAGGAACCGTATTGAATATTTCCGTAGGCGATTGGATTAAACCAAAGGGTGGCGACATCTCAGTATGGCGTAAAATCACTGACATTACTGGTGCAGTGATTACTCTCGATAAGGGTTACACAGGCGTAACCACATTCGACCAAGCTACAAAGTCAATCCAGAATTACACCATGGCCGTTGCAGACCCAGTTAATGTTCCTGCATCAGCTAATACTTATTGGTTCTTCAAACGTGATGACTTCGCATTTAATACGGCGACGATTTCCAGTATTAGTCGTGCAAGCGGTATTACCACCGTTGTCACCGCTGCCCCACATAACATTCCCGTGGGACAAACCGTAGAGATTGCTGGTGTGGCCGATACCACATACGACGGTCAATTCAACGTTGCTACCGTGCCCACAACCACATCATTCACTTACATTCAAACTGGTGATGCAGATGGTTCAAGCTCAGGTGGTACAGTTGCCGATACAGCTAAAATCTATATCCGTAACTTTGGCGCTCTAAACCAAGGCGAAAGCATCAACATTGATGACCACGTTTCAAGTCAAACCCTACAATACATTGGTTCGACGAGTGAAACTGACTCAACTCCTATTTATTCTCAATACTCCACTCGTCCATTAACAGTCGTTACCGATGGTCAAAACCTCACACAAGCCATAGGTAAGATTGACCAGACGATTTCAACTCCAGTTTATGACGAAGAGATTTATTACCCCACTGGATTAGCAGCTAATACCAGCATCACGCTTCCAAATAATACGCGTGACAGTAATAATCCTCAGTTCTTCTCGCCTTCAGCGGGTTTCTTACAAGTTTACCTCAACCAACTTTATAAGACCCAAGGTGGAAGTGCCGACTGGATTGCAATTGATAACCAGCACATCTCATTTAACTACGCATTACCTAATGATTCACGCGTTCACTTCCGTATTGCTACCATCGGCGGCAATAATTCAAGCGGTGGTGGTGGAGGCGGTGGCATTGCTACCATCTCTAACCTTGGTACGGGTGTTGGAATTGCTGCAGGCGTGTCTGGCACCGATGCTCAGTTCAAATCTTTAGTAGCAGGCTCGAACATTACTCTAACCCCTGGTGCTAACGGAGTTACGATTAACTCTACGGCAGGTGGCGGTTCACTCCAAAATGCCTACAACGGTGGAAATACCATCGCGAACGTACCTGGACAACCAGTAACCATCACAGCTTCAGGCTCAGAGAAGGCCGCAATATTCAATGGTGACATTGAAGTAACAGGCGTAATCGACCCCACTGGACTTCAACTCACTCCAGTAAGCTCTTCCCCATTAGCTTCTGGCCAAGACGGTCTCTATGTCGATAACAGCCATGACTTACACTTTGTAGGAAATAGCATTGATACGGACATTACCGCAACGCTTAACGCTTTGGTGGCAGGTTCAGGCCAAAACTACCTCAGCAAGACTTGTGTTAATACTTCAGGCTCAACTATCCCTGCAGGCACTCCAGTCTACTCGCCTTCACCTGGTAACATTGCACCCGCTACGGGCTCAGTGGCCAACCAAAGTCGAGTCATTGGAGTAACCGTTAACTCAATCGCTAACAGCGCATCAGGCTTAGTGGCCTATAGCGGCTATATCCCTGCAATCCTTAGTGGATTTACGCACGGAGCATACCTCTATTTGAGTCAAACCCCAGGCGTTATGACCTCTACTCCACCCTCAACACCCACCTATCCTACTGGATTTAATGTGGTTATTGTCGGTGTGGTCGATGGCAACAACCTTTATTTCCAACCTCATTTTGTGGGTCAGTTATAAGATTTTTTATCAGTGAAATGAACAACTTAGGCAATAATCTTAATGATTTAAGTATCATTGCAACTTTAAGGATAGGTATTAAAAATGGCACAAATAACTAAATTAGCACAGGTATTGAATGGCTTGATTGCCAACGTCGATTTGACCGCAAACGACTTGGTGACGAATTCAATATACGTTGGTGGTCTCTCTGGGACGCAGTTAACATCAGCTATTGCCCTAAGATTACTTAATGTTCAAAATGGTACGAACCTCGATTCGTCTTACCACTTACATGATGGCATTTATACTCGTGTAGCTGACCTAGCTAATGCAGTATCGGGCTCTTCAGGCTCAATGCTCGTAGGCGATGATAATTCTTATACAAACTTTACTCCATTAACGACCACGGTTAAAGGTGCCCTTACCGCAATCGACGCTGCCCTAGCTTCAGTAGTTGGTGGTGGTATCAGCGCATTGACTGGTGATGTATCAGCAATGGGTCCTGGCTCTTCCGTTGCTACTGTCAACTCGGTTGGTGGTCAAAGTGCAGCCAACGTCGCTTCCGCAACTGCCGCCGTTGCCAATTCGCATTCCGCTGGCGGCACTCCTAATGTTCTCGCTGCATATAATGGTTCAGGAGAATTAGGTGGACATGCTACTGAAGACTTAGCTTTGGCAGGCGGTACAATGTCTGGCGCTATTAACATGGGCGCTAACCAAATTAATAACCTTGCTGACCCTGCAGCCGCTCAAGACGCTGTTACTCTCAACTACTTACAAACCAATTATGACTCAATGGCCGAACTCGCTTCGTCCACTGCACCTAATGCAGGTTCTACTTTAATTGGTGATGACAACTCATATACACACTTCACTCCACTTACAGCTACCGTCAAAGGTGCTTTAACTGCGATTGATTTGGCTTTAGCTGGTGTTAGCTCAGATGCAGCTAATCAAAGCTTAAGCAACTTAACTTCACCTACAGCATTGAACCAAGACCTACTCCCTGGTGCAATCGGCACACGCGCAATTGGTTCTACCGCACTACCTTTCATCAGCGTTGACGCTGCTAACTTCTTCGTCAATGACGGTGCAGGTAATGACATTGGTTCATTAACCTCTGAAATGGGCCAATTACTATTGTTGGCTGGTACGGACGCATCAGGCGCAAGTCTTGGTGTTACAATCCAAACCACACCTCCTTCAACTGCCAACTCTAATTCAGGTAGCATTAGTTTAACAACTGCCGCTCCTACTGGTACTGGCACTAGAGGTAAAGTATTAGTTCAAGCCCTCGAATTGGATATGAACTCTACTCCAATCGTAAACGTTCAAAATCCTACTAACGCTCAAGATGCTGCTACAAAGAATTATGTTGATACTCAAGACGCTGCTACCGAAGCGGCTACCCTAGCAACTCTCGCTAGCGAAACTTCTCCAACGGCAGGTTCTACTTTAATTGGTGATGATGATTCTTATACGAACTTCACACCTTCAGCGCCTACCGTTAAGGGTGCATTGACTGGTATCGACACTGCATTAGCAGGCGTATCAGGTTCAGCTATCACATCATTAAATGGCGATGTTACTGCAAGTGGCCCAGGTGCTGCTACAGCTACCGTCGTTCAGGTCGGTGGACAATTAGCCGCTGCCGTTGCTGCCGCTGCAGTAGCCGTATCAACAGCTACCGATGCAGATACTCCTTCAACATTAGTTGAAAGAGATAGCTCAGGTAATTTCTCTGCCAACATAATTACCGCTTCTATCACTGGGGATGCTTCATTAGACCTTCCCCTAGATGGTAGCCGTCCAATGACTGGTGCAATTGCACTAGCTCAACTTGCCTCTGCACCTTCTTCACCATTCAACGGTCAAGCGTATTACGACACCACATTAGGTTATGCTCGTATTTATGAAGGTGGAGCTTGGATTAGCTTACTTTATAATAACAATACGACACCAGTCGCTATCGTAGGTCAAATCGTTCAATTAGGCTTCGGCGCTGTACCTTCAGGCGTATTAGAGTGTGATGGCTCTGCAGTCAGTCGTACTACTTATCAACAATTATTCATGGCCATTGGCACTTCATACGGTGTCGGTGATGGTTCAACCACATTTAACTTACCTGACTTCAGAGGTTACTTCATCAGAGGTTGGGACCATGGTGCTGGTCATGACCCCGATGCAGCTTCTCGTACTTCCGTAAACGGTGGTGCTTCAGGCGATAACGTCGGTTCTTATCAAGCTGACCAAGTTATAAGCCACGACCATTCATTGCCACCTTTATACAACGGTAGTGGTGGAACTAGCGGAAGCACTTTATTTGGAGCTACTGGAGCTTTCTTAGGTAATCCCCCAACTGGTTTTTATGGCGGTAACGAAACACGTCCTAAGAACTTAAGTGCAATGTTCGGTATTATCTACGACAGTCAAATGGCTCTACCCATTGCGACTGGTATCACTGGTATTACTGGCGATGTCACTTCAACTGAAACATCAGGCGTTGCTACCACAACCGTATTAACAGTCGGTGGTAAATCTGCTTCTACTATCGCTAGTACGGTCGATGAAGTTGCTGCCGCTGCAACAACCCCTACTCCTGGAAGCTTAGTTGCTTACGACGGTTCAGGTCATCTCGGTGGTCATGCTACTGCAGACTTAGCTCTAGACGGCTCAACCACAATGACTGGCTCATTGAACCTTGCACAACTTGCAAGTGCTCCTTCCAGTCCACAAAACGGTTGGTGTTATTACGATACTACTCTCGGTTACGCTCGAATCTACGAAGGCGGCGCTTGGATTAGTCTTCTTTATAATAACAACACCACTCCTGTAGCGATTGTTGGTCAAATACTTCAAGTCGGTATGGGTGCAGTGCCTCCTGGAACATTAGAGTGTGACGGTTCTGCCGTTTCTCGTACCACATACAGCTTACTATTCGCAGCTATAGGCACCAATTACGGTGTCGGCGATGGTAGCACTACCTTTAACCTCCCTGACTATCGCGGTATGTTTATCCGAGGTTGGGACCATGGTGCAGGTAACGACCCTGATGCTGCAAGCCGTACCGCTACTAATGGCGGTTCTGCAGGCGACAACGTTGGTTCGACTCAAGCTTTCGCAGTTGAAAGCCATGCTCACAACTTGTACACGACCCAATACACAGATGCTCCTGTAGGTGGTGGTTCAGGCGGTGGTGGTAACAGTGCCCCTGGATATAACTCCACTCAAGCTTATGGCGAATCAAGCGAAACCCGTCCTAAGAATACCAATGCAATGTTCGTGGTCGTTTACGATTCACAACTTGCTCTTCCAGTCTCAACTGGTATTAGTGGATTAGCTGGTGACGTTACTTCTCCTGCCACTGCAGGAACAGCCGTTACCACGGTCGCTTTCGTAGGTGGTAAAACTGCCGCCGACGTAGCTAATGCAGTGACTGAAGTCGATTCAGCTACCGCTGCCGCTACTCCTTCAACATTAGTTGAACGAGATAGTTCAGGTAATATCGCCGTAGCCGCTTTAACAGCTACAACGGGTTCATTCTCTGGCGCTGTTAACATGAACTCAAACCAAATTAATAACCTTGCTGACCCAACTTCAGCGCAAGATGCAGCTACCAAGAATTATGTTGATAGTATCGCACAAGGTATTGCATGGAAAAATCCAGTACGGGCTAATGCAGACTCCAACATAACGCTAAGTGGTCCACAAACTATTGATGGAGTTTCATTAATTGCTGGCGACCGCGTATTAGTTTCAGGTCAAACTGCACAAACTGATAACGGCATATACATTGTTAATGCAAGCACATGGACTCGCGCATTAGATGCAAGCACTGGCACCGAATTAGTAGCCGCGGCAGTATTTGTTGATGAAGGTACGGCGTATGCTGGAACAGCATTTGTTCAAACAACCATCGCACCAATCACAATTGGTACAAGCAATATCTTATGGAGCAAGTTTAGCTCTGTAATGCCTTTAATCTTCAGAAACGGTCTAACCCAAACTGGTCAGAACGTTGACGTAACTCCTGGGGATGCTTCATTACTAGCTACACCTGGAAGCTTAGTTGTTCAAAACGACCCAACAAGCGCACTTACAACTACAAGCGCTGGTTTGGCCGTACAAATTGATAATACGACCATCGTACTCAACGGCAGCAATCAATTGTCCGTTGCTGGTGCTGGAACGGTATCTGCTAACTATCCACTTGGCGAAACAGTGACCGCTAATACGACCTACGCAGTAATCTTTGGTATTAATGCTTTAGGTCAAACTGCCGCTGAATTGTATAGAGCACAAGCTTCTAACGCAGCTTCTAATTTAACCTTCTGGGCAATTGGATTAGCAGCTTCAGGTGCTGGTACTAGTGGAACTAACGTTGCGACCACCATGCAAGGTATTTATGCACTCCAATCTGGGGATTCGCTCTTCAGCACTGCAGACATTGGTCACGCAGTGTATGTTGTCGATGGAGGCGGTTTCTCAACCACTGCACCTTCAGCATCTGGCAGCGCCGTCTACAAAATTGGTATCGTATTATCTCAAAGTCAAATCCTCGTCGATGGCAAACAATTATTAGGAATTAACTAAGTTATTTCCCTAGTTTTGCCTCAGATTGTGATATAGGTAATTAAGTGAAAAGTTTTCTAACATTAAACCAGGGGCTACCAACTAACACGCCGCTCGATGTGGCGTTTGCCCCTGCGTTTGCCAATTTTACTTCTAATCTAGTTACTATTGATACCACTACGCCAATTACTTCAGGAACGTTCGAGACTTTCGATAATAGTCCTGCGTTTACCTTTACTCCTTCCGTAAGTGGAACGTACAAGGTAGAAGCGGCACCATTTCTTTATTCTGCCAGTGCTGGTGGTTATGGTAACATTCGCATCTTTAATACTAGTGGTGGCGCAACTCTTATAAAAGAGTCACAAGCGGCTATTTATGGTAATACTGGTGATAGAGGCGCAAGCATTTACTGCTTCTCTATTTATGAATTAGTTGCTGGCACTACTTATGTTTTTGACATTCAAGGAAGTGTAAATTCAAGCTCGATTTATTTACAGGGCTTACAAAGTCCATTTGCAATGGAAGCTACAGGTGTTGGCGGCGTATTAACCGCTCCTAACTTCTACACGTCAAGTATTGTTAGTACGCAAAGTGCAGGTATTAGCGGTGCGTTTCAAACTTTCAGCACTAGTCCTGCTTTGACCTTCACTCCTACATATAGCGGGATTTACAAGGTCTACTCCAATGCTTCTATTTATCAGGTCGGAGCTTCTAATGAAGCCGTGGCTAGAATCTGGAACACAAGTGCCAACGCTACGCTTTTATCAGAATCTCAAGGCGAAATTTACGCCGCTAGTGATTCAGGCGACATTGCTTCAGTATTAATTCAGTCCACTTATCGTTTAGACGGTGGCGTTACATACGTCTTTGACATTCAAGGCTACAACACTGGAGGTACTATGTACCTTCGCGGTGGTAGTGCTAGCTTTTATATGTACGCAGAGCTTGTATCAACCGTCATTGGTTCAGGTGCTCCTACTCAAATGGTATCAGGCTCTAGTGGTGGATTTACTACGGCTTCTGGAAGTCCTACACCAGTAACAAATCTTCAAGCTACCATCACATCAACTGGATTACCCGTAGATTTATGGCTTCAGTATGATGGTTTGGGTAATGGCACTGCTACTGTTGGTTTACAAGCCGCTTCAGGTAGTTTCGCTTCGTCACAATTCCAATTTCTTAGAAATGGAACTGTAATTGGGATAGAGCAATCTGAATTAGGAACGGCTCCATCTGGTTCATACTTATTGTTACCATCTAGTTCAATTCGTTTCACTGACCTCAATCCACCATTAGGTACTAACGTGTACACTATGCAAGTGGTTAATGGCGGTGGTGCTAGCCTTATAGTGAGTAACGCCGTATTAGTTGCTCGTGAAGTGGCTAAACCAAGTAACAACGGTGCAGTTAATCCAATTACTCAACGTAAGCCATTAGCTTTTTCAGCATACCTATCAACTGGAACTTCATTTGGTGCTAACACCAACGTGCTCTTTGATTCAGTGGAATTTAATGGTCAAAACGTTTATAACCCATCGACTGGGTTTTTTACCGCACCTTACGATTGCACCTTCCAGTTTAATTTTACTGGAAGTATGACCGCTAGCAATGTTGATGTTTTTATCGTCACGAATAATGGCGCTTCAAGCAAAGTAATTGCTCAAGGCATATCATCTGCACAATGTGGTGGCGGCAGAGTAATGCAGCTTAATAAAGGCGACCAGGTTTCTATTTGGATGGACACTTCCAATCAAATGACTGGTGGTTCAAGTTTTAACGGTGCCGTGTATGCAGGCGCATACGCAACAACTCAATCGAAGATTAATTTAGCTGGTACCAATGGCATCGGCTCGACAAATACGACTGTTATGCGCTTTGCTAGCGTAGTTGAAAGCATTGGTTCAGATGTAACCCTAGCTCAAGATGCGGCTTTAGGTGATTCATTCACAATCCAAACACCAGGAATGTACGCTGTAGAATTCCATACGACTGATGCGACTTTAATAGCTGAAAGTTTGCAACAATTTAACCTAACTAAGAACACAACGGTTCTTGGTGGTACAGGGGCAAGTGACCCCAACGTTCTCGACGTGTTTAACGTTGTATTAGCTGGTGGTAACTTCTCAACGGTTAAGATGACCGTTACAGATTATTTTGATGTAGGCGATGTAATTCGCGTACTAGTTTCTGGTGCTACCACCTACAGTGACTATTCCACAAATCAAGGCACCACATTCAAGATTGTTCGCGTAACCAATAGTAATACGTCAACAAATAATGTGGCTGTTAAATATGTCATAGGGTCTACTCAAACGGTAAGTGGTGGTAATACAATCAACTTTGATACTAAGATTTATGACGATAATAATGCAGTGACCGTAGCTGGAGCAAACCCCTGGAGATATACACCAGGCCGTCCTGGAATCTACCGAGTAACAATGGCTTCGGATGCTTCTGGAACTCCCCAAGGAACGAACACCGTATGGGTTAACGGCGCACCAGATACTTATTTATTTACCAATGAAAACGGAGTCAAGAGTGGTTCAGCCACTGTTAGATTAACGTCTAATACTGATTACATATCAATAGTTCTTGATGCAGGAACTAACACCTACGCAGGTGGGGCAGCACCAACGTATATTGGTTATGTTTGTATCGAACGAGTAAGTGATTAAAAAGAGGCATAAATGGCACCAACAGATATTTCAAACAATTTAGGTAATCCACAAGCAAGTGAAGTTGCGGTCGAAAGCGTATTACCATTTATAGGTAATGACGTAAGAGAGTCTTTACAGTCTACTCTCACCGATGCTGATGCTTTGATAGCTAAACGTTATGAGGATAGGAACTTATTCCTTACTCAAGGTGGTCTCTTAACATACGACGGCTCACAGCTTACGATGACCGAAGATTTAAAAATCGAAATCAACTCCAAGATTGCTGGTGGAGCACCTACCCTTATCGACTTAGGTCCTGGTCCCTTCAATGTTAATGCTGATGGCGACATGATTTATGCCATTATCAATCGCACTGCAGCAACTGCAGTAGTATTAGATAATCAAACTACACTTCCTGCCGTTGTAGCTCCTAACTACGAAGTATTCTTAATAGCTAAACGTAGAGATGCGACCGACGGTACTTCACGCTTATATTTCTTAGACGGTTCTGCCGTTAACGCTGGTCAAACGGTTCGCTTAGGTGCAACTGGTGCTCCAGAAACATCACTCACAGGCGATGATTTAACTGACCTTACATTCTTAGCTGACTTTCAAGATGGTTTCTTTAACCTTCCTGGAACTAATAATCCAGTTAATACTAACTCTGGGTTCACTCAACCAAGCAATTACTCGGTCGTTCACCGTTTATGGAAGCTCACATATGACGCAAGCAAGACCTTAACTGGTACTGGCATTAACGTCACCTTGAGTGCCGCACCTTCGTACACGGTTTCATTAGGTGACATCGTTCGCGTAGGCTCAGAAGCTCGTAGGATTTCTACCTTAAACTCACAAACATCATACACCTTAGAGTCTGCATTTAGCGTAGACCCTTCGGCTTCACCTTGTACCGTATCTCAAGTTCTTTACACACGAGACATTAATAACTTCGCTCCAACTGGTGAACTTGCCATTTCAGCGGCTTTACCTGGAACTATTTCTGAAGTATTAGTGGCTTACACTGATAACAACGTTTTAAATAACGCCGAACAGTCTTTAGGTGTTATACCTAACGTGGCATTCACTGCCTCAAGTGATGGAACGAATTATTCAATCGTTCAAGAGCGTCCACAAAATCTAACCGACGAACTCTTTTCGACCATTCTGCCTACATCAGGCACGAATATGTATATTCGCTTCTTCTCTAACGCAACTTCAGGTAGTGGCTTTTGTAACGTATTAAATTACAAAGCCTACTTCCATAAAGAAGCTGGCGAAGAACAAGGCGAACTCCTTAATCAAGCTTATGCCAACTTAAACTCAAGCGGTACGCAACAAAATTGTACCCTTTCAGTGTTAGGTGGAAAAACCTTAGTCACTCTAACAAACGGGTTCGTCTACAGTGTTGGACTTAATCCTGGATTAGCTCAAGGTCAATTGGACGTTTATATTGATGGTCAAATTATCGACCGTTTCGTAGACGCTACCACTACCCCATTCGCTTCATATCAAGAAGTAGATGCTCACAGAATCTTATTGGACTCAGACTACTCTGGTCTTAATAAGTCCCTAAAGATTCTACAACGCGTTGGTGTTATTGATTCAAGCGACCAGAACACTACAAACATTGCTCAAATCCAAGCCAACGCTAATCTTAACTTAGTGGATAACCCAGAAGGGTATCTCATGCAACGTATTGACCCAGTTAACGGGACAATCGTAACTAATAATGTGTACGGTGCAGACCGCTGGAAGCTTCAATGCTCTTCTGCAGGTGTTACTGTTAAGCGTGTTGCAGCTAATGCTCCAGGTTTTTACACGGCTATGCAAAGTAACGTTGCTACCTCGGCTGGTTTCTTTGGACACGCTCAATTTAAAGAAGCTAGTGAAAGCGTTGCTCTACAAGGGCAATTAATAACTTTTGGTGTTAGTGCTAAATCTTCCAATTCTACCGTAAATCAAATTCGTATTACGGTATTAGGTTGGGAAGGAACCGCTGATGCTCCTACTACAAACTTAGTAAGCTCATGGGCTTCAAGTCCCACATTCGCTACCAACTACACGGTTTACGGCACCGCCACGATGACTTTAAATTCTACATTCAGTTACGGTGAAGTAACTGCGATTGTAGGCGAAGGCTGCCAGAACTTAGTGTTCTTCGTTCACTCAACCGCATCACAAGCACCTGGTAACTTACTTGAGTTAACTGGAATGCAAGCAAACTTCGGCGCATCACTCCTACCTTATCGTAGACAGTCAAGCGACGAACATATTGCTCGATGCTTAAGATATTATGAAAAGAGCTATGAATTAGATACCATTCCTGGGTCTATAACCGAGAACGGCGCTGCCGAATTCAGAATTAGGTCTTCAACTACTCTAGTTGGTTTAGGAATAGTGCCCTTTAAGCAATATAAGGCTAACACTCCAGTTATGACGCCTTATAATTCCATCACTGGCACAATCAACCAAGCCTACAATCAAAATAACGGTGGTAGCGGAGCCGCTACTATCGGGTTTTTCAGTAAGAGCGGTTTTAACCGTTGTGACGTTCCAAGTGCAAACGCAAGTGAAGCTATAGAATTCCAATGGACTGCAGAGTCAGATTTTTAAGAGGCAAATATGGCAAAATTAAATCAGTTAAATGACTACGCAAACGTAAAACAGCCCACGAATTCTGACATTCGTTTGCCTTTACGTCAAATCGTAACCAACCGATTCCCTGGTGAGACTGGTATTGGCAACGTCAATATCATGTTACCATTCAGTGTAGACCAATCAAACAAGACTAACTTCTTTTTATACATCAACGGCATTCTTTTGAATGAGCCAGATGATTATGAATTTACGAACATAAACGGTTACGGGTCTTCTTCAACTATCACACTAACCTTAACCCCTGCAGCCGTAATGCCCATCTTGGCTTTAAACCTTGGCGTGGCCACGGAGATTAGCCCTAACCTTTCTAACCTCCAAGCGCAGATTAATCAAAACACTATTATAGGTGAAACAAAATCTGCATTCTTAACTGAATCTCAATTCCAAGCACAAGCTGGATTAAACTGGGTATTATGTGACGGTAGAGATGTTACTGGGTCTGCGTTCGCAACTCTATTTGGTTCTAATCTATTGCCTGATATGCGCGGTACAGTTCCTCGTATGAAAGACAATGGAAAGGGCTTAGACCCTCATGGTGACCAAGCTTTAGGGACGTATCAACCTGACCAATTCGCAAGCCACAACCACGGCGTTCCAAACGTTAACAATACAAACCCTGGAACATCAGCGGCTTTCGCTAGTGGTCGAATTGGCACGATTCAGTCAGACTATGCAGGCGGTACTGAAACAAACGCTAAGTCAACTGTCATGAACTTCTTTATCAGGATTAACTAATATGGCATCAATAGCAGGCGTACATAAGGAAAAAACAATATTCTCATTAACCACGGGCTTGGGAATCCAAGTACCTCCTGGCACATCCATAATGCTAGACTCTGGTGGAGTAAATCCAATCCAAGTTAGTGTGATTTGTGATGGTAGCCCAGTAGAAATTGGATTATCAGATGACCAAAATAATCCAGGCGGTCTTGTCAACTCTGATGGTAGAAGTAATACGAACGCTTTAAACAGTTCGGTTATATTCTATCGTGACGGTGTTGCAATATCCACACAACCGTGGTCGATGGTTGATATCAGTGGTTCGGCTAGACAGATGGCACCACCACTTAATTCATTTAGATTTATTGATACACCAACCGCTGGCACGCATGTCTACACTACAGCCGTGCAAAATAACAACTCTTCTACAAATAACAATGAATATTCGTATGTAAGATTGTACGCGGTTAAGAGGTAATTATGGCACAAACAAGTTACGGTTCTATTATTGGCGAAAAGAAAGAGGCATTCTTAACTGAAGCTCAATTCCAAGCTATTTATGGCACGAATTGGGTACTGGCCGACGGACGTGATGTCACAGGCTCTGCTTTCGCTATTTTATTTGGTTCAACCACATTGCCTGATATGCGTGCAACAGTCTCTCGTATGAAAGACAACGCCGCTGGTAAAGACTCTTATGGTGATATGCCACTCGGTACATATGAAGCCGACCAATTCGCAAGCCATTATCACCCATTGTTCACAACTCAATTTCGTGACGTAGCTGGTGGCGCTGGTGGTAGTTCTGCAGGTGTTAACACATCACCTGGTTATAACACTACTGACTATGCTGGTGCTGGTGAAACAAACGCTAAGTCAACTGTCATTAACTTCTTTATTCGTATTAACTAATGATTTCCAAAGCCGAACTCTTAATGGGAAGAGACCAAAGTTACGCTAGCGATTATACGCAAGAGATTAGTGATAATCTCGATAGCCTACTTGTGCCTTTAAACCAAATAAGAACCGCGTGGGGTAACCCCATGACCGTGAACAGCGGTTGGCGTCCACCTGCAGTCAATGCTGCCGCTGGTGGCGCACCAGGCTCTAAACACATGGAAGGGCTTGCTTGTGACATATCCGATACCAGCGGGGATTTGTGGACTTGGGTTATTAATAATCTTGAACTTTTACAATCCCTAAATATTTACTGCGAAGATAGGCGCTGGACTCCAACATGGGTACACTTTCAGTTAGGTGGGCCTAAGTCAGGTCATCGCATCTTCGTGCCTAACTCTTCCCCTGCACCTGCACCTTCAAACTGGGACGGACAATACGACCATGCCTACGATACCTAATTCATTCGCATACACGGTTCTGGCCATTATCTATGGTACAATCATTGTCGGTACTTTAGTTGGTATCGGTTTGATGATGGGTATGTGGTCTAGACAACACGTCAAGCGTGCAAAGAAATTGCACCGTCGAAGACATCTTAAGCTAGTTAAGTAATCTTAATATCAATCGGAATAAATTCAACAGAACTGCCTTCAAGCTTTACCGTAGCTTCAATTACTCCATTGAGGCCAGTAACCGTCACTTCCATTCCATCCATAAAACCTGAGCTATCGTTTAAGGTAATTACGCCTTTAGCTTCTGGCCTTGGCTCAAATAAATTCTTAACTAAGTTAGCTTCATCGGGCGTGGCAAGTCTCACATCTGTACTTGAAACAATATCTTCATCATTCAAGCAAATCCATTCCCAGCATTGGGTTTTAAAAGACCATGCGCGGTATTGAATTGTCTTGTGGCTACCGCTGTACATATACTCATTGCCGATTTGAACAAACTGTTCTTCGTCATAGTGTTTAATACAGAGAATAGCGCCTTCGTCGTATTTAAGTTTTTCTTCACCAGGTTTTAATGTGTAAGGCCCAGGACCAGAACGGTCAGAGCGTGAGTATCTATTGCCAAAGTTGAAGGCATCACGAATTGCGTCTGCAACGTCATGAGAGTCCACCGTTAAATCTTTAATTTTGCCCATTAAGCACCTAGGCTATTTAACTTAGTTTCTAACGCCAATACTTTCGCAGTAAGTTCATTTATTATTTGAGTTTTAGTTTTTCTTTTAGGAAGCTTTTGTGGCATATCGCCAGTTATGGCCCATTCAATTACTGTCTTTCCAGTTACGGTACAAACTCTCAATGATTTTTCGTAAATTGCACCCATATCTCGCAATTCGGTTAATCTAGCGTGTATGTTTCTAATTGCTGTATGTAATGCCGTGGTATAAGAACCCATGGCTTTGCCAATTTCAGCGGCAGTAAGAGAACCGCCGTTATAAATAATGTTATAAACCTCTAATCTACGACCAGTAATTGAACCGCTTGCCACTATTAAATTATAGGCATCAATGCTTGTTTGACGTGTCATCTGAAACTCTTTCCGCAACCACAGCTTTGGGTTGCATTTGGGTTTTGAAACTCAAAGCCAGCGCCATCGAGACCATCGGTATAGTCAAGGACAACGCCCTCTAAAAGCTTAAGGCTCTTCTTATCTACAAAGATGCTAAGACCACCTTCGTTAATAAATATGTGGTCATCTTCATTGGGAAGCTCTGCAAAAGAAAGCTTGTACATATATCCACTGCAGCCGCCTGCCTGACACGCTACTCTAAGGGACCAATCAGTCTTCCCTTCTGAACGCATCAAGTATTCAATTTGTCGTATTGCATCCTCGGTTACGTTAATCATTTAGACCTCGCGAACCTCAAAAGTATCCACCATCCATGATTTATCGTGCTTCTTATGAAAAGCCTTTAATAAGGCTAGGTGTTCAGTGGCCGCTTCGTTAGATTCAAACTTAAGAATTTCATCTTTGTTTTCAGCCATATAGAGAAGCGCATCGCTATACACGTTGAACCGTTTTAAATAGGCTTCTGTTTCAGTGTCGTAAAGGGCGTAGGTCATTGCATTACCTTCTTTAAAGCTTTGGCAGAATCAATGAAGTAACTTCCATCTACTGACTTGCCATTGCATTGAACATCTGTAAGTTGGTAAGTGTCGGAATGGTTGTGACTGTAAATCACACCCGTACATTTAACGTAAAATGGGTCACGGTGGGTGAAGCTCACGCGGTCACCGTAATGAAACTGAGGCAACGCACTTGAGAAGCTCAAGCATCCCAAGAATGCTGTACAAAAACAACCCGCGACAAATGCGTAAAGAAAGTCTATCTTCATTGTTGGCTACACATGCTGATGATGTTATCAAAGTCACACCATCTAGGTTCTTCCAGCATCTTACAAAACTGGATTTGGATTTCTACGCAAGCCTTTGCCTCGTTCAAAACTTTAGCCCTCTCAGCCCTTTGGTGAAGCGTTTTCATGGTGAAAAGCGTTCCAATTAGAGCTAAGGTAAAAATGACTATTTTGATAGTATTCATAAGACCTCTATATCACAAAGTTGAGTAAATTCTTAAATATTTCTGTCATCTTCTGTTTGGTCTTTGCATCCGCGCTGAATAATTTCAACATCAGGCAAGACCCCATTGTTTTCTGCAATAGCCGCTAGCCAAAAGAATCCATTGTCGTGGCTCAAATGAAACGCAGCCCAGCCCTCTAACTTACCCGCCGTGGCCCTTTTGACCCATTTATACATATAACGCTTGCGGTTACGACGGTCAGTAAAATGGTAGACCTTTATCAAATCAAACTCTTTTATTTCTCTATCTTTTTTGTCATAAAGCTTTTTCATCAATTAACCTCAAGTAAGAACTCTTCACCTGACCTAATACCATGGAGGGTTTTAGGGGCATTTGGACAAGAGTATAAGTCAAGTTGATATATTGGTGCATCCGTATCGTAGTAATTAAGAACACCCGTGATGCGCCCTTTGCACGCCTCAAAAATACTTCCAGAGCCAACCACTTGTACTTTTTGACCAAATTTAAAACGGTAGGTCTTAAACAATGGTACGGGTGATTGCGGTGGTTCTGACTTGTCGTCTTTAGACGACGACATGGACACTTGAACGAATTCCAAATGCTTAACCTCTGAAGATAATTGCAGATATCCTATGAGTAAAAATATATTAGAAAAGAACATCAGTGTTAAGATGAAAGAGAAAAATGGATTGGTACCTGGATTGGCTTTATTTTTCATACATTATCCTTCTTGGTTTTAACCGCAAACTCATATTTTTCTTCAATGTGCTTCTTAATTACGTCTTCCACGGTGTGCTTAAGGAAGTCATCAAACGTCTTCTTGTGATACCAAGGTGAGCGGTTAGAATCCCCACCTTCTTTAAAAATGGCAGCAATCTTATTGAGAATGGCATCTTGCACATAGCCTGAATCAATTTTAGAACGGATAGATTTCTCAATGATAGCTTCAATACGGGCTTCAAAGTGTTCCATGACCTTCTCTTTGGAAAGGCCGTAGGTGTTTACTAAGAAGTTGTAAAGCTTATAATTCTTCGCCATCTGGTTTTACCTCATTTAATACTTGTTTAATGGGCTCAATCTCTTCTAAGCAGTCAGCCTTATCTTCTGGGGTCTCAACAAACGCATGGATATGACCTTCTGCCGCATCATAACCCAATTTAGCCGCTGCCACTAATTTCTCATTAAGCTCCGTAAGTCGCTCAACTTCAGCACGCAAGGTCTCGTGTGAGCGAATAAGGCCCAGGTCCGTGCCAGCTTTCATGGCTTCAACTACGGTTTTACTTAGTATGCTCACTTGTAACCTCTGCTTGGGTAGGCTGCGTATGTGAAAGATAAAACGCAAACCCAATTAAAATGGCTAAGTAGCTAAATACCAATATTTTTGTAGGAGTGCTAGGTTTTGTCATTGCATTAACCTCAAGTTCTTTTTGGTTTTAGGTTCATCTGGAGGTGTGTCCGTGCTTAAGCCCTTGGTGGAGTAGTAAAGCTCAATTAAAACGTGCAAAGTGAAAACTTCGCTAAACTCAACCACGTCCAGCACTTCAAGCTGCGTTCCATCAATGTCGGCCATGTGAGCTTGCATATCAAAGTCCAAGGCAATATTTGGGTGAGTTTGAATGAAGTCTTTGATGAACCAAGCGTGGAAGTCTTTGGCCCATTGGTTGTATTCCATACCAGTGGACTTGAAAGCACCAATAATGTGTGGGTGATAATGTGCGTCTTTACTCATTCTTTCCTGCCTCTCTTAACGCCGCTCTTCTAGCTTGGCGGCTTAATTTTTCCATAAAGAAGATACCTAAAAGATGGTCTATCTCGTGGGAGATGCACACGGCTTCAATGCCCCATGCACCAATCTTCATCTCGTATCCATTACGGTCTTGAAACTCTATTGTAAGCTGTTCGGGTCTAGGAATTTCAGCTTTAACACCAGGGAGGCTTAAGCATCCTTCCTTAAGTGAGCACTGGACCCCATCTACACGGACAATCTTGGGGTTAATAATTTCCCAAAGCTTGCCTTTAAGGTCGCGCATGATGAAAAAACTTTTGCTGATGCCCACTTGGTTTGCGCTTAGTCCAATACCATCGTGCTTGTCCATTATGGGCACCATCTCATCCAAAGCCTTATGAAGCTCTTCATTGAACTCCGTGACAGGTTCTGTTGGGGTGCTCAAAATCGGGTTTGGATAAAGAACTAATTCCATTATTTTACTAAATACTCCCTGCACTTTTTAAGTTCGCGTGAGATGAATCTTTTATCGTTCAGCTTGCGGTTACGACCGCTTGGGTGTGGAAGCTTAAAGTAATCCGTCTTGGCAGCCTTAGCCGCCTTCTCAGCATCATTACCTAAAACAATAACCTTATCGGCTTGAGCGTCGTACTTCTCACAAATAAGCTTGCAAGCGGCATCGTGAATCGTATCGCTATTGAAAACCGCATCCACTTCGTCAATCGCATTTACGAACAGGAACTGGTAGGGAACATGCAACTCGCCAATCCATAGGGCAAGGGTCTTGCGGCACTTTGCACCAATGAAGGGAATCCTTGGGTCGGTATTTAATTGTGAAGGGTTTCGCCCTACAACTAATACGGTTTTCATGTGTTCAAATACTCATTAAGCTTGTCAGTCAATTTTTTGGCAAAACTTGTATCATCCATTGAGTCAACAAGAATAACCCAGAGTTTTTCAGCTTCTGCAAATGTTAGGGTGATTTGTACTTTTTGATGTTGGTCGTCAACTTTCATATTATCCTCTACTCCCAGTGTCATCGGGAAGACCTAAATATTTCTTCCAGTTAATCCATTGTCCATTTTTGATAAAACCCCATTCACGGCGTGTACGGCCAGTTAAGCATAGGGTAATCGTAGCTTGGTCTTGTTGGTCTACCGTAAGCTCTTTATCTACAACAACGCGATGAACTGCTTCAGCCTTGCGCGTGGCCCATCGGTTCTTATTTACGCTACGTTCTTTAGGGAATAAGTCAACCTTACCCGTATAAGGGTTAAGGTTTTGTTCAGTGTAACCACCCTTAACCACATACGTTCCAAAGTTCCATGGGTGGTCATGCAAATCATCACGGTCACTACGCAAGAACTTATGAATGAAAAAGTTAAAATACTTGCTTCTAATGACGTAATACCGTATTAAGTACACATCCGTATCTGCACCAGTGCCCGTGATGTTGAACACGCGGCCAGTCTTCTCGCAGAACTTAATTAGAAGATTCGTTACTAGCTGTATCACCTGAACCCTCGGACTTCATAAGGTTATTAAACTTCTTAACGGCAGACTTTACTTCAATGCCAATATCTGCACCAAGCTCCAGTAAGGTCTTTCGCGCCGCATACTTAACTTCGCGGAGACTCTTGGCCGTTCCACCTGCTAAAATGGTAGCATCAGCAATATCAACCACATTAAATTCAAGGGCATTGGAGTCAATCAAGACGGTGGTTTTGCGACCATCTTTAAGGGTGATGATTTGCTTTGCAGCCAAAAGGCCAGTATCGTTTGATTTATATAAAAGTCGTGTCATGAGTAACTCCTTATTTGTTTCCAATGGGACAAACGGTCTCGGATAAAAGCACTACGGCAGGGACCACAATGGTTTCTGAGAAGATAATTCCTATTACAATATTCTTAACACTTGGCTTGTAAATCACCTTAGCGTCTTTATCATCAAAAGCACCAATGCAAGGGCCATATGGTGTGCGCTCGGTACAGGCAGTGGAAATTAATGCGGCTAGCAAAATGAACAAAGTTAAAAATTTCATCGTTATGCTCCTTAAGTTTTAATATATCATAAGTTTTAAAGTTATTCTAAGATTTTTTTCAGCTTTAAGTAGTCTTCCATTTCTTGCTGGGTAAACTCATATCCAGTCCCGTCGCAATCATAGCAGGTTATCAATACTGGTTTTGATACATCAGGGGCATAGTGTTCGCCGTAACCACCGCAAGTATCGCAGGGACTACTCATATCGCTTGATACCGTGCAATGCGTCGCACCCAATTTAAGAAAATATCATAGGATAGATGCAGTTTAGCTTTATTGCATGTTTCGCAGCACGGGACTACATTATCCAGGGTATAATCTTTATCAGAATTGATACGGTCAATTCCATTATATACATATTCGCCGTTAGAACGATGGCCTTTAAATGATTTTTCAGGCAATACTCCACAATAATGACACACTTCTTTAGTTAAAACCTTAAACTGGTCTCTAGTCAGATTAAACTCAATACCTCTTCGTTTCGCTTGGTACTTATATCTGTAAAATACCACGTTTAATGAAGATTCGCCTTTATCAAATTTGGTTCTTTTAACAGCTTTTAATTTCTTTTTCGATATTTCTACTCTTAAGCACCCACAAGATGCGGACCGTCCTGTAGTTAAATTAGACGCATTAATTATTTTGTTCTTACCGCAATCACATTGACATAACCAGGTGACGCGTCTAGATGCGTTCGTGGACCTGGAAATGACCTTTAATCGACCAAATCTTTGGCCTTTTAAATTATTCATTCAAAATTCTCCAAAGTGTGATGTAATTCTCATACTCTTCTTCAGTTAAGAAGGCCATTCCGGTGCCGTAACAAGGTTCGCACTGTTCTTCTTCCCATGCGGGTGGGTGATAAGTAAACACTTCCCGTTGTATAATGCCACGACCATCACAGGCTTTACACACTTCCATATAGTATGTCACACAGTTGCAGGTAACGACCCATTTCCTCGGGGGTTAGGATTTCACCAAACCCTTCACATAATTCACATTGTACTTGCTCTGGTGGGTCAAAACCTTGATGAACTGCATACCAGCCTTGCCCACCACAATCGCCACATTTATCCACGGAGAAGCTTCCTAAGTTTAAAGTAATCTCGCAAATCTTCTGAATTTAAAATCTCACCAACGCCTTTACAAAATTGGCATTGCATTTCATCATCAGGTCTGCCCCAATAATGGGTCTTGCCGGTGCCGCCACAATCTCTACATGGGCCTAGTGGCTTGAAAGCCTGAATATTCAAGCAATGAACCACATGATGCTCCTGCTCACCCGTCTTGATATTTTCAAGAATAATTGTAGGGTGTTCGCAAAACGCAATGGCTTTGTAAGCCACCCCGTCTTTCATGAAAATTTTTTGCTCTATAACATCTTCTAAAGTGAAGGTACGGTAGCTCATTTTTTCTTCACATCAATGAAAGTTTTTGAACCCCATTTGTAGCGCACATCGCGTCCACGGAGAAGAGCCCACATAACCGGATAAGCTGGCTTCTTGGCTTCTGGACCCCAGTCATCACCGTCGGTCATGTAAATAAGACCATCTGGGTTAAGCTCGGTAGCTTTTTCAAATACTGGACCAAATGCAGTTCCACCACCACCCTTAAACTTAATGGGCTTCTTAGGGTCGTATTCATATACGGCGTGAACCGCTGCATCGGCTTCCATGATAAACACGGTAGCGCCTTGTTGGTGAATTTTGTGAATCTCGGCCATGAACTGGGTTTGCTCTTCTTGGCTCACTGAACCTGAAGTGTCTACGGCCACAACCAAGCGGAGTTTTTCTTTCTTAACATAACCAGGGAAGATGATTCCATATCGGCGGTTACGCACTTTGCGTGATGTATCGCCAATAACTTCAGTGGTCTTAGCTGCAAACTTCTGGAGGTCTTTACGCCAGTCTTTAGGTTTGTGGAATAAGCGGTCAATCAGCTTAGAAATTTCTGAAGGCATATTACCAGCTTTACGCGCTTCTTCCATTGCAGGCTTAACTAGGTTCTTGATTTTCTCTTCAATAACCTCGTCATTATCAATGCTTTCATCCCAGCAATCATGGTCATCAATGGTGTCACCGCCAGGTTGATATTCTGGCTCACCTTCGCTCTTTTGTTTATCATTTTGTTGTTTTTGAAGCTCTTCATAGTAAAACTCAGAAGTTTGTCGTGAAGGCAGTTGGTAGTCGGCAGGGAATACAGTTTTGCCTGTAACCTGTTCACCAGTCTTAGAGTTAATAACTGGATTGCCTTTTTTATCCAAGATTTTAATTTCTTTGGGAAGACCTTTAATATATTCGTTAATGGCCATGTCCGCTGCAATGTTGTAAAGACGGGGTTTGCGGTGCTCACGGCGTTTGAAGTGATTCATGACCACATGCAAGCATTCGTGCTCAAGAATGGCAGCTTGCTCTATGGCATTCATTGACTTCCAGAAGTTAGGGTTAATCAACAAATTAACCTTGTCCGTGATGTTCACGCCAGCGGTAGGAACGCGGTCAGTAAACTCTTTGCGCATCCCCATAACCAAGTGAGCGTAGAACGGCTTGTTTTGGATTAGGTACATGATTGCTTCGTCTATCATTTTAACCCCTCATTGTTTTGGCGGTCTCGATTTACCCCATCCTTGGGGTACGCTCCATCCATAGAGCTAGTGTCAGTTGCATTCTAATATTCGGTATTTCCCTATAAAACTTTAGGATTAAATACCAGAATCGGTGCCACCAGAAAGCTTATTCTTTTCAGCCTCTTGCGCAATTCTTTCTGCTTCAAGCTTTTTGAGCTTATCCTTCATGGGTTTAACTCCATCAAGGTGAGCAATAAAGTCTTTACGGGCTACCATGTGCTTCATCCAATCCTGGATTGTGAACAAGGTTTTGGAGGCAAAGAAGGCCATTTCAAGGGGAATGGTCATGAAGAAGTCAACAACGTTATGGACCTGGGCAGAACTAACGCTCTTTTGCGTCTCAAGGAGCTTTAAGAGGTCATCAATCGTAACCTTGAGCAAGTCCTGTCTTGGGTTCAAAGGGTCGCTAAAGCGGGTTATGGTGGCTTTAACAACGCTAAAATTGTTTAGCACTTCTTCGGCCTTAACTGGCTTCTCAGCGTTCTTAATGTGTTCAATGAACGCGGTGGCAGGGGCAACGCCTAATAGTCCAGTGGCAAGGTCTAGGAGAAGGTCAGTGTCAATTTCAGTCTTGACCAAGCGTGAGACTGCATCCCATGAGCGGGGTGAAGGCTTACGTTCCAGGTCAAAAGCTGGCATATCGTTACCAAGGCTATTATAGTTCTGTTGAATGAACCCAATAACTTCAGGAGCGTATGCGCTCTTCTTAGCAAACTCTAACCATTCGCCAGTTTCTGATGTCAATTTAATGTGGCAAAAACGGTCCATGAAAGCTCCGTCGGTAATGTCCGTGACGGTGAATTCATCCGTGTTAGGGTTACCAGCGGCCACTAAGCGTGTTTCAGGAGGTAACTCAATGGAGTGTGTGCGGCGCTCAAGGATAAGTTGGAACACGGCTTGGAGCAAGTCACGGCGTGCGCGGTTCAATTCGTCAAAGAAGATAATCCACTTACCTTCAGTGGGCACCCATTCTGGAGGCATGAACGTAGTGTAACCCTTACGTTTGCCATTACCAGCTTTAATCTTTTCTGGGTCAGTTTCGTACACAATGTCAGGCAAACCAATCAAATCACCTACGTCGCCCATTTGACCCAAATGGAACACAATAAGACCGTAGCCAAGTTCCTCGGCCACTTGTCTCATCGCAGTGGTTTTACCTACGCCTGCAGGACCCCAAACAAAGGGCACCACTTCCGCTTTGAACAGGAACGGGACGGCTTTCTTAAATGTGTTGATATTCATTAACTACTCCTTTAAAGATTAAGTTTCAACTTTCAATATCTCTTCGGCATAACCGTTAAAAACTTTAGGAAATAAGTAACTTTATTTTCGATTTTTAAAGTGTAGTCAAATCAAGTAGTTATGCCAAACCCAGCACCGTATTAACTAGGCATGACCTAATAATAACCGATTTAAGAAAATAGTAAAGATAAAAATTCTTTTTGTTCTTGTGTGACAGGACGCCACGACGTGGTGTTAAAAGCGAATAGAGGTATGTTGATTGTCATGTAATTATCTAAACGAAGTAGGACTACTTCGTTTTCAGCTAACAGGTCTTCGTAGTATTTAACAGAGATAATCTTATAGAAGATGTCACTGGTGGCGCTCGTTTGCACGAAGTCGCCTTCTTTAAAATCTCTCATTTTTTATAGAGAAGTTGGGCCAGTTGCAGTTCAGCCTCACTGAATTGATTTGTTTCTATAAGCTCAGTAATTTCTGCAAGTGTTCTGCAAATAGCCTCTAGCGCCTGAGCAGTATTTACTCCAGTGGGGTTTTGTAGTATCTGCTTATCAGTCTGCCAACTAGTGCGATAATTTGCACTAAGGACATCGTAGAATGCAGATTGATTATTGTATGCTTGATTCCATCTAAAAGGTCCTAAAGCCATATGTCACCCAAAAAGTGTGTCTGCTAAACTTAAAACATCTGCGACGTTGTATGAGCCGTTCTTTAAGATTGCAGTCTTATAAGTTTTATTAAACTCATCTTGCTCTAAGGCTTGTTTAACAAATTCATGCTTACGATTCACTAGTGCAAACCCTGGAACGTATTCCTCGCGTATGCGATACATCCACGGACCAGATACGGTATTTTGAAAGACGCTAGTCACAACCCAAAGCCTCTTTTGCTCTAGATAAAATACTGCGTCATTTTCCTTTAATTTTGGCGATTTCATTTTTTAATTCCCCAATTTGTTTGGCCAGGAAATTGTGCTCACTCTCGTATAGCTCGCGCAGACCTTTGATACGGTCACGAGTGATTTTATCACTGAACCATAAGCCAAGCATGGTGCCAAAATAAAAACAGCAAAGAAAGGTTAAGGAAATAGCTAGTAGGAACATCATGTTTCTCTTTTCGTAAAGGTGAAGCGGTCGGCATGAAACCAATCACTCTTACCTGTATTAGTGTTTTTAACTTTATAAATGCACGTCCCAGAACCTGGGTAGTGCTGTACTTCAAGAATTTGATATAGTTCACCCAATTTTAACACTGGACTTTTGTTTGCATGGTCGATGGGTGAATTATCATCCACACAAATAACGTAATCATTTTTGTTAGCTCGCATTTTACTCCTTACTCATAGATAACCAGCACGGCTTGTAGGTGCTTCTTATCTATTTTTTTGTAGGCTTTTTCAGCCATCTTCTTCGGGGCCACGAAAATAAAAACCCCTTCTTTTGTAATCATCTTAAGTTGGTAAGTGTTCCAACCAACAGCTAGAACCTTAGCCACGCAATGCTTCTCAAAAATCCAATCTCCCACTTTGAACTTATGCCACTTAACAATCCATCGAACTTTTTCATAAACCTTGTTGTAGGCGGTCATGAAGGCTGCAATTGCGGTAAGGCCGTACTTCCAGATGAATTTTTTTACTGACATAGGGCCTTCAATATTTTGTTTGTGTGTACGGCAGCGGCTTGTGAAGTTCCACTCATCTTACCTTTTCTTCCATTAGGGAGAAGTGAAGTAATGCCATCACCGACTTCTTTTACTAAGTCGGCCCCAGAGTTACTTACGAAGCATGATTGATTCCATGCGTGAAATTCATCGCACACATTGCCTATAGCTTCTATTCCAGGTATGTCGTAACCTGCAGGGAATTCATCTGCAATAAGAGCTTCTGTGTCCCAAATCTTATTTTTTGTTTCGAGTGAGTTTTCGTAGCATTGTTTTGAATGTAAAGCGGCGTAGTCTGTGTATTCACAATTTCGATATGTGATTAAATAGGCTATGGCCGCCTTACTTAGCTTTACAATTTTAGCCCCGTTGTTACCTGCAGCGGTTACAAAAGTCACATGGTTGTCGATTAGTTTTTTTATTAGGTCATATTCTGCTAAATTTGGGTCAGTACCAGCGGACGAATAATTGATGATGTTAATTCCAAGGTTAAGGGCTTTTTCGTAACACTCATTTGTTTTAAGAATTGGGTTTTGGACGTTTTTGTAATAGTAGCGACATGAGTAGAACTTAACTTGTGGGCAAACATCTTTAAGAATTATGCCAGCAATGTGCGTTCCATGACCGTGTTCATCTGAATAGCTTGCAGGGTCTGCAGCTACTTCATTGGGGTCAATATGTTGTTGAATTAAAGGTTGGGTGGCATCTACGCCAGTGTCGATTGACATGACTTTGATTATGCTGGGTGTTGCCCAGACAGTGCTCGATAAGAACAAAATTGAAAAAATCCAACTACGCATATAATAACTCGTGCAGGCGCTTGAAGTCTGCCCACTTAACTTGCAATAATCTTAATTCGTACTTCCAAAATGAAGACCCTTTGTGAATAACATCTATTCTCATTCCTTGGTCAGTGTTCATCTCACTGGCCCGTAAGAAATAAATAGGGTCTATGTGGATTTCATTCCCATCTAAGTGAATTACCTTACCCACATATTCGCTAGTTTCAACGTAATCGCCTACTTTAAAGTCCATTAGTGGTACTTCAAATCCTGTTCATAAATAAAATCAGCTTTAGAGCACACAAACAAGGTATCAATAATTAGGCGGTCGTATATGCCAGCGGTGACCGTTTGGGGCAGAAAGTCCGTGGGATTGCTTGTAGGGTCAAATGCCGCATTACTTTGCAATCTAAAGTCCGTAACTGCCTCAACTATCTTATCAAAGATAAATTGATTGTCATTAAATCTAATACCACGTTTTTGCATACTTAGGTCAATATTTATTTCAGGGCGTATGGCATTAACTCGTCTATATAAGACGGCTTTAAATAATTTAGCTTGTTTCTCTAATTCCTTCTCTTCAGGCGTCATGATTGTCCTGGCACTTTCTTACAGCGGCTGCAGTACATACTTCCTGCTTCGCTATAGACCCAGCGGTGTGGTGGGCATTTCTCTAGTATAATCGGATGGTTAGGAGTTTTACCAAAAAACTTTACGGCGGACTTATAAGCTAAGTACCTTACAAGTGGCAATCCAATGAACCACCAAAAGGCAAATATTAAAACGTAGTAAAGTAATTCATCCATTTAAAATCCCGCGTAAATGCCATGTTTATGGCAAATTAAAGCTGTACGGAAGAACTTACCCGTATAGCCACACTCTGGACACTTGCCTTCGCGCTTCCACACCTCAGCATCAGAAATCTTGGTACTGGGTTGGTTAAAATCAATATTTAGGTATTGACTTGAAAGCCTAGTAAAATTGTCTTTAATAAGACCTGGGAAATCGGCTGGTCCATAACCCTCTAGCGTGTTGACCACAAATAGGCTATTGTCAGAAGAGTAAACGCATTGTGCAGTTATGGGCTCAACCTTATCAATCAAGTCCTTTAAACGCTGAATTGGGTAAGATAGGCTAGTGGCATACTTAACTTGCTCACGAACATACTCAAAGAGAGTGAAGTTGAAAACATCCACTCCATTCACCTTAATCATCTCAGAGGTTTTGATGGAAAACTCCGCTCCGTATCGTGGAATGGAGTACCATCCAAATTCTCTTTTTTCCCAATCAGTCATTTTGTCCACTTTGATTCTACCAAATGACTCTTCAGTCATAAGTGAATGCAATGTGGGCATTTTAAGAAAGTTAAGCTTTTTCATCTTGCTTAGGGGCCTGTGCATTTGCAAGTGCATTACCAGCTTCTTCTAAGCGTTTGTTACGGGCAACTACCGCTGCCAAACGTGACTTATGTGCCTTACGTTTTGAAGAACGGCCAGTGGTTCGCTTACGTTCGCCTGACTCAAGACGGCGTTGGCGCATGAGAACGGTTAAGTTCTTCGCTTCAGCAAACATCATATCGTAGTTGACGTGGAAGCTCTTAGGACGGGTCACTTCGCCTGCTTCATTCTTTACTTCAGGAATTTCAGCGGTGCTTAAAGACTTAAGTAGCTTAAATTCTTCTTTCCCAATTTGTTGTTTCAGCTTAAAGAGTCTTTCAGCCAAAGCTTCTTTCTTAGCTTCTTGGGTCTTTTGAAAGCGTGCAAACAATTTCTTATATTGCTTGCCCTGCTTCTTAGCCATCTTAAGCATACGCTTCGTTGGAGGCTTAGGAGCTTCTGGTGTATTAAGATTTGGACTGGCAGTTGAATCTGATGGTGAACCTGTAGCCATTCCACCTTCAGCGTGGGTTGTTACGGTTTCGCCATTCACATCGGTTTCTTGCATGGTAGCAATCATTTCTTTTCTCCTAATATGTTTACGTTAACTTGACAAATATATTCATTACCACTATCGCACTTATAAAGGTGCATTCCGCAACTGCTTGAGATGTAGCCTTCACAAGTTACTATATTGCCATTGGACAACTGGAAGCGGTGCGAACCTGCATTACTACATCCACTTAATACCACAAGAACTACGGAAATAAGCAAAATAAAAAGAATACTACTCAAGAACTTCATCGGCTAATCCCATTTCCACAGCTTTATTGGCGCTGTAAATAGTGTCAAAATCCAGTAACTTATCTATTTGCTTCTTGGTAAAGTCTGGGTGCTTCTCTCTAATTTTTTCTAGGTAAAGCTCTAGCATCCATTTGTTGTACTTCTTGGCTTCATCCATCCAGCGTTGAGCAATCTTTGGGTGGCCATAAGCTCCATCAGTGCCGTAGTGAATCATGACTTTAGAATTAGGTGACATAACCCGCTTATCGGCAGCCTGGAGAATGATTGAGCCCATGGACATTGCGTGGCCAAAGACTTTAATAATTACTTCACTCTTACAAGCTTTGATGGCATCGTAAATAGCCATACCATGTTGAACGTCGCCGCCTAAGTTATTCATGATAATGGTGATGGGTTTTTCAGGGTCCGTAGCAGAGTCCAAATGATGCAGGGCTTTAATCATCCGTGCAGCCATAGCAGCGTCCGTACCAGACTCATTACCATCAATGTCCACTTCTTCGCTACCCATGTAAATAGTCTTAGTAGCCACATGAACATTGTGGTGCATCAGCCGTTCTAAATCATCAGTCGGCACTCTAGCCATGGTCTTACCTGCATTTCTTCCATGTGTTGGTGGTACGGCTAATTTCCAGTACCATTCTTTCACCCTTGCTTTGGGAGAAATCCACCACATACACGGTGCAATCTAATCCACCGCTAGTTTTAAGCGCGCCAATTTGTTTTATTTGATTAAAGAACGGGTCACTAGGAATAGCGACCTCGTTAGAGTCAGGAATAACGTTTACGTCGGCTTGGTTTTTCATACTCACTACCTTCCTTTTTATAAAACTCATCTCTCGATAATACCGTGTAGTCTATAAAAAGTCCACCAATCTTAGGTAGCTTATGTTTTAATTTTAGTAATGTTTCAACTGCCTCTTCAGCACTCCTAAAGAACCTAATGAATTCCTGGGGTTGGCGGTTCTTGTCCAAGTAGTGAAAAGTTACTGCTAAGTTCACTCTTCACCTATTCCCATGGATTTTCTTTTATTCTTAAATCCCTTATTAAACTTCTCGGTATGTTTGATTAAATCTTTAATGGTTTTTTCCAAAGTTTGCTTTTTTAATCTGGAACGGACCACAACTTCATTTAAATGGGCAATGGAGAATTTCTCAGCCCCGTTTTGGAATAGGGCGTCTTGCTCAGACTCAGTTAAATCGCGTTTAGCGATAAAGGCTACTAATTTGCACCTTTCTTCAAAAGAAGGTGGGGTAAGCTCTACAGTCTCATCAAATCGTCCAGGACGGTCTGCTAATACGCTTAAAAGCTTCTCTGGGAAGTTTGTGGTGGCGATGATAAAGGTAGGCTTCTTAAAGGTCACGGTAACCCCGTCTAGGAGGTTTAAAAGGCCGCTATCCACACCAGCTTGGCCGCCAGCATCGTCTCGTTCGCCACCGCCAATATCTTCAATAATTAAGATAAGTTTCGTAGCTTCAGGGGTGTATTCGCTTTGCATTGAAAGGAAGTCACTCAGGTCATCAGCTTCTACTTCTGAAGTGGGCCAAACCATTACCACTGTACCAGGGTCTTTGGCGATAAGGTCTTTAACTGACTTAGCGATAGCAGAAGACTTACCACATCCAGGAGGTGAGTACAAAAGAATGGCTCGTTTCTCAGGTTGACCTAATTCTTTGTACACATCCAAGTTTGCAAAGAAGAGGTCGGCTTCGTTCATAATTTTGGAAGTATTGTCAATGGTCTCTAATAGAAGTTTAGATTGGAGCGTGGTGGCTTCAATGTCTACTCCAGCGGGTGAATTGATAATAGAGTAAATCCCTGGTTTGATTTTGACGTTACGCTTCTTACCAGTCTTTCTTACGAAGTCCATTTGCACCAAAACATCTTCATGTTGAATGCAAAGGTCAGATTCTGGCAGCACGATGGCATCTCCAGGAGTCATTGCGGCCAAATCATCAATTTTTGTAATCCTCTTAATCTTAAAACCGTGCTCCGTGTCGCTCATCCTTCATCCTCTGGTTTAAAAAAGTTATTAATAAGCTTCTCAAAATAATCAAATGTGTATCGGTCATGGAAGCTAACGTAGGTGCTAAAGCCACCATACTTGCTATTCAAAAATGATAACGAGTTTTTCATCTTATCTAGCTTGTTTACTCGATACCTTTTAAACTTTATTTTTGGTTTGGACTTAAAGAACGTCATTTCTTTTTAATCTCGTAGCCTTTATAAGTTAAGTGAGTTAGTACGGCAATAATCCATGCTTTAGAAGCAACATTATCACCATCTACTCGCGTAATGCCTTTATGGTCGTGATTATCGGCATCACCAGCAACTAAGATTCCAATGGCAGTCTCTCTGAGGTCTCTGCCATTGGCTTTCTTAATTTCGTTAACTATGCTTTCAATCTCTTGGACATCCACTTTACTAAAATATTTCTTAAGGTCCATGGTGTTCTCTTTGTTAGAATTCAAAGCCTACGGTCAAAGCCACTCGTTTGTCGCTATTCGCTTGAGCACCTGCCCATATAGGACCTAAGATGCGTCTTTCAATTCCAACCCCATAGACGGGACCGTTGGCTAACCCCGTCGTGCTTCCAATCTGCGTTCCATATAAACCGTCAACGCGCCATTGAGCCTTAGAGTTAGTGACAACCTTGTCAGTTTTTTCATCAGACTGAGTGGTCGTATCGGTCACACTCTTATCGGTCGTGGTGGTATCAATTTCTTTTGTTCCATCTGGCTTATCCACCTCTTTGGTCACCACAACGGTATTAACATGGTCAACCGTAACAGTCTTCACAACCGTTTCAGTCTTTGTTACTACCTTGGTTGGTTGGGTGTACTTACCCAGGCCAAAGCCGCCAGCTAATACAACTACCACCAGAAGAATCTGGTATCGTAATTGGATTGTTACGGTTTTAGTGCCATTAAGAGTTGCGCCAAGACCGCTACTAACACTACTAAGAAAATCAAGCATAAATAATCCTCGCTATCGCTCATTTGGTTTCAGTTGCACTGGGCAGACTCGGCTGCTTCGTGCTATCAGATAAAAGTTTATAATCTTGTTTAAGTTTAAAGTTATTATCGAGCACTGTCGGGTTTTCTTTTCGCTCAATTCCCAACAAAGAAGCATGAATATCTTGCGCTTCACGTTTTGTAGTACCATCGGTGATGTAAGCTCCAAGACCACGGGGTTTATTGCCAAACGTTTCTGCTAGAAAATATTGACCAACGGTTTCAAACAATGCACCATCACCATGCGTAAGTGAGCACTCGTATGCAGTTCTGGTACTTACTGTGACGTGGGTCGCAGCATTTCTCGATTTGGTAATAGTATAATTAATGATATTCAACTCAGCATCACGAGGTGAGCGGTTTAGGGCGATAATATTGCCCATGTTTTGCGCAACACCATAAGATTCGTCTATTTCTTCAAGGTCTAGTAAATTCCCAGCCTTGGTGTCTTTGTTGTTCTTAGCCCCAGTACGATTTGTCTGGATTGCCAGCAAACAATGCACATTGATTTCTTGTGAAAGATGGTTAAATTCATCGTACACTTCAGCTAACTCAGTTCGATAAGCCATATCTTTAGCGCCTGAGCGATACTTCGATTTTAATTTCTTAGGATAATCGTCTATAATAATGTCGTAAGGCTGTTGTTTTAAGCTAATGGCATCTTTTTGGCGCTTAACTGCCTCAGCCACGACGTTCTCAACATACATCTGACCTGTAAAAGCATATGGAATGTAAGTAAGCCCCTTCTCCATTATTGCAGAAGCGTGGTTAATCATTACCTTTCCAGGAGCGGTTTGGTACATATCGTAAAGCTTATGTCGTGGAATGCCTGTCAATGCCGTAAGGATGCTCAATCGAATAGCTTCTGGCCTACCTTCATGCGAAAAAAACATCACTCTACGTCCAGTGGCAAGCGCATGACGTAGAATTGTAATCATAAAGGTCGTTTTACCAGTATTAGTTGGTGCCATTATTGCTGTAGTCTCACGCTTAAACAACCCGCCGCCTAACGCAGTATCTAAAGCACCGCATCCAGTTGGAATAGCCAACTCTCTTCGTGATTTTTCTTCCACAAGCCAATCGCCTGGACTACTTAAATTCATAGCAAGAAGGTCTTCTTCAAAGGTGGTCTTTAACAATTCTTGGATTTTTAAGCTGGTCCACTCGTATGCCTTCTCATAAGCACGCGTACCAAACTCTTCACCAGCTAAAAGCATGGTTTCTTTGAACATGGAGGCCCTAGCAAAGCCCGTAAGCTTCTCTTGGAGTTCTTCCAAGTCAAAATTCTTCATTGAGGCTTCGCATCGTGCAAACTTAGTGTCGTATGCAAGCCTGGTCTTGGCATCATTCTCAGCATAGAAAGGCATCTCAAGAATGTCTTTGTATGAAGCAGGGCAATGCGTCGCCTTATCGTACCACTCCTTCATTGAGGTAAACATTTGCTGAAGCATAGGTGAGCCCGTAAACCAATTAGGCTTAAGGTGCGTGACACATTTGACGTACATACGGGTGTCGGCGAAGCAATAACCTATTACGGCTTCTTGCCACGCTTCTGACCATATAAATCCGTCGGCATTGTAGAGGTTGGGTTTCACGCGTCAAAGTCCATTTCTAAAATCTTGTTGACCTTCTTGCTTATATTCTTAATATCATTCTTTTCGTAACTTTCATTAATATTAATCATAAAATCGTTAATTTTTTTTGTAATTTTACGTTTGACCCATGTATCCAATGTAACAGAATTAGAGAATCTACTAGGCGTTTCGTAGTGACTAACTATGTGAAATAAACAGATTTTTTTAAAATCCGCATCATTGATTTTAATTTTCTTCAATGTACCTTCATTCACAGGATAAACTTCTTCTAATACGTCTTTAAGGTAAGAATCTACTTTATTGGAAAATTCTTTACTTAAGGCCAGCTTCTCAGGCGTTTCTTGGGTTGAAGCAATTTGGTCAATTATAAAAACGTGCTCACAAGAAGCCTTACCATCCATGTGTTCTTCTGTGTAATTGGTTGAGTCAACAATACCCTTAACCTTGCGCCTGGTAAAAATTATAAGATGTTCATAGCGTTGACGTAAATGTCGGTGCAATATACGGTACTCGTCTAATTTCTTATCAAACTTGATACTACACGGATTTGAAAAAAATGTGTAAAGGTATGACATTCCAATGGATTCTAAGTCTACTAAATCCATTCCAACTTTATGAAATAAAGAAACGTTGTAGGAGTATGCCTTCCAAGCAAACTTCTTAATTAAAGCATTGTAAGTTTTAAGTTTTGTTTCATCAAAAGGACCAGACTTAAAAGAGTGCTTTCGCAGATACAAGCCTTCAAAATCAGAACGGTACACAAAACCTTTTGTTTTCATCTAAATACTCCCAGCGGTAAGATAATCATTGAGTCTTCCATGGATTTAGCATTCCTAAATGCCTCTTCACATTCTTCGTATGTGCAGGCCCCAAAATCCTCTCTATGTGAAGGCACTTTGAGTTTAAAAAACTGCATTCGATTGGTTACTCCATCATCCAAATACTTTTTAATAGCATCTAATTTATCATCGGCATCATCATCCAATGCAAGATAGAGCCTCTTAATTTTTGCATCCTTAAGAAGCTTTAATTGAGCCGTAGAGATGGTCTTACCCATTGACGCTACAAACCCACCGACCTTTTCAAATTTCAGTGCATCAACGGGTCCTTCTGCTAAGATAGCAAAATCTTTGTTAATTATATTATCGTAGAACATTAATGACTGGCTCTTCCAATAACCAGGCATGTTCTTCATCCTAAGCTCTACGTTCTTCTCGATAGCGCGTGCTTGCCACCCATATAGAGTGTTCTTCATGATGACAGGGAAGATAACTCTCTTAAAGACCGCTGAGTACATAATCCCATACTTCTGTGCAATCTCAAAGGAAATTCCTCGACTGGCTAAATAATCGACACCAGGTTTAGCACTATTATCTAATAGGGGTACGAAGTGCATCTCTAGTGTGGCAAGGGCTAACTCTTGATTTTTATTAGTGATTTTCCTATCACTAAAGTCTATTTTTAAGGTGTCTTGCTCTAGTTTGGCCGTTCTTAAATAAATTATATCGGCTATTTCTTTAACTGGCAAGGAAGTTAATTGAGCTAATACGAATTGAGGCTTACTTCGATTTTTAGGGCATGTAGAGGTGCCTTGTTTAAAGCATACAGATGAGCCGTCCGACTTCTGCATGTAAAGCTTTTGGGTGCCACCACAAGCTGGGCAGTTAAAAATAAATGAGCGGCCAGTCTCACTGGAGGGAGAAATGCCCTGGTCTGCAAAGAATTGACGTAATCTTTCTTCCATTAATTTCTTTCAATAAAAAGTACCGTGGCGCAGCTATAACACTTAGTTCATGCCCCAGGGCTTTCTAAGCCCCGTGTTCGATAAGGACACACCCTAGCTACTGACTTCTCATAAGAGTTCGCTATACACGCCACTGTACTACTAAGGAATCCTAGGTCGGCTTGCTTCAGGGGACTGATGCTCGTGTACCGACGTTCTCCCCTGCCACAATTCCTTAATTCTTTTATTTCCTTATGTTAGGTCGTTCTCTACCACCTTGTCAAGTAATTCCCTTTGCAAATCAAAATCTGCTTTGAGGGCTTCAACAAAGTTAGCGTAACCAACCCATTTCTTATCGCCGTAAGCATAGGTCATGTTATTAGGGCGTTGAATAACTCCCATGTTAACTGCTAGAGTTGCGATTTCTTCGTGTTGGTTAACAATACCATCCACATATGACAATTGAATTTCAATCTTACGATTTTGTGGACCGCAAGAATTCTCTTCCATTGCTACGCGAATGTGGTGACCAGTTTGAATAGGATTACCGCTACCATCGGTCTTAACAGAATCAAAGGTTTTGGAATCTTTATTATTAATTTTCTCACACAAGACGAAGTATTCGCACAAGTGTTTAAGACCACGACCACCAGGTATCACATACTTTTGATATTTGGCAGTTTGTGGGTCCATATTATCTCGAACGTGTTGACACAAGAATGTGTAAATGCCACCACGACGAATCACTGGAAGAATTGCTTTCATACCACGGTTGAGATACGCAGCGGCATCACCCATAACATGGTTAGTAGTCTTTTCAGCGTTGGCTTCTTTGGGATAAGAAAGTGCAGCAAGTGAGTCAATGATAATACACTTGATTGGAGCACCTTCTTGAATCATCGCCTGAACATCAGTAGCGATGAAGTCAAAGATTTCTTCAGGGCGATTGGTGCTGTAGGTGACGATTCGGCTCATATCAATGCCAAATACTTTAGCCCATGTAGGCACGGTTTCACGCATTTCCGTATCAAAGTGGAGAATGATTGCTTCTGGGTCATCACGATGTAGTTGACCTGCAAAAGCTAGTGACAATAAGGTTTTACCTGACTTAGCAGGACCGTAAAGAAGCATGGACGTACCAGGCTTCATTCCCATTTTCTTACCAAACAAATAATTAACACCAGGGCTTGGTGACTTCATGTACTTAGCGTCTTCTTGCAATTCGTATTTAACTGCAGCTTCGTGCTTAAGTAATTTAGACATCCATTTGTTAGCTGGAACAATTTCTTTTTTAGACATAGTATCTCCTAAGTTATTCGCCTGCACTTAAACCACCCTTGATAGAACCATCAGGAATACGGGCATTTAACTCTGCAACTTTCTTAGCTGCGTGATATGCCATTTCAATTCCCTTGGCCTTATCTTTGAGAAGAGTGTGAACCGCCTCAAGCATGTTAAGACGCTGAGTAAATTCTTGTACTTGTGGGTCTAAATGAAGGGCGGCTTCTCGTGTATCTGCAGTTGACTTAATTTTCTTATTGGCCAAAGTTAGTTCTACGGTATCAAGTAAGGCTACTGACTTAGCTTGGTTAAGCATGGTCTCTACTTGTGCCTTTTCCAATTGAACCGCTGCTACCATCTTACTGATTTGAATGTAGCTTAAGTTAAACTCACTGACTAAAACTGGGAAGGTCATAGGATTGGAGTGTGCTATTTCTCCAATCCTTGATTCCACTTCGTAAACTTTAGTCATGTCAAGAATTAAGGGCTTAAGTCCATTACCTCTGGGAAGTGAGATATTCGCAGAAGTTTCATGTAGGTCTGAAGCACTTAATGCTGTAACGTTTGACATAATCATCCTCTGTTAAGAAATTGAGCCACTAAATCTTGTTCGTCTTTAGACATCTGCAATACGGCGGCTGCCGCTGCAGGTGATGGCGCTGGTGTAGACGCCACGGTCAATTCAGGTTCAGCTTTTGCTGCCACTGGAGCGGCTGCAACATACGCTGCTTTAACAGCATTTGCTTGTGAAGAAGCGGCTTGAGCTTCAGTATCTTCATCTGCACCACCGTCTTCACCACCAGAAAAACCACCACCAACTTCTTTCTTCTCAGGTTTAGCAAACAAACGGTCCAACACGGTGGGGTCGCCTGTAGCAACTAAAGCTAAGTCTTCTTCGCTAAAAATCTTATAGAGCTTAGGAAGGTCAGCGGCTTCTTTTTCCATGCGCTCAATGATTGAATCGTCAACCACGGCCATTTTGTATTCCTTAACCATACGACCAGTGTCTTGATTCTTATAGGTAAGGGTGGCAGCTTCAACGGTGTATTCAGTTTGAAAACCCGTTCCAGTACGACGAATATCAAAGTAAACGCCTTCACCAGGGTTAACTGCATTAACGCCTTCTTCTTTATGAAGCTTAGTGATTAAAGTCTCTAAAGCTTTAAAAGGCTTATATCTTAACTTGAGAACGCCAATCTTACCATCCGTAGCAAGAACGTTGAGTGAGTACCCTTTATCAAGGTTCAACCAACGGAGTCTTTCGCCAAGTTCTTTGGTCATGGGTGATTCTGGGTCTTTAAGCTTCATTGCTTCGTGTGCAGTCTTAAGTGAGTTAAGTTTAATGCACAAAGGACATGCTTGAGTGACAACGCCTTCTTTATTCTTACGTTGAATGCAAGCAATAGGCTTCATCTTACCTTCTGAGTTTTTAAATCCAAAGTGGATTGCCCAGTAGTAAGCAATTTTACCGTCGTTTGCTAATGAACCGAACGGGGGTAAAAGACGATACACATTAGAAACGCCGTCTTTTTCTACGTCGAAGTAATTTCGACGAGTGAAGTTGCCTCCACCAGTTTTGGTTGGGTCGTAAATACCTGTACTCATTTATTTTCTCCTTTAAGTTTATTTTCTTGAATCTTATTAACAATCTTTAAAATTAAATCTTGTTCAGTATCACCCTCTGAAGATACCACACTTTCTGGGATACCTTCTTCTTTAGTTACGAAAACTAAGTGTTTTGTGATTCCACCGACAACTTGTCTAAAGTCTTTAGGAATGTTTGTAACCACAATCGTTAAGGTGTCAAAGTTACCATCCAGAAGCTCTTTGCCAAGCTGGGTGAGTCTTAGGTGCATATATTTTGCTTTTAACTCTGTTCCAAACTGAGCTTTAAAAATTTCATGCAAGAATTTTGCAACGTCATCTTTACTATCATACTTGCCGTAGCGTGTGGCAGGGATTGCAACGGTGGGCATTGAAATGGCACCAAGCTCATCTCTTACTAAAGATAGAACGCGGTTCAACATGATGGTGAATTCATTGTTAACGGTGAACCCAACAACTTCGCGACCTTTATAAATACTATCAATTAATCTGTGTTCTAATTCATAGAAGTCAATTGATACAGACTCTGATGGGTTCATAGCTGCGATACCTTTTAAAGTAGCGGCAGGGGCATCTTCTAGACCTGCGATGAGCATTGCACTACGCACGATGTTGGTAGACAATTCTTGCTTCGTAACTTCAATGTCACGTTTGGCTTTTTCTTGTTGGCCAACCATGCCTGAGCGGGTGCGAGAATCCCAGTTCTCCAGGTTTCGACCAATGATTACCTTTAAATCTTGGATTTTCTTTCTTAATTCTGTGTTAGTCATTCGATTCCTCTTTCTATTGGAATAATCTTTTTAACAAAAACCTTATCTCTGCCAGTTCCACCTTTGCGGTTCAGAATTAAAACGCAAATAGTGTTCTTAACCTTTTCTTCATCGTGATGGTCTGAGCCCCACTTAGGCCACTTAACCGTCTCAAACGTCAAGTCATCCAACTCAACTGAAAGCTTCAATGCCTTCTTAGTCTTTTGATAGATGAATTCCTTCTCATCTTGAATCATTCCAATCACGGCAAAGTTAGCCTCCGCTGGATTGTTGGCATCGGTGAAAATTTTAAACGTATTGCTATTGGCAATCGTAAACTTTCCACTCGTATCCAAATACTTATATATCCCATTTTGGTCAATCTCGACCATTTTTTCTGCAATTAATTTTGGCAGGGCTATGTCAAATAAGTCGTCACTATATACAGTTAATATAGTCTTCTTAAGTAGATAGCGTTTTAATGGGGTTAAATTCATGTACTCCTGGGGGAAGGCTTCACGGGTAGTGCCAGCAATCTCAGCCCTTAGATTCAAATATTCAGCATATTTTTCTTCGTCGGTCCTATCCGTAGTAAATAGCGAATCTAAAGAATTACTGAAAATAAGGTTAGCCACGGCACGCTTGTTAATTACCCTACGGTCAATTCGCGTGATAAAGTCTCTAAAATCCACAAACGGACGCTTAGACGTTATCTCAGCTAGGGCAGCCGCTCCAATGCCTTCCAGTAGGCTCAAGGGCGCTCTAATAAACTCTACACCACCTTCGCTAGAAATCTCAAAGGAATCGTTGGACTTATTGACATCAGGGAAGCGAACAAACTTAGACACATGCTTCCAGTAGCCTTTTAAGTCTTCTTTATCAGCATTAGATAATACGGCAGTCCACCATTCCAATGGGTAGTGGTACTTCAAATATGCGCACGCACGCGCAATGTAAATATAGGAAATAGCGTGGGATTTATTGAACGAGTAACGGCCTGAAGCTTTCATCTGTGAAGTCAAGGAGTTAGCCTGTTCTTTAGTCCAGCCCCGCACCTCAACCAAATGTTTCTCAACCTTGTTCAGTGAGTTAATCAGGTCATCTGAAACTTTCTTAGAAATAGACTTACGAACCTTTTGAGTCTCAACCATAGTTAACCCACCGAGTTCATGGACTATTTTCATAATTTGTTCTTGCCAAGTGATAACACCCTTGGTGACAGACAAGTAAGGAATAAGGTCTGGGTGAATATACTTAGTCTCACGCTGACCAGTCCAACGCTCTAAGAATATATCTGCCATGGTCTTATTAGGGTCTTCATCTGAAACGGCATCTGTAGCGCCTGGTCGAAAGATTGATGTAAGGATAGCGCCTTCAGTAACATTCTTAGGACGCATAGTCTGTAAACCATGACGGACCGTTTGCGTATGTAACTGGAAAATAGTCGAAGGGTTATTAGCTGCCGCTTCCCAGATTTCAGGAGTGTCTTCAATTTTCCATGGGTCAATCACCTTCCCAGTGCGTTCCTTGATAAGACGTACACACTTTTGCACGTCTAAAAGCGTGTTTAGACCTAGGAAGTCGTACTTAACGCCACCACACTTCTGGACCCATTCGGGGGTAAGCTGGGTGATAAGCTCGCCTTTAACCTTCATTAGGGGGATAAACTCATGGACAGGGCGGTCTGCTATGATAACCCCACACGCATGACGGCCCATTTGACGGGTAATACCAATCATCTTGAATAGCAACGCTGCATTTTTAGGGTGTTCTTGTAGGTAGCGAAGTAGTTTGGGGTTGGTGTCGAGTTCGCCGTCTACAGTATTGCCGTCTTGGTCAGTATATCCGTTCAAGAATCGCTCTTCGTCAACGCCTTGGGGTGAGTTACCAACTGATTTTGCCACGTCTTCCGTGAGCTTAGAAACTTCGCCATTCAAAAATCTATCAATGTCTTTGAGTGCCATCTTGGTTTTGAACTTCTGGGCGACTCCAATGTAGGCAAAACGGTCACCCCATTCCTTCTTAGCGAATTCAATGACCGCATCGCGGTCGCTAAAGTCCGTATCAATATCGGCTAGACCCTCTTCAACACGAGTAACGTCAAAGAAACGCTCAAAACTAAGGTCTTCTTTAATAGGGTCAACGTTAGTAATGCCCAGACCGTATGCAAGTAGAGACCCAGCGGCAGAGCCCCGTCCAGGGCCTACCAAGATGTTATTCTTTTCACAGTGCTCAATAACGGTATGAAGTGTTAAGAAGTAGGGCAGGATATTGATTTTGCCATTAAAGGCTAGTTCTTTAAGCTCTTTATTTAAACGGTTACGGTAAATATCATTAGAGAAGTCAACACGGCCTTTCTTTTGAATTAAGTTAACAACGTGCTTGGCTTGTTGATTATCTTCATTCATTCCAGCTTCAAGCTCAAGTGGGTATAACGGCAGTGCCGGTTTAAAATGTGGACTAAACCCCTTAGATTGGTCAGCAAACTTATAAGAGTTTTCAATAATTTCTTGAAATTGAGATTCTGAAAATTTTCCGATGTGGAGGCGGTTAAACTCTGCGAAGAGCCAATCGGAAGTGTGCAGACAGTTAACATCAGCCATTTTCCATTGTTCTTTACCGTTAGAGAGTCGAGCATCTTGAATGGCTTTATCATCAGGGTTGGCGTAGTGGGCATCTTCCGACGCGACCATTGGAACGTTGTATTTCTCAGCTAGGTGCATTACCCATTCATTGGCACCAACTTGCATCATTCCATTAGGGCAATCGCAAGACGAGGGCTTGGTTTTGAATACCATGTCTTTTTTGTCCCAGTCCTTGGATACTTCGTATGGGAAGATTTCTACAAAAAATTTTTCGGGACCAGCAATGTTTTTTAAACGAACAAAGTTCTGTTCAGATTGTTCTTTGGAGCCGTTAATCCAGGGGCCGAGAACCGCGCCAATTAGACATGACGAGAAGAGCGTAACTTGGCCCGATAGGGATTCAAGCTCGTCCCATGTGATGAGAGGCTTATACTCGGACCCTTTCCATAGACCACGTTCATACCCCTTCTTAGTGAGTTCACAGCACTTGAGGTATGATTGGAAGTTATTAAAATGGCATGTGACGTGGTAGTAGGATACGGGCTTACCGTTACGACGGTCGCGTGTGGGGTCTGTCTCATCAGGCTTCAGGTAGAGTTCTATGCCTGGAATGATTGTAATATCCAAGCCTTCTTTCTTCTTAAGTTCTTTAGAGTATTCGTAAGCCTCAATGATTGCACCCATGGTGCCGTGGTCAGTAATAGCAATGGCCTTATGACCAAATGTCTTAGCTGAGGCTTTGATAAATTGCTTAACTGAGTTGCCAGAATCAAGGCTAAGGGGGTGTGTATGAGGGGGTACGATTGGTTTGAAATTCATATTTTCCTTTCGAGTACGCCTAAAACGGACTCTACAATAAGCAGTGCTTATGTTCTATATATCACTAAATTTTTAAATCTTGAAAGCTTTTCTTAATTTTTCAACTGAAGATTGGAAGTGACCTTGCACTTCTTCGACACTAATACAAAGCAGTACCGCAATAATATTATCAGGGATACTGTCAGGGTGTTGCTTCTGGAACTTCTCCAGGCTATACCCATATTTCTTTGAATTAATAAAATCAGGCTCAGTGAAAATCCTCTCCTTGAGCTTACTGATGTCTTTATTATGCTTAATGATTATGCTTCTTTCTATTATCGGCTGGCCATAATGGTTGTAAGTTTGTATAGTGGTTCATTTCTTAAAAGCTATTACTACACCGCTCTTCTGAAGAGCCTTAAGTTCCATTTGTAGTTTAGCTAATTCCTCTTTTTGTGTTGTCAACAAGATGTTGAGGTTCTTAATAGCTTCAGTTTTTTTGGAATTTAAGTCTTGAAATGAAACAATCTCTTCTTTAATTATATGAAATTCAGTGAATGAAACTGCAGTCTTACCGCTCTTTAGGTTATCTACACATTCTTTAAGTTCAGTTATTTTCTCATTGATTAAGTTTTGTATGTCAGTCTCATCGCTAAGGTCTTTGGAAATCTTACTAATTTTAAGTTCAATTTCTTTAATTAATCTTTTTGCCCGATTGAGTGAAGATTCAGTGCCATCTGCTTTCATAAAATTATTTCTCTTTAACACTGTCTCTGTCGCCACAATCTTCACATATGGTTATGTTTAAGGTATCACTCCTACGAGGGATGCTTAAAACGGTTACATTGGTAGATTTACACTTACGGCATCGTGCCTTATCCATTTCTTCCGTGTTATCCACATCATCCTTGGTATCTTCATTCAGGTTGATGCCTTCCAGGGCACGCAACTTTTTCTCTAAATACTTAACGTAAGCGTGAAGCTGTTTAATTTCTTTCTTAGCTTCTCTGTACTTCCCACGGAGATTTTCTTCATTGGAAGAATCCCCACCCCTGTTTCTAGGCTGGGTATGTTTGCTCATTTTAAAGGTCCGTATCTAAATCCACGAAAGGTTTGATAATCTTTTCCAATTCTGGATTTTTGTTAGCGCCATTGACAGTAATCATTCGCACGTCGCCCACAGCTTTGGATTCTGTAGATTCCCACATCATTTGGATTTGAGGGTTCTCCATAATTCCAATGGTATTTGCAAAACCGTTAGGTGGGGTAAGTGCTCCGTTAACAATCAAGTACGCACCATTGTTTAGGGCGGTATGTACTGCAGAGTGAACGTGACCGCAGATGAATACGCTGTACTCATTCTTGTCTTTAAGCGAGGCGTTGATTCGGTCAACTTGAACCTCAATGGACTTAACATCTAGTTTAGAGCCTACGTTACCAACATTAAAGTGCGTATCTCCGTGAGTGGCATAGAACTTATGACCAAAAACATTGATTTCGCACCATGGGGTCTTAGGTTGGTGGAATTCTACGTTAGCCAAGTGCTGACCAGCTAAACGAAGTGCATAGTAAATGTCAGTCTCAAGTGAGTTGTACTTAAGAGCAACTGCACGGCCTTTGTTAATACCTGAGTCACGACCATGATTACCTACGGCGAACCAAACATGAACCTTCTTAAAGTTGGCCGAAAACTGAGCAATCACTTGGTTTAATAGGTACATTGCACGGCATACTTGCATGTGAATGAGGTCTGCAGAAGTTCTTTCGTGCATTTCATTCTCAATGACATCGCCTAGAATCATCACGTTAAGCTCAGTCTCATCGCGGTGGTCAAGCTTGTATTCAATTACGTTCTTAACTACGGCTGCTAGACATCGGGCTTCATCGTTCTTAGAGAAGCTGTTGCCAGTCTCTTTAGGGTCAATGTCACCACCAATGTGTAAGTCTGAAAGCACTAGGTTTAGGAAACGCTTAACAGGCTTATTCTTCTTGGGTTTGTAAGGTATAACATCAACCTTTGGTACTTCACTAATAGCATCTTTGAGTTTAGCCAAGAAGCGTTCTTCTGAGCCAAAGTCTTTAAGAAGCTTAAGATACTTCTTACGAACATCTTTAAGGTCTTCAATGGAGGCATAGTCTTTGGGTTCATCGTGCTCAAAGTAAGCTTTTTGAATACCAGAGAAGCCACCATGTGATTTCAAGTCCCACTCTGAGACTGTGCCGCCGTTTTTGCGGTATTGAGCCTTAGTTAATTCCCAAGGCTCACAACCTAAATCTTCTGCAACGTTAGAAATATCTTGAGCAATTAAATCAGTCTTAATAACTGGTTTTGCTTTTTTCTTCTTAGTAGACATTCATCAGTCCTTTAGTTTGAAGTAGGGGCGTCCGTCTTAGGCGCTTTGGGGTCTACAGGTGCTGCATCTTTTTTATTCAGTCTGTAAACTTCCAAAATCTTCATGTTACCAATTAAGTCGCCTTCTTTTTTACCAACAACATCTTTTTGTTGGTCAGCTTCTAGAACGCGAACCAAACGGAAAGCGTAAGGGACTTCAGGGCTAGAGTAGGTGAAGAGGTCTTCAAGTGAAGCTACTGCATCAATCTTTGTGAGTGCTCCATTTGCTACGCGGTCAGAGATAATCTTACGCATAGAATCTTCAATCTTCTTGGTGAGATTCGCATTGATTGCAGTACGGCTAATCTCTTGTTTAGCTTCGTGCAGGTCATACAGGGCATTTAGTTGGTCGTTCAAGTTGGTAATTTCTTCTACCAATTGAGCCGAGAGATTGGACAAATACTTTATAAGTCCATTCTGTTGAGTAATTTGCACAACGTGTTGTTTGAGTGCCATCTCCATCTCAAGCAAACGCTCCATATACGTCTTTGCAGGCGCTGGCGCTGGTGGAGCAACTGGTGCCACAGGCGCTGGAGTTGGGTCCACTGGTGCAGGGGTAGGTACTACTGGGGTGTCATTAGAATCGCTCATTTATATCTCCTGAATCTGAAGGGGTATCTGCCAAAACTGCAACTTGATTTCCACCCGTCATCTGGGCGATAGCTGCAGCAATTAAATTACTTTTTTTTGTCGCCATTGCGACGCTTTCATTGGGTTGAACTGCCGTCATGATTGCGCCGATTTGCGCACCTGATGCACCTGCAGTCTTAGATGCAATATCCATGGCTTGTGCTACTGTCGCCATTGGAATTGGTTTAGGGCCACCTGCAGGTACGCCCTTCTTAGCTTGAACACCTTTTGATTCAACCTTCTTAGGTGCTGCAGGCGCAGCCTTTTTAGGAGCTTGAACCTTGGACACTGAAGGAGTTCTTAATGTAGCTTGGGGCACTGTAATAGGTTTAATCTCAGGTTCTTTTGCTGCCACTGTAATAGCTGTAGTGTCACGTTTTAGTACGCGATTTGCCAACAACTTAAGAGCGGTGGTTTCTTCTGAGTCAAAAGGTGACTTGTAAACTTCAGCTACTGCTTTGGGTTGTGATTGTGCAAGATTGAGCAAAGTTTCAATCTCTGAGATTGCCCATGCTTTAAGCCTACTTTGAACTGATTCAAGAATCTCTGCACGGGCAGAGCCTTCACTGAAAATATCTTTATTAACAAGCAACATTAGAAGATTGGCTTCCTCAACACGCTTCAAGGCTTCGTTAATAGTACCTTGCGTGGAACTACCCTCTTCTTCGTTCAAGTCATTTAAGACTTCATCTGTTGCATATTCTGATTCATCAAAACTCATAGTCAACTCCTTAAGGACTCTATATCACTTATTTTCTAAAATCGTCTAAATTATTTTCCGCTAGACCCGAATCCACCTTCGCCACGTTCAGTGTCAGAAAGTTCATCGGCTTCTACTAAGGTTACCTGTGGGTAAGGCATTACAATCAATTGCATGATGCGCTCACCTTCCTTATAAGAACTACCAGCGGTAGCACGGTCTGCACTATCAATTCTAAATTTAGCCATGATTTCGCCACGATAGCCTGAATCAATAACCCCTACGGAATTAGTGAGATTAAGGCAGGTCTTAGAAATGGAGCTACGGGGGAAGATTAACCCAACGTAACCCTTGGGGATTTCAATGGCTAGCCCTGTACCGTAGGTTATAATTCTACTACCGTCTTTATGGCGCTCAAATGATTTGGAGATGGCGGTTAGGTCTAGGCCAGCATCACCATCTTTCGCATACTTAGGGATTACAGCCTTGGGGTCTAATTTCTTTACCTTGATTTCTAGTGAATGAAATAAATTTTTAAGATTGTCCATTGTCTTTCCCCATGATATGTGTTTTTTCGTAGAATGCCAGACCCAGTGATATGGCATCTGCAATATCATTGTCTTTCATTAAAAGTTTTAATCCAAAGGTGGTATTGGCAAATCGAACGCTTAAGTGCTTCTTAGTAATCTTACCACGTTTCTTGCCTTTATTCACTAAAGCATTATTCTTCTTATCTTCTTTTGACATGCGAATTTCAAGGATTCCACGCCATTCGCTAGGGTCCAGATAGGTAAATGTTCGTTTATGTGCAATAAGCTGCTCTATGGTTGACTTATGAAGCCACTCTAGTAGACGCTGTGTGTGCCTGTTGCGACCCTTCACTGTGTTCTCAATGACGATTGCATCGGGGTTATGTTTGTGAATTAAATTGCCTAAATGGGCTGCCATTTCATCTGCAGCTTTTAAAAGATTATATGGGTACTCGGGTTGTTTATTAGGCTCTTCGTTAACATTAAAATTTATTAGAGTTACGCGAATAAGGCCATATTCAACTAACTTATTATTGTCGAAAATAGCCCATCCAGTTTTACTTGAAATGTCTAATGCAAGTATTTTCATTGGAGAAAGTGCGCAGGCACTCCTAGGTCGCCAAAGATTTCTTCATACTCTTCCGTAACTTCAACTTCTTGTAGAATCGACTTGTCATTGAAGGGTATAAATTGAGCGTTGGCGATAGCATGTTGAATCTCAGATACGGAGTGTAGGTAAGACTCTTCTTTATTGTCTTGCTCCGTTGGAATATCGTATGCGTTTACTATGGCCACAACTTCAGAATTGGCATTCAGCACTGGCGACCCAGACCATCCTGGTGAAACTCTAGCGGTTGACTTTAACTGCTTAGTTTCAGTGTAGATTGGAATGACCGTATAATCTTCGCAAATAAACCAATTTGGACTAAATGGTGCAAACTTGCTTTCAGCGCACTTATCAAAGTGATTGAAGTAACGCTCAACTGCCGTCCCATAGATGTAACCTTCAGAAATCATCATCTGGATTTCACCATCAAATCCAGTGATGGTAACATGGTCGTAACGTTTGGGGTCTACTTTCCCTAGGTTAAGTCCAGGGTGGGGAAGCTTGGTCTTAAAAATACAAATGTCTTTACCAGGTTCCATATAGACATCGGTGATTATATCGAGGTCTGACAAAGATTTTACAACCCCATCTTCATTAAGAATGATAGATGGAATACCTTTGTGTAAGTCACGACAAACGTGATTATTAGTAACCCCAACTGTGCCAGTAGGAGTGTTAACAAAGAATGCCGTAGCACGCATCATTGGTATAAACTCTTGCGTGCGAGGGTTAACAAAAACCCCAGACTTCCTAAGTACCGCCACGTTAAAGACAGATTGCTTAATCTTCGCAAAGTCAAAATCACTTCCATGTGCAACACTGATGAGGCTCAAGGAAAGCAATAGTAATCGTATTGCTTTTAACATATTAGAACGTGCCTCGTTCTTTTTTCAGTTCAAAGATGTAGTCCATCTTATCTGTGATAGCTTTCTTTGCATCGCGGTATCCACCATTGAGGTCACCAAGCTGTTCCTTAAGAGCGGCTAAGGTTTCATCAGCCTTTTTGGTATCTTCATTCTCTTTGATAGCCTTCATGTAATTAAGAAGAGCTTCGTTTAGTTGGGAGTCCGTTTTACCACGAGTCTCGCTAATAAACGTATCGTCAAACTTAGATTCCATTTTTTCGCGTTTTGTTTTACCAGCCATTTTATTCTCCTTAAATGCTTAAGTATGTCCAAAGAGTCTCTACGGGGTAGAGCTTTTTAGTAATATCCAATGTGTATAATACCACATTTAATCTCAAATCTGCCTTTTTACTTAATAATACGTTCATACTTTTATTAAGTTTTAAAATTGAGTAGCGCACATACGCCACTTCTTTCTTATTTGTTTGAGCTAAGTAGTTCTTCATTTCCTCATCCGTTAAGAATACACGTACCTCGCCAACGTTTTGCGTATTAGTATTGTCTACCAACAGCACAACCTTTGGCTCACCGTTTTCTTGTGACTTGTGGATTGGAATGAATACTTCAGTTTCATCTGTTAGGGAGTCCCATACGTCTTCGTTTGTTGTTATCATGATATGTGTGCTATCCCGTTTTTCTTTGTTAGTTTAATGCTGTTATCGAGCCCCGCATTAAGTTCAGAGGTGTGGTCTATGATGAAATAGAGCCTATCGTGTGACTTACCCTTGTAGAATTCTAGAAGGGCTTCTTTGGAATTAATATCAATAGAGTCAAAGGGTTCGTCCAGGAACTTCCAATTCAACACCGTACCGGTGCGTTTACTTAATACGGAGTCCAGGGCTTCATCTACGGCTATGATTAAGCTACGCTTCTCACCACCAGATAGGGAGTCAATTGAAACCTCATCGCCATTAGAGAAGAGCTTGAAAGTAATGTTCTTTGTGACGTTACCTGTGGACTTAGCAATCTTGTCAGAGTGGAATTGCAGAGTGAACTTAGAGGCATTGGGTATATTGGAAAGGTTTGCATTAGTCTCGTAATTGAGTTCTTCTAATACGGTGTCAAAGATATAGCCCACGAAGCCGTTCTTAGAAAGAACCTTGTCGAGAGATTCTAATACCTTAATGTCCGATTGCATCTTTTCATTCTCAGCCTTTAATCGCGCAAGCTCATTTTGGTTATGCTCTAAAGATTTGGTGGCGCGGTCAAAGTCAGCCTTGGCATGTTCTTGCTCGCGTTTAGCTGAAGCAATCATAGTATCTAAATTCTGTATTAGTTTTTCGTTCGTAGCAATAGCTTGTTTGACACAGGTCTTATCGTTCTTGAGACGCTCTTCCATTAAGTTGTTGTTATGTTTTTCTTGTATAGCCTTTAAAGCCAATATGCTTTGTTTAATGCTTTGCTCGTCTATACGCTTGGCCTTCAATGCTTGGAAAGCCGTGATGTTGTTGCCCAGTTCTAGTTGGAGTGATTTCATTAGAGAAGCAGTTTTTTCAGCATTAATTTCTTGGTCGCAAGTCGTGCAACGGTGTGCGTGGACGGTAGCTATTTGCTTATTAAGACTCTTGGTTTTTTCATTGATGATATGCAACTCAGAATCAATCTTTGCATTTTTAGCAAGCTCTGCTTCAGCATTGATTACGGCTTGCTTTATTTTCACTAGTTCAGCATTGATGATTCCAATAGAAGGGCTAATCCCACCCTCTAGTAACTTTGCTAAGTCTTCATTTTTGCGTATTAGTTCTACGCGCTCAATGCGGTTGGATAGGATTTGTTGGTCCAGGTCGTGAATTGAATTAAGCTTATCTTGTGTGCGCGTAACCTCTGCGCGAGATGATTCAAGTAAGTGTTCACGATTGGTAATGCTAACGGTTGAGCCCGTAAGCTTTTGCTCTGCCAGATTAAACTCTTTAGAGATAGTTTCATTGGCTGCATTGATTTCATCCAGGTTAAAGAATGAGCTTAGGAATTCTTTCTTTTCGCCATCGCTTAAGAGTAGGAAGCCACCAGCATCGCCTTGCTCTTTGAAGGACAAGGCTTTGAATTGTTCTGGGGTAAGCTTTAATAGGTTGTTGATTTTGTCTTGAACATCATCGGCAGAACCTTCCACTCCATCCAGTATTACTTTACCACCAATGGTTCGTTTAATACTGTGGGGTTGATGGTCAACTTCAAACTCAAGGTCAATGACTGGTTTAGAATCTGTATGGCGATTCTTTAGTTCTTTTGCGCTAACACCCGTGGCTTTAGAGCCAAGAAAGCCAGCAATGATTGCCATTACAAAAGAAGTCTTGCCTGTACCATTAGACCCACCGTCATCTAAGTTTTCACCCGTAATAGAGTAAATACCAGAGTCAGTGAATGTTACTTTTTGGTCATCAGCAATGTCTCTGAAACTAGAAATCCCTACTGATTTAATCTTGAGTATCATGTTTTTTTATTACCGTTTCTCTTTCATCCATAGTTTTGATGTGAATGTCGCCACGTTCTTTCATACGTTCAGCGGCATCTTTACGAAGTTCGACTTTCTTAGCCATAAGACCGTTATCGTAGATTTCCACACTGGACGTATTAACATTAGGCAGGGCTTTTTCGAGAACGCCTGAGCAATGACAAATTAAGAAACCAGGCTGTGGTTGACCAGTCTTGTAAAGTTTCTTCGTCGTATTACCGCACAAGTTACATTTATAGAGAACTAACACTGAATATCCTTTCTAAGGGGTGAAGGCTTTCTAATTGCAAAGCCAAACCAACCCACGGATAGCAATATCCAATGAAAATCACCATTAACATTAAATGATAGGTGTGGTTTATAAGTGAGCCACACTTGCAAATTTATTAAGGTTAAATAGAATAAAAACGTATCGTCCATTATGACCTCGGTTCGTAATCTTCTTTTTCGCGTTGAGCAACTGCTTCTTGGATTGCACGCTCTTCAGCGGTGAGAGTTTTGGCGTTATCAATCTCAGTTTCCATATCTCTACTAAATACCACAATCCCGCTAAGTCCCATTAACATTTTAGCGACCGATAGACTATTTTTGATTGCGCATAATACGGCTGAGGCTGAGTCAATAATACCTAGTTCAATTGCATTTCCAACTTTAGAATTGAGGGCATCGTAGGTGGTCATGAATTGCTGGTCTTTCATAACGTCATTAAAAATCTCATGGACCTCTTCAGTTGGAATTTCTGCATTAGCAAAGATTCTATAGAAGGGTTCAATGAATGCGTTACGCATGATGTACTTAACCGCTGGAGAATATTCACTACCCTTGATTTGTTGTCTTAGAGAGATAAGGGTCTTAGCACATCCAGGGAGAACACCGTCTTTAAGCGCACCTTTGATTGCACATACTGCATCTTCCACACGGTGACGCTTCTCTTTAAGTTCAGCTTCAGATGAGCCCATGACTTTAAGTCGGGCAATACCACCTGTAAGTAGGGCTTGACGCTCATTGAAGAGTTCCTTGTCCATAGAAGAAGCTGCGTTTTGAGATTGGATTTGAAGCTCTTCGCTACGGGCAATGATTAGAAGCTCATCGGGGTCACCTAAGATGGTTGACTTATAACGGTTGAATTCAAATGAGTGCATTGTCTCTAAGCCAAGGTCTGCAAGTTGTGCATTCTCTAAAGGGTTAGAGAGTGGGTCAAACACTTTAGCCCCTACGAAAGCCGCCACGTCTTGTAGGAAGTGGGACTGAGAATTAGTCTGCATTGACATTGGAGTCTTTAGAGGAACTACATTAATAGTTCCAGGGTTACGGAAGTTTTGAGCTAATACGGCTAATACGCGTTCGCTAAAGTCATGTGCAACTAATACGATATTTTCATTAAAGCGTTGAGCGTCCACGATAATACGACCAGTTTCATCTACAGGGTAAGCTGCTTGACCAATCTTATCTAATACGGGAATTAAAGGAGTTATGTCATTTAAGCGACCATTGTAAAGAATGAACTTAGGTTTATCCAACATCGTTCGATAATGCCCACGGTCATTAATGAATTCTTCTACGAAACGACCGCATGAGTCTTCAAACCCACGGGCGATAGGTAAGCCTTCAATCTTCTCAACTTCAAAGCCTCCAGAACCAGTAGCTTCAACAATAGTCACGTTACCGTTGTGGCCTACTTGTGCGAAGCAATCGGTCACGGCCTTGGCCATATCAGCGTCATTATTGGTTGAGATAAGGGCTACCTTCTTTAAAAGGTCTTGTGAGTTCTCGTTAGTAATCTTAAGTGCATTATCGCGCACGAAGGGCACTATAAGCTCTTCGTAGGCTTGCTCAAGCTCACGCATTACTTTCTGGGTTGAAAGCCTAGGATTCTGCCCTAGGAAGTCAAAACCATGTTTTATCAGGCCAGCGGCAAGGATAGTAGCTGTAGTGGTTCCATCTCCTGCCTCTACATTCGTTTTACTACTACTATCGCGTGCCGCTTCTAATACGGCCTGGGCCGTCGAATTAGTGAAGGCCATGGAGTTGAAAACGGTAATACCATCTTTCGTAACGAAAGGTGGCATGTCTTCTTGTCTTTCAATTAATACGAGTTTTCCATTTGGTCCAAGTGTTGAACCAACCAACTTACTAGCTCTTTGCAGAGTGTCTAGAACGATGTGTTTGAGTTGTGAGCCTTCATAAGTAATGGATTTTGCGGCTGTTTTAGCCTTGACGTGTTGTTTATACATGCTAGATAACTCCTAAGTAAATTTAAAAGGGATACCGTCTAGTTCTGTTATATCACCTTTTATCTACAAAACTTAAAAAAATAATCAAAATAGTTAACTTAATTGTGGTATAGGATTTGGTAATACACAAGAAGGAGTTAGTTGAATGTCATTTTTATCAGAACGAATCCAAAACGCCCGTCAAGAATTACTAATACTGCAATCCCCGTTATTACTTCCTGAAAGACCAAAGCTTCCAAAAGAACTGTTTTTAAGAACTGGCTACCAAGACCACATCCAAGACACGTTGAATGTCAAAAGAGCTATCACACTTACTAATTGTATCCTAAACCAAGGTGCGCATTACTTTCTTTTGCACCGTGACCAATTCAGGCAAGCTCTTAAAGATGATAAGAATTGGAATCCAGGTGTTGGTTTAGCGAACGATGACTGGTCTGAGTTTGTAAGTTATTGCGTGCGATTGGGTTTGTTCCAAGAGTTTGAAATTGTCAAAAATAAGAAGGGTCATAATGTCATAGTTTGGGAAGTTAAAGACGCCGCAATCCTCGAACTTTTAGGTGATTCTGACAAGAACGGGCAACTAGCTAGAATCCATAAGTTTTTAAGCTCGGACCGTATCGCGGACCCTATCTCGGACCGTATGACGGACGCAGCTAATAAGCAAACTAGCAAATCAACAAATAAGAAAATTAGCAAACCAGCAAACCAGGAACTAGTATCCGTACATACAAAAGAGTCCGAGGCCGAGAAGTTGAGGGCTGTGTTTAAACTCCTACTAACTATGAAGCTATCTGAAGAGAATACTCGTCGTGTAAAAGATATGTACGCTAAGTTCGATAACGGTATTGAATTATCAGAACGCTCTGTAGCCTTATTACGTTCTTTCCTCATGGAACAACCTGATGATAAAATCAACATCAAAGAATTTGTTAAGCAATTTAACCTACCTTCATCTCCACCACCTGTTCACGCCATTGATTGCACCAATATGGGCGACACCCATCCCTGCGTAATTGATGGTCAATTTGGCTTTGCGATAACTCATGGGTTTATTCCCGTGTCTAAATATGTGTCAGGTACTAAAGGTCCTGTCGCATTTTTAGTCAGTAAGGGCGATATGATTCATTGGTCTGCAGACAATATCAAGTCCATCCCTATCCAACCAATGACATCTGAGCAAGTAGTTGAATTCCTTGTAAAAAATAAAGTTCTTGCAAGTGCTTAATTAAATTACGCATTTTAGGGAAATAAGTGATATATAGACATTAGGAGTATTGGCATGAAAAAAAATAAAGACCAACAACTTAAAGAATTGCGTAGCCAAGTGTATTGGCTCAAACGTGAAGTAGATGGGAAGCAAGATATTATAAACGTCATCAGTGATGACTTGTATAAATACCGTCAATTCGTTATCGCCCACTTTAAGAATTTAGCTGAGTGTGCAAATAGCGGCTCTACTCCAACTAATTCATGGTCTCTAAAGCAAGTCACACAACTTCTTAACAGAGTTAAATCTTTCTCATGGTAGATACTTACGGTTTTAAAGCACAGCAAAAAGTTGGTGACCGCGCTGAAGCTATGTTTCAGGCGGCATTCCCTAATGCGATTAACTTAAATAAGTTAGATGAAAACTGGCACTCACGACCCGACTTTAAAATCACTTTGCCTGGTATCGGCACAAAACTTGTTGAAGTTAAAGGTGAGGATTATAAATACGTCGAAGGTGGGTCTTACTCCAAAGAAGATAAGACTTCCCCAAATTTATTTGTAGAAGTGTATAGCAATAATCGTACAAAGACTTGGGGTGGGCCTTGGAAAGCCGACTCTTACCCAGTTAAGACTGACCTTTATGTTTTCATGTCGGCTATTACGGGTAATTATTATATGTTTGAAAATGCCGTATTAATTAATACGGTTAAAGCTTATGTTGAGAAGCACAACCCTCCAATCAAGTCCATTCCTAACGAAGGCTATTGGACTGATGGTTATGCCATTCCAATTACTGTTCTTAAAAAACATGCGGTATTAGTTAAATGAACGATAGTAAGATAGCAGAAGCAATTGATACCATCTCTAAAGCAATGTTATCAGACCCAGAATATAGAATGGTTTGGCAAGCTAACATAGCAATGGCTTTCCAAGATAAATTCCCAGAAGACGTGAAACGTGCCCTCAGTGCTGTTGACTTAGACATTCATGAATTGAGTAATAAAGCAGCCGATTATTTTTTAAAAACTTTAACCTTTTCTACAGAAGTGAGTATGTCAAATGAGCGCAAAAGTAATTGATTCTACGACCTTTCCCGTACCTGTCGATGTGGTATCGGAGCTACCTGAGTTTGAAATTAAGCCAACTAGTGACGCTTTCGTCGATTATAATATGCACATAAGCGCAAGCCCCGCATCGTTTGATAATGAGTTGAGTGATATTTCGTATTACAAGCGTGCAGGTTCTATTTTGAGACAACAATCCATTCATTTAGATAAGAAAGAAGTAGAGTACAATGCACGGCATGTTGACCTAGCTAAACTTGGCACTACGGTTCAAGAATATATCGAAGAGCTTGTTGTTCAGGCATTAATGGATTTCATGAATCCTACCCACATCGTGGAACTATCCGATGACAATGGCTACAAAAAATTCGCCGTATTAGATTCAAGCTGGATTAAGCGTGTGGTGAATGACAAAGAAAAGACGGAAACATTAATATTTTATCGTCAACCAATTGTAGGAACTATTTTTACTGGAGCTTCCTTAGAAAAAGCTCAGGAATTGATGGCTCAAGTAGCCAAAGGAGAACAAAATGTTTAAGAAACTCGTATTAGCAACAATGCTACTTCTGGGCGTCAATGCCTTTGCAGTAGAACAACTTAATGAAGCAGATGTTAAAGCTAAGTTGGTTGGCTCAAAGGGTATTATCTTTATTGATGCCTACGCTGAATGGTGTGGACCCTGTAAGGCATTCTCACCCTTAGTTGAGCAAGCTGAAAAAGAATTTACTCAAATTAAATTCTACAAGCTCGACATCGACAAGAACCCTGCATTCACGGCAGCGTTTCGTATCGACTCAATTCCACGCACCATTATCTTAATTGACGGCAAGCCCTCAGTTATCATTCCTGGTGCAGCCCAGAACTATGACCAGCTTAAAACGGTATTAGAACAAGTGGTTGATGAAAACTCACCCTTACGTCTTAAACTCCGTCAAGTTCGTGAGAAGACTATCTAATGCAATTCATACTGGAATCGCCTACTAAGTTAAGAATTATCGACCCAAATGAGTCAGAGCTTAAGGGCCTACAGAAGTATTTATCTTACAAGAATTCCAGTATTGCTTATCAAATTAAGAACCTAAAGAAAAATTTCTATTTGGCGCAACGCTATGGAACGGATTACGTCAATAGGAAGATTAAAGAATTAGAAGACCAATTGGTGTCAACCCTTTTACATACGGACGGTAAAGGGTTCTACACCCTATCTGGAGTAGCTGATGACTTACGTCAAAGATTTTCTACATCAATCACTAACCAAGTTGAATATCCTGATTTTAAAGATTTACCTTGGAACATTGCCCCCACGTTAACCCCATATGACTATCAAGAAGTTACTGTAGAGCACTTTGTAAACAACCCTCATTCCCATGCTGAACTGGCAACGGGATTAGGTAAGAGCTACATTGTAACCCTCCTACTAAAACGAGTGGGTTTACCCACGGTAATTGTAACCCCATCAGCTTCCATTGCCCGTCAAATCTACGACGATACCCTCAAAGCGTTTGGCAAGAAATACGTTGGCTTATATGGTGATGGCAAAAAAGAAGTAGGCAAGCATTTCTTAATCTGTATCGGTAAGTCTTTGGCAAATGTTGAGCATAAAGACCTAATAGAAGAATTTAAAAAGTACCAAGTATTCATTTCGGACGAATCCCACACCCTAGGCGCTGACCTTTTCGCTAAGTTCTCATTGGACTTGCTTGGTCACTGTCCTTACCGTTGGTTTCTCTCTGCCACCCAGGAGCGTAACGATGGCACAGACCTTCTACTAGAAGGAATCATTGGTAAGAAGGTTTATGAAAAAACAATTCAAGATGGTATTAAAGAGGGCTACCTAGCCAAACTCTCGACCTTAATTTTTGACGTTGAATCTCCCAGTAAGTACACTGGCACTAACGTATTAAAAGCTAACCAAGAGCATCTCTATAAGAACCCCGCCGTCATTCGTTTGGTGGCTCAGTGTGCAGCGCAAGCCGTGAACAATGGCAAGCCTACGTTAATACTGATTGACGAATATGAGCAAGAAAGACTCTTAGGCCCACATATGAAAGTGCCCTACACTTTCGCCCATGGTGGGGATAAAGAAATCCACCAAATAGTTAAGGACTTTAACGAAGGTAAGATTATGTGCGTGGTTGGGACTTCAGCGGTGTCCACTGGAACTAATTTTAAACCACTGCAATTAACGATTTCGTGGAAGGCTAACAAGGCAGGCACTAAGGTCAAACAAGGTGCCATTGGCCGTTCCACCCGTCTTGACCCTGCATCAGGCAAGAAGGATTGTAAGATTATAGATTTCCGTATTATCAATGTGCCCCTACTCTATCGTCATGCCAATATTAGAATTGGGTATTACCAAGATGTTGGCGAAGTTCAATTTTTAGAAATCGCATCTACGAAACAACAAAGGCTATCGTAATGGAAGACAAAGACTCTAGCAACGTCGTGCATATTTACATAAAAGAGCTTAATGCAGAATTGAAGAAGCTTCCAGATACGGATACTGAAGCTATGTTCGTTAAGCTCAATGGATTGGAGATAGCGTTCTCAAAGAAGCTTAAGACCACCGCCGATGGTAAACGTGTTTATGATAAGTTCATAGAGAAGATTAACCACACTAAAGGTGGTATCAAGATGGCTCGCGCTTACTTTCGTGGCCGTGAGGATACCTTTACGGCGACTGTTGGCGAAGCAATTTCTAAACGTAAGCCTCAATTGATGTACGCTGTTCCAATTAATTACAAGTTCGTATTATTTGCCGTGCAGAACGTTACAAGGCCACATAAGCGCCTCCATGCCCTATACGAGAAGATTAAAGTTGCCCGTGAAGAAATCATCAACAAGTATCTCCACCTTGCTCTTAACCGTGCCAAGGTGTTCACTAAGTCATCCTATAAGGGGTACTCTGAGTTTGGCGACATACTGCAGCTTTCAAATGAGGCATTAGTTTTGGCCGTAGATAAATATGTATTAGATGAAAACTCATCAAGCTTCCACGCCATGGCCATTGGACGTATGCTAGCAAATTTGATAGCAAATTCTTTTTCACCTTCCTCTGCCACCATTGGCCTGCATAATCAAAAGAAGCTTTATAAGATTCGTAAGCTTAAACAAACTCGGCCTGACTTAAGAAATAAAGAAATAGCTGAAATTCTTGAATTAACTGAAAAAGAAGTCGATGAACTGGTAGAAGCCACTAAGTATTCTAGCTTAGACCAGCCACTTAATACGGAAGATGCAGATGAGTTACTTGGGGATTACACTGCAGACCCTAACTCAGAATTCGTCAACCCCCATGTAAATACTGAGTCGAATGAACTACTAAATGTGCTATATAGTAACTTAGACAAGCTTAATGTCATCGAACAGAAGGTTTTAAAACTTAAGGGAGTTAAGACGTGTTTCTAACAGTTAATGACCAAGTAATGGTTGAACCACTCGTTTTTAATAAAGAAAAAGCTACTCCCAGTCGTGGTTGGGTTCAAGATGATAAGATTTCTAATGCACTTATCGGTACTAAAGTATTAGCTAAGTCTAAGCAATTCGATGCTGGCGATGTCGTGTACGTTAGGGCTTCCGACGTAAGCTCACATGCTGCAGTTAAAAACATTTTTGAATTCGATAGCCAAAAGTGCATCATTCTCCCTGAGATGTTTGTCGTATTAGTGGATAGAAAATGAGCAAGTTACTTTTAATAGGCGACCCCCATGGGCAGCCAAACAATCTAATCGACTTGGGAAAGATTTTCGACTTAGCCGAGTTACATGCTGGTGATGTTGATGGCACCATTTTAATGGGCGACCTGTTTCATACGCATCGTATCCTTCAGCAAGAAGTCATTTCATTTTATAAAAATAACTTAGAACGTATTGCTGGAACACAACAAGATGTGCCAGTCGTTTTAGTTGGTAATCACGATATGGTCGGCCCCACTAATGATTCGTTAAATGCCGTGTCCCTTACCCTTGAGGGGTATTGCACCCCTGTAGTTAAGGCCACGAAATTATTTGACGGCGTGTGGGGCGTACCATTTATTGCAGATAAAGAAAAGTTCATCGAAGTATGCAAAGGCATTCCTGCAGATGCTATCCTACTTTGCCATCAAACATTTGATGGGTCCAAATATGAAAACGGCTTCTACGCGCCAGATGGTTTAGACCAAAAGCTTATTCCACAATCCTTCATTGTGTCTGGACATATCCATTCACACCAGGTCATTGACGGCGTAACATATATTGGTACGCCTCGCGCAGTGACCGCTGGTGAAGCTAACCAGTCTAAATTCATCTGGATTCTTGATACCGAAACTAGAACCTTTGAAAAGTATTGCACAGACCCCTTTGTTAAAACGTACCGCACTTTAGAGGTTGATTCTGACACGGCTATTCACTTAGACGGGTTAAACTTTTTGAAAGATGATATTCGTATCGTCGTAAGCGGGACGCAAGAGTTTTACAACAACTTCATCGACCGTCACCAAGACCTTATCGGCAAAGCAAAGATAATTCCTAATATTAAACAAGTCTCAGGCAAAAAAATTGATTTAGAAAAGTCAGACTCCATTTCAGATGCGCTTCATAAATATGTGTTTGAAGTAGCTGACATCAATGAAGAATTAAAGGAAGGCGTATGGAACAAGCTGCAGCAAGTAATACCACAAATGCTCAACAAAAGTGGACGCTAGGAAAACTACTTCTAACTAAGTTTGGCGTATTACATGATTTCCACATTCACCAAATGGAAGCGTACACATATGCCTGCACTCCGTTAACACTAGAAGCTTCCTTTGAAGTCGATACTGAAGCTCGTGTGGTTATTTACCGCCTTAAGACTAAGCACCACTACACTAAGAAGGGCGAAGCTCTTATCAAGCGTAAGAAGTACGACCCTCGTAAGCTCAAAACTACATTTAAGTACAATAAAGAAACTGCAGCGGCAGTTAAGAACTTAAAACTCTGGACCAAGCATTTGCTTTGGGAGAACACTAAAATCGAAGTGTATATTGACGATGCCAAATTTTAACCCACGCGAATTAGAAATTTTAGAATCGTATAAGAAGATTGGCATTCGACCCATGTCGCCTGCCTTAGTTGCACAGTTTTATGAACTGTTCCTTGAGAATTACTCATGTGCTGAGATTGCCCGTCTTAATAAAGGTATTTCTGAAGGTGATGTATTGTTTGCCGCTGAGAAGTTTGAGTGGCACCGTAAGCGTGATGAATACGCTAAGGGCTTGCAAGAACAAGTAGGTCAGAAGATGGCCAAGCAAGAACTGGAGTCCATAGTTCACTTAACCAATTTAATCTCTGTGGCCCATAAGCAACACAATGAGCAAATGATTAAGTACCTACAAACTGGCAAGAAAGAAGACCTGCCAGATAATTCAATTAATAGTCTTAAGAGCTATAAAGACGCTATCGACTTACTCCAAAAGATTACGGGTAAAGACAAGATTACAAAGCAAGAAATTAAAACGGAAAATCATAGTGTTACAACTTTCAAGATAGACCCTGAATTTAAGAAAGAATTAACACCACAAGTTAAAGAAGCTCTTTTAGAGCAAATGATAAATGAAAAGGAAGGTAAAAAATGACAAAGATGCCTACACCAGAAGAACTCACTGAGATGTACAAAAAAGAATCTGAAGCTTCACTTGATAGGGTTGTTGCGCATAACCAACTTTTAAATACCTTGCATGATGTTGTTGATGAGGAAGAAGTTAAGATGGCTATTGCAGTTATCGAAGCTACAGGTGGGAATTTAGTTGCTTCAGATGACACCAACCCTTTGGATATTGTTAAAGCCAATCCTCGTCCAGAATTTAAAGGAAAATTGGAAATTAAAAATGGCAATCCAGGTTTTAAATCACAACAACCCGTTGGTATGTCAGAAGTTGAGCGAGTCCAATCAGTAGTTGCAGAAGCCGTCCACTCAGTACACGAATCACATTTACAGATTTTTGGAGATGAAAAACCAGGCGTTGTACTCCAAGTTCTTGATGAACAACTTAAGGAAGATTTAAAGGCAAAATGACCATCCCTGTAGTAGACACTGAAAAAGAAAACCGCGACCGAATAATGCTCTTAGAGCGCATTACTTCTAAGGTCGGCCTTCAACGTTGGTTGAAGTATTTTCTTGATGTAGACTTAGCTGACTGCACGGTGTCTCGTTTTGCCACTTCCAATCCTCTCGATATGGTTTGGAAGATTTATCAATTTTGTGCTGATGAAAAAGGTGATGAGCCTGTAACGATTCGTTTCATTGCAGGCCGTTCTAGCCAAAAGACCTTATCATCTGCCGTATTAGCTATCCTACTGCCTTTGCACTTTGGTCGCGGGGTTGTACACTTAGGCGGTACAATTCCACAAGCGAATCGCGCATATTCCTATTTTAGGAAATTTGCTAATAAGCCTTATGTCAAGGAACACTTGACTGGTGAGCCGACCCAAAAAAATTCCAAGTTCATGGTGAACGGGGAAGATGTGGAAGTAGAAATTCTTTCCATCTCCCCTATGGCCGTTCAAGGGCCTCACCAACCTGTAGTGTCATTAGATGAGTTAGCGTCTTTAAGCCCAGATAAAATGGTAGCTTACCAAGACGTTAGCGGTATTCCAATTTACACCCAAGATGGCAAGCCATGGATTAATTTTGGGATTTCATCTCGTAAGGGTAAGTACACTATTATTGAAACTGAATATGAAGACCGTAAAACTAACGGCATTCAATTTGAGTTTTGGACTGTATTAGAAAACACTAAGCGTTGCCCTGATGAAATATCTGGGACGGTTCCTGTGACCATGCACGTCAACGTTACGGAAAACATAACCTTAGTTGACGCTCAGTTCGATTTATTACCCGTGCATGAACAAGCAAAGTTTGAAACGGTGCAGGGCTTTGAAGGCTGTTTGAAGTGCCCACTCTCTGCCGTATGTGGTGGTGACCTTAAGAAGCAAACCTCAACTTGCAAAACACTTCGTCCTACTAAGTCAGTAATACAAGAATTCAAATCAGCCCCTACGGTCGAATGGTTCTTGTCACAAAAAATGTCAATGGCACCATCGGCAGAAGGTGCGGTCTACTCAAGATTTAAACGAGAGAATTTTGAAAAGACCCCTCGTGAGATGTGGGAGATTTTTACTGGTGAAGACCCAGGCTTTGAGGTTACCAAAAAAGACCTTATTGATAGGTTCATCAAAGCTGGCGTTAGACGCTATGCTGGTATTGACCACGGCGTAACTCACCCTACCTCTATAGTTATTGCCTATGAAGATGGCGTTGGAAATGTTTATATTCTTAAAGTTCATGAACAAGCTGGCCTAGAACCCCCAGAAGTAGTCGAACTAGCGGGTAGGATGCACGATGAGTATAAATTCTCTGTCATGTACCCAGATACTGCACAGCCTGGTATTAACAAGATGTTGTCTAAAGTCGTTAGAATATATGATGACTTCACCAAACGCGTTGAAAACGGTATTACCGCCATCCGTTCTAAAATTGCACCCACCACGGGCGGCACTAGACTTTATGGTCTTAAGGGTGAGTGTGAGGCTTTAATTCAAAACTTAGAGCGTTATCACTTTAGTTACGATACGGCAGGTAAGCTTACAGATACCCCCGTAAAAGAAGACGATGACTCTCATGACGCATTGTCTTACATAGCTCAAAACGTATGGATTAGCCGTAACCAAATTATTATCCCTAAGAACAATGAAGAGAAAAAAGAGCAAACCCCTGAAGAGTATCGTGCAGAAGTTCAAAAGCAAATGGACAACTGGCTTTCTACTCAAATTAAGACGGTTACCCAGGAATCTGGTGGGGCAAACCCTACGCAAACATCCAAAAAGCAGGGATTTCATTGGGGAATTTAATGAATAAAATCAATGAGTTATATGAAAATCTTAATGTATTAAAAAACGGTATTATCCAAGGAGCACTTTCTTGAGCACTTTAAATTTACGATTAGGCTTTTTAGCTTTCTCTGACATGCTACAAAATAACAACCCAAGTATCCGAAATGCTGACCTTTCTTACAATTTGCTAGGCATGACGGTAACCAGACCTAAGTCGGAAGAGTTTGCAATTGCTCCAGGGTTTACCCAATCAATCTTCAACGGTACGAGAAATACCGCGATTGATAGCACTACGGCATTTACCGTAAGCCAACCTTCTATTGCTCTTAACACCTTTAGATTTACTTGGACTGGTGGAACAGCCCCAGCTTTTAGAACTAGCCGCGTGACAGGCATTGATAATACCACCCAATTCGCCGTTACGGTAAATGGTGGCATTGCCCTTTACACATATACTGGAACGGGTACAGCGCCTGACTTCAGCACACTTCAAATTGGTGACCAAGTTAGCATTAGTGCAGGTTCTGGCTTTAACCCAGTTAACCAAGGTGTGTTCACTGTTATTGGTAAGAACGCAACATCATTTTCTATTCAAAATCTTGATGCAGTGGCAGAAACTGTAGTGGTTCTAGACCCTACACTGTTATTACTCTTCAGTAATGGTGCTTCAAATAATCAAGCACAAATTGGCGATAAGCTTCTAATCTCCGCTGGATTTAGTCAATACACCCAAGGCACCTACGTTCTTACAAACGTAACGCCTAATTACATTGAAATCACGGCAGCTAATCCAAATGGACTTCCAATTGAATCAGGCATCATGCCTGGAGCCGCTGGATTCGTAATTTATTCAAACGCTAAAAAGTGGGTCATGATTGCTGCACAACAACGTTGCAGTGTTCAAGCTAATGCTGATGTTTCAAATAACACGTTAGTTGAGCCCACAACAGTCGATAGTCCTGAAACCCCAGGACTCTATCTTAAGAATGGAACGACCTACGCTTTAAGTGTAACTAACCTCAGTCTTGAGACTTTGGTTGTAACGATTGCGACGGCAGAGTAATTTATGAGCGATGATAAAACACAAAGATTAGTAGGCGGCGCTGAGTTACCTAGAAACGCAGAGCAGCTTCCTACTAGCGATAAGCGATTTACCACAATTGAAGTTGACCCTAATACCAATTCGGCTGACCCAATTGCACAAATCCTTAGCGAACTTAAGAAAAGCTCTGATGAGAAAATCAAGAAGAGTCTTCGCCTATCTTATGACGTAGACCCTCAGCTTGGTTATTCCAATTACGAAGGTCTCTATAAACAAAAAACTTCGCTCATTCCAAACATCATGCTCAAGCGCATCCGCGATACAGAAGAACTTATCGGCGGCGTCATCCTACCCGTTCGTGCTCGTCAAATTGCATCATTCGCTAGACCTCGTGCTAACCGTTTCGATGTTGGTTTTACCGTTAACATCAAGCCTCAAATTTTAGAAGGTTTGAGTGATGAAAAAATCAAAGAGCTTAAAGAGACAGAAGTCCCTAAGATTAAAGAACTTATGCTCAATTGTGGTTCTAACGAAGGGCTTAAAGATAAAGAAAAACGTACCCTATCCCAATACTTCTCAGAAATCATAGAAGATGCTTTGACGTTCGGGTGGTTCGCAACTGAAATCATTAAGACTGAAAGCTCAGAAGAGTTTCAATACTTTCGCGCCGTCGATGCTGGTACTATTTACTTCGCAGCACCTAAAGCTGATGCCGCTCAATCTATCCGTGAACAAGCTATCGTAGAACTTCAACGCATTCGCGATGGTATTGACGGACAAGGTAAAATCGAAGTTGACCCAGAACGCTTCATTGAAGATGATTACACATGGGTACAAGTTATCCAAGAACGTCCAAGACAGTTCTTTACAGATGATGAACTACTAGTCTGGACCCTTAGCCCTTCAACTGACATTCTACGTTCAGGTTATCCTGTAACCATCTTTGACCGTATTATTAATGCTATCACAACCCACATCAATATTACAACTCATAACAAGATGTACTTCATTAACGGTCGCGCATCTCGTAACATCCTGGTTTTCAAATCTGAGAACTTGGACAAAGAAGACGTTGAAATGATTCGTGCTCAGATGAACGCGCATATCAACTCTTCTAATGCTGCTTGGCGTATGCCAGTATTTGGTATCGGTACTAAAGACGAAGTTGATACCGTTGCATTAGATGCCGCTGGCCGCGACATGGAATTCCAATACTTATCAGACTTGACTAAACGTATGATTTTCGCCGCTTTCCAAATGTCACCTGATGAAGTAGCCGCTCTATCATACCTATCACGCGGTACGAACTCTCAGTCAATGGCAGAAGCTAATAACGAATGGAAGTTAATCGCCGCTCGTGACATTGGTCTTCGTCCATTACTACTTAGCGTAGAAGATTTCATTAACGAAAGACTTTTACCCAAGATTAATCCTGAATGGGCTAAACTTTTCTACATCGACCTCGAAGGTCTTGATGCAGATACACCAGAAAAAGAAGCTACCCGCTTAGAGCAAGACTCTGCAATCTACATGAACATGAACGACATCATGGACCGCGTAGAAAAACAGAAGGTCCCACTTGCAGGCGAATTCCCAATGAACGCTGCATGGCTTGCAATCCTTGAAAAATACTACACGAAGGGACAAATCCTCGAATCCTTTGGCGGTGAGCAATATAAAGGTTATGGCGACAAGACCCAACATCCTGAATTCGACTACTACCTTGGCGACGAGATGTACTTAGAAGTTAAGCAAATGCTTAACCCTCCACCCCAACCTGGTCAACCAGGACAACCAGGTGGCGGCGCTCCACAACAACCTCAAGACCTTGACTCCGTAGTGGCTCAACTCCAAGAACTTTTGAATAAGTCTGAAGGCTTAACCAAAGCTGAAAAGAGCTTACCCAAAAATCGTAGAGAGTTACTCAAATTGCATAAGCAAATCAAAGACAAGGTTACTGAAAGTTGGCAGGCTCAGTCACAAGACATGCTCAACCAAATTATGAACGCCCTAGGTGACAAAGATGACGGTCATGGGCACGAATAATGTTAAGCAAAAAAGCACGCGAAGTAATTCAATCAATCATCTCAAGGTCCTTTGATAACCTCAAAGGTACGTTCTTAGGCCCTAGCGCCTTAAAGAATTACTATTCCTTTGCCTTAAAGAACTACGACCCTAAAAAGTCATTGCTCCAGGCTTACTTACACGCCAACCTATTAAACGGTATGCAAGATTCCAGCGATAAAGTGAACATGGAACGCTTGCAAAATACCGCCTCAGACTACATCGACTCCCTAAAGCAAAAGACCACTGCCGATATGATGCGAACCATCGAAGAAGGTCTAGCTACGGTTAAAAACAAAAATAAACTTAAGAGTGAGAAGATTGGCGATTTTCTTCGTACAGATGAAGGCAAAGAAATCTTCTCCAAAATTCGTGAGTCTTTAGAAGAGCAACGTAAGAAGCTCGATAAGGGTGTGGAGCTTATTGCCAACGTCGAACTTCACAATGCTCAAAACCATGGTGTGGCCGATGCCATTCTTAAAAGCTCTGAACAGCTTGGTATTGAAGACCCATTGGTTTGCAAAATTGGCGTTAACGATGATAAGATTTGTAAAGACTGTATTCGTTTATGGGTTCAACCTGATATGGTTACCCCAAAGGTCTATAAAATGTCTGAACTCGCTAGTGATTCAGGTGATTGGAAAGACCGTAAAGCAAGTATATCCACGACTCATCCTAACTGCCGTCACGTCCTAGTGTTCGTCGGTCCTGGGTTTGGATTCAATAAAGCAGGTCGCTTAGAATATGTGGGTCAAGACCACAATGAATACGACCATCAAAAGAAACAAGAAAAGTCACTTACAAAAAAGTAAGTCGTGCAATTTCATCTCTTCAGATTCACTAGGACCTATAATTGACTTTGCCCATTGTGCCATCAATTCGTGACACTTATGCTGTTGTTGCGGTTCGCAATGGTGTATCGTTTGGTCCTTAAATGTAACCGCTAGAATTACCTCATGTGAGTCGTAATATTCATAATCCGTTATGTGAATTATTTTAGGTATGACAACTTGAGGTGCTTTAGGTTCTTCATTTTTTACGGAAGGCCAAAATCTAGCCATGCCTAATTTAGAAGAACCCATTATAAATCCTTGTTTTTATGCTCTACTACTACTTTGATTGCGGCTTGCATTTTACGCAGTTCTTGGTCAGTTGATTCACGGGCGATAGCCCATAATTGAGCGGCTTCAATTTTCTTATCAATATCAATATTCTTGCCAATGGATACCACGCGGCGCTTTTGTTCTAAGGTTAAGGCGCTACGAAATTGACCAATTGGGTTGATAACGGTCGCTACGGTCTTCCAAACACCTAAGTCTAAAATTCTTGTAAGATACACTTTAATCCCCTTTGTTTAAGTCGCTATTCATTAATATTACCACATCCCGTATTAGTGTCAATAAGAATTTAAGGCATTTAACTTTAATTAAATCAAGTATTTAGCTTAAAATCTTAATTTTGTTAGTATGAGTGACCTTAAGAAAAATCTAATACTGGCTGGTGTCTTTTCAGCGCAAACCCCCGATACTTCAGGCGAAGTCCTAGATGTTAAGGGTGCTGACATAGAAGAGCTACGTTCAGGAAAGGCTCTAGTTAATACGGAGCATATCAACCCAGAAGACCTAAAAGATGAGAAAAACAAAGGCTTTGAAGGCTTTCAGTCTATCGTCGGTAGGGTCATGAACGCTAAGAAAATCTTTAGCGAAAAAGATTGCTCAAATAAGCAAGAATTACAAGCATTTAAGAAACTCAAGGTCCCACTCATTTGGGGCCAAGTAGAAATCTTTGATGACGAGAATCATCCAAACGCCAAAGCTGCCGCATCTATTATACGCAACTTTGAATCGGCTGGGGTTGAACAACAACTTGGCTTTAGCGTTGAAGGTTCTACAGTTAAACGTGAAGGAAATCTTTTAAAAGAAACGGCTATTCGTAGACTTGCGCTAACGCACAAGCCTTGTAATAGAGCCGCCAAAGTTGAATTTGTGCAGGAATCCCACCAAGGAGTCCGCAAGTCTATGGATTACTCGACTGCCAATGGTGGCCACGAATCCTTGCACAAATCGGCTTACAATGAAGTGTATATAATTCAGGACTCAGTACGACCTGACCAATATGCACAGCTATCCAATGCCCTCAGCGGACTTAAAAAGGCAATCTCCGCTGGTGGAATGGGTGCCACTCCCTCAGCCCTCTCAAGTGGGCCTGCCTTGCAAAAGGAAGGACTCGATACTGAGTTAGCTAAGTTAGTGAAAATTTTCAAGAAAAAGAAGCTAACCCGTACTGAAATGCGAAAACATCTTCCTACCCTATCTGAGGAGAACTTAGAAAAAGTGGAAGCTGTGCTAGCCAACAAGCTCTATGCCGCTAACGAGGCAGAAGCTATGGAAATTTACGCGAAATTGAATAATTCTAAAAAACATTAATCATTTTAAGAACTTAGGGAAATATCTTAATAAAGGTAATATCTCTAGTAACTAGTTATTTTTAAATAAGGAGAATAAAAGATGTCCCTTTTACAAATTGCAAAACAACAAGCCCTCGCTCGTGACCTCCAAGAAAGACTTTCATTACGTCTTCCCAGCTATACATTCAGTCAATCGACTGATGCTTCTGGTGCTATCTTGTCTGTGTCACAAAGTGCCACCCCTACTGCAGGTCAGAACAACATGCTAATTCGCATTGTTCCTTTCGACACTCCATTTTTGGACAGTATCGGCAGCCCTCAACAAGTCTACAGCCCAAGCAAACTCCAAATCGTTGAAGAATCTGACACTGACTCTGGACATTCCATTGTTGCTAGCTCAGTTAAATCTTTAATCGACTGGGACCTTGCTCAATTAGGCGTGTATCAAGAACGTTATCTCGGCGCGAATGGTTCAGTTCCATCAACCGCTGAAATCCTCCCCGCTAACCTTGTTGCCAAAGTCGGCGACTACAAATGGCCAGGTTCTGGTCAATAATAGGGAAGCAGTTAGTTTTACTTTAACTAATAAGAGGAAGAGAAAATGGATACACCAAAAATTGACCTTGAGAAACTCGTTAAGGAAGCCATTGGCGAACTTGACGTGTTAATCAAGAAAGAAACGGATAAGGCAGAAGAGCTTAAAAAAGCTGAAGCTGCCGAACTCGCTAAGAAAGAAGAATCTTCCAAAGAAAAATCCAAAGAAGAATCTTCAAAAGAAAAAGAAGAGTCAATGAAGAAAGACGATGCAAGTGCTTCTGCCCCTGCACCTTCTCCTGAAGCTTCTGATTCAAGCGCAACTCCACCTGCTTCACCTGAAGCAAGTGACAGTCAACAAGACCAAGACTTTGGCAGCTTAGAAGAACTCTTAGCTGACCTTGACCCCGAAAAACTCCAGGACCTTATGGAAAAATGCAAAATGGAAATGGCTAAACGCTCATCTCCATCTCCAGAAGCCGCTCCTGCAGATATGGGTTCAGCTAGTCCTGCAGCCCCTGCACCATCCCCCTCAGCATCTGCACCTTTGCAAATGTCTGAAAAGGATAACGCTAAGGTTGAAGAATTAGAACAGAAGCTTGCTAAGTCTGAGACTGAAACCAAGAAGCTTCAAGCTGGTCTCGAAAAAGTTACAGAGCTTTTCGAGAAGATGATTAACAAGCCAGTTCGCAAAGCTGTGACTGACATTAATCATGTTGCTAAACCAGGCGAAGGCAGTCTTCAAAAATCTGAAGACAAGAAGCCTCTAACGGATAAGGAAATTCACGCTAAGTTAACTTCCATTAGCCGTAAGCCCACATTAACTAAGAACGAACGAGACAGTATCGTAGATTTTTACCTTCATAAAAAGGGTAAAGAAACTATCTTAAAACTTATTGAGAAGGAGTCATAACCGTGATTGAACAATTAGAAGCCCTTAAAAAAGCTTTAGAAGCAGGTGGATATAACGTATCCCCCAGTGCTCTAAACCAAGGTAGCGCATTACAGATGGAAGACCTTTCTCCTGTAATGAACGTTGCTACCTACGAAGATAAACACATTAAGTTGCAAAAGCTTCTTAAGGTGAACCCAGCTAAGGGGACCTTAGTACAATTCAACCGTCAACTTGATTACGGTGTGTTCGGTGGTTCTGCAGTGCTTGAAGGCTCTGTCGGACAAGAACAAACCTCAAGCTATGTTCGTTCAGTGGTGCCCATGGCATACTACGCTGAAGTTCGTAGAGTGACTGTTCAATCCACAATGATTCAAGCTTTCGACGGAGTTAAATCCGAAGACCGCGCTGAAGCAGACAGTGCATTGAAAATCGCTGGCGACATCGAATTTGAAGTATTCCGTGGTAAAGAAGCTTTCAGCAATGCTGGCGTTTTCGACGGTAACCCCCTCGCAATGTCAACAACCCCTGGAATGCAAGGTCTTGACCCCCAAATTCGTCAATCAGATTATTTGTCTTCAACACAAGACTTAATGTTCAATGAGTACGGTTCAAACAAATCAATCGTATTCAACCAGAACGGTATCCTTTCTCAAGGAATCATCGAAGATTCATATGCACAAGCTGCTATGAACCACGGTTCTCCTGAGAAATTGTACATTGACCCCTTGACACACGGCGCTTATAACAAGATTGCTTTCCCCAAAGAACGTATCGTTCTCGCAGGAAGCCCTCAACAATCAACTGGTGCAAGCTTGAAAGAGCAAGCAGTAGCTGATTCAGTTGTTAGCATCGAATCAAGCCGTTTCCTCTCTGGTAAAACTGCAGTAGCCCGTCCCCGTATCGGTGCTCCTAACAGCCCTACCATCGCTCTTGCACAAGCTGCAGGAACAACCTCTTTCAACGCAAACGAAGTTTATCAATACTTTTGTACTGCAGTTAACGAAATTGGTGAATCCCCTGCAACTGCTATTAGCCCCATCACAATTGGTGCTTCTGGCAATAGCGTAACTGCTACCATCACCCCAGCTTCAGGCGTTTTCGCCAAGCACTTCAATATGTATCGTTCAGATGCAGGTGGAAGCAGCTTACGTTGGATTGGTCGAGTAGTTAACTCTGGTGGAGCTACCACTGCTTTCATCGACCTCAATAACAAAACCCCTGGTTTCGTTACTGGGTTTATGTTAGATATGCGCGGTCTTGAAATTGCTGAACTCAGCCCTTACAAGTCAATGCAACTTGCTATGACTGACCTCAGCATTCCTAAAGTTAGCTTTAGATTCTGCGCTACAGTTGTTAAACTTCCTCGCTTCAATATCCTTATCGACAACCTCCGTAACAGTTAATCGGAGGCGACGATGAGTTTATCAAAAGAAGCCGCGAAAGCATTAGCCACTGGAATCGCTCACCGCGTACAAGATGGCCAAGAAGTTGTAAACGCTATTAATAGTTCTTCACAATTTGTTGGAATGATTGTTGCGACGAACGTAAGTGCCACTCATGACTTCTCAAGCTTACAAGTGAACGACCTTCTTGTTCACATTCCAGCTACCGCTGGGAATGCAAGCTTTGAAAAGTGTGTAACTGCAGGAACTAAACCTTCTGCAGCCGTAGTCGGAGATTTGTATATTCAATTACGACCTCTCCTTCCACAAGCACCCATTCAGTTCTAATCTAAGTAGTTAAGATAGTTTCCGAAAACCCCTGGTAGAAATATCAGGGGTTTTTATTTGCCGTAAAGAAGTTGCGCAAGTCTTCTCGATTTGTGACTAACGACACCCATCATGCCATCATTCACCGCCTCTTTGACCGTGCTTAAAATGAGTTGACCCTTACTTTTATCATTTAAGCTTCTTAAAAAAATAGAATTATTTTTCGTATTAATCCATATGACTTCATAGACAGTCCCGCGACCAGAATTCTTTTGGTATAGATATGTCCCAATTTTAATCATTTGAACAGAGTTTGGTAAAGTTCTTTTTCTTGTTCGTCCACTGGGAATAACTCCCCTTTGTTAATGCCATTAAGTACGTCTAATATTGATAATACAAACATAGGCTGGTTGTTTTCCAAGCCAATTCTAAAATGGCAATATAAGTCTTTGTCACTACCCACCATGCGCATTAATTCGCCTGAGCGTTTGTTAAAAATCAAATCGCCTTTTTTCAGTACAGGCCCTACTTCAGTCATCATAGACACCTCAGCTTTCGATATAACCTGGTGCCTTAATAAAAATATACCATACTTTTGGAAATAATGTGGTATTAAAGTTTAAGAGGTAAGAGATTATGGAGATTTTTCCAGCAAACCACGTTGATGTTCAATACTTAGAGCTTTGTGATAAGATTTTACGCGAAGGTAATAAAAAGAACGACCGTACTGGAACTGGTACGATAAGCCTTTTCGGGCATCAAATGCGTTTTGATTTAGCTAAAGGATTCCCAATACTTACCACAAAGAAGGTTTGGTTTCACGGCGTAGCCCATGAGCTTCTATGGATGCTTAAAGGCGATACCAACATCCAATACCTTGTAGATAATAACGTTCATATTTGGGATGAGTGGGCCGACGAAAAAGGTGACCTAGGCCCCGTATATGGCTTCCAATGGCGTCACTTTGATGGTGACTATCATGGCATTAAAAATAACTTTGCATGGCCTAGTAGCCGTGGCACGGACCAAATTAAAGACGTTATTGAGCAACTTAAGACAAACCCAGATTCACGCCGCATGATTGTTACGGCCTGGAATCCAAACCAAGTTAAAGACCAAGCCCTACCATCATGTCACGCATTCTTTCAATTCTATGTGGCCAACGGTAAGCTTTCTTGTCAGATGTATCAGCGCAGTGCCGATACGTTCTTAGGTGTTCCATTCAACATCGCCTCTTACGCACTACTCACCCACATGATTGCTCAAGTTGTAGGATTAGAAGTGGGCGAACTCGTACACACCTTTGGCGACGTTCATATTTACAATAATCACATTGACCAAATCAAAGAGCAAATGACCCGTCTTCCAAAAGAACTCCCAACGCTCAGGCTTAATAAATTAATTACCAACATTGATGACTTTAAAATCACAGACATTTTCCTAGACGGTTATCAACATCACCCACCAATCAAAGGCAAGGTGTCAGTATGAAGCATATTAAGCGATGGTCCCGATGGTTTAGCATTTGTTACTTTTTAACTATCGTAGGCTCATTCCCCCTCGGAGCGGTAATGATGATGCAGCCTCCACAACCTCAAAATTGGCACCAGATGCTTGGTGGATTTATTCTTTATGAATTAATCGTAGGCGCTTTGAGCACTGGCCCTAACATGATTATAGCAGGTCTTCTTACTTGGTTGGAGCGAAAAGATGAGTCAATTTAAAATCGTAGCAATTAGCGACACACATAATCGACATAATAAAATTGTAATTCCCGAGTGTGATTTTTTAATCCATGCTGGGGATTGGTCTGGTCACGGTGACAAGCACGAAGTTGAAGCGTTCGCTACATGGATGAACGCACAAACCCAAGCTCGTCACATAGTTCTTATTCCAGGTAATCACGAAAAGACTTTTGAAAAATTCATGCCCGATAGTCTTAAGTGGTTTACGGACATATGCCCTAGAGCCCATCTTCTTATAGACCAAGCTGTAACAATCGAAGGTATTAATTTTTACGGTTCACCCGTTCAACCTTTCTTCTTTAACTGGGCTTGGAATCGTGCTCGCGGTCATTTGCGTCGTATGGAAAATTGTGGCTACGGCAAAATGAAGCCTGCAGAGCCTATTGTACCACATTGGAAAGCTATCCCAGATAACACTCATATCTTAATTACTCATGGACCTCCTTACGGTATTCTCGACCAAACGAGTTACGCTGATGGCACCTTGCGTGATGAGCACTTAGGCTGCATGGATTTAATGGATAGAATCAAGCAACTCAAAGAACTTGATTTGCACATCTTTGGCCATATCCATACTCCTGGTGGAACTCAAGTACATAAGGACGGAGTTAGCTACTATAACGCGGCAATTTGCGATGAGACCTACTTCCCTGGTAATCCAATTACGGTAATTGATTACGTCCGATGAAATCCTACTTCGTATTAGGTGAACACATTAGTTTAAAAACTGGTGAAAGAATCACACAAGGAACTATCTTGTCGCGCCTTCACCTAGATAAAGGAGATGCCTGGGTTAACCGCGTCTACCTTACAGAAGACGAACGGCGCATCAAAATTCAATTTGGCGATTATATCCCTCCTATGAAAAAGCTGCCTAATCTCAATAAGATGGAAGAACTCGAACTGGCACGCCTTTTATTTAGTTGATTTAAAGAAATAACTAAAGTAATTTATGAGTATGCCGAAGAATGATTTGAGCCCGTTGAAGATTGGCGAATGGGTAATATTTGTTGGAGATTGGATGTTCAATACCTCCGGTGCCCTTTACGCACAAGAAGGGCTAATTGTGAATCGCTTATATCAGATTCGCAGTGTGAAGTTTAGTGGATATGTGTCGGTCTACACTGACTACGGTGAAACACCACCATTTCCACCAAGTTGGTTTGAGCGTTGTAATTGGGATACTGAAACAAAAGAACTATATGGATTACTTTTTCACTAGGAGATAAAAATGGGATTATTTAGCCGTAAACCTAAGAGTACAGAAAGCCAACAAATTGTTGATTTGAAAATTGAATTAAAGACTGCCAACCGCGATTTAGAAAAAGAGATTCAACGCAATGGAGATTTGCAAGATTTGAATGCTGAATTGGGAATTGAAGTTGCAGACCTTAAGGAAAAAGTAAAAACTTTAGAAGCAAAAGTTCAAGCATTATCTCCAGTCAAAGGTAAAGTCACCACTTTAGAGAAAGCCATTCTAAAGCAAATTGCTGCCTTTGAAGAACAGGCTTCAGGTAAGAGTGACTCTGAAAAAATGTATGGTGCATTCACCGTCAAAGGTAAGAGTGGCCGACCCATCTTAGTAGAAGTTCACACCGTGAAAGAAGCCCGTGATGTAATTGCGAAGGTTAAAGCAGGCAAGCTGACCCTACTCTCACTTTGATTTTAAGTTTGCAGGGACACAAGATTGGCGGTCTTAAACGTCGGTTCGCACCCGATACCTGCAAAACCCCTTGAGGATGAACGATGCAAGAAGTAATTGTTGACGCTTCAGACTTAAAAGCATACGCACTGGCTAAAGAACCAGATTGCTTAGAAATTTTGTCTTATTATCCCAACTCACTCACAAACTCACGAGTTAAGCTACAACGTTACCCTGACCGCTCTGTACAGTTTTGGGTATGGAATGGGGTAGCATACGAAGTTCACCCTGCTAGCTTTGTGTCAGGTCTTTTTGAAAAGAGGGTGCGTGAGCGTCAAACTGGACTTGCATTAGCATCAAGTTCTTATAATTACACGCTCACTTCTACTAGTCAGGTTTATGTTGACACCAGGGGTAAATTTGAAGACCAAACTGAGGCAACAATTGCAGAGTATATAAGAAATCACTTCTTGCCTGACCACAAATTTGTTTTGCCCTATAAAGATTCTATCAATACAGTTTTCAATAGTCTTGAGAGTCCTATAACACAGGTTCTTTGGAAGGACTGCATTAATATTACCAACTCTGATGTTCATACAGTTAAAAAGGGTATTGTTGAATTAGGTAAGCTCACATCTTTTAAAGATGCGATTGAGAAGGCTTTTGGGTCTAGCGGTCCTAAGCTTACAAAATTAGTTGCTAGTCGCCTTTATGAACTAAGCAACGATAATTACACCCAAGCCATTAGTGCAATGAACATAGTTGGCGGCAACGCTGTTTTTAATCCCAATATGGTAATTGACAATATAACGCCACAAGTCACTGGCTTTTCGACAGTTTCAGATTATTACCAGGCATCATCACCTTTATACCAGGTTGAGCGTCTCAGCCTAAAAGTTTTTAATTTTGGATTTCTCCTTAAGGATTTAATCCCGCTCGACTACATTCATGAAGTGGTTGAGAAAGCTCCGTTGATTGATTTGACTGAAAACTTCAAAGGCTTTAATGGATTTACGGAAGTTGAGCCTGGTATGACTGAACAAATTAGAAAGTTCTTAGCAAAGTTTAGCCCTTTTAAGATTAAAAAGATTATGCTTACGGCTTATCAAGAAGGCTACTTGATGGATACGACTAGGCAATATTTGGAGCATGAAAACGATATAGTTTTACCAGAAGATTTTAAGACACTTGGCGAACTCCATGACTACGTTTCACGACAGTACCGTAAATTTAAGACAGAAAAGAAAGTATTCACTTTAAACCCTGAATGGCTTGCCGCTGATAATCACCAGATTGAAGATGGCCTAGTCCTTAGCTTCCCTAAAGACACATGGGAATTATACGACTGGGGTCAAGAGTTTAATAATTGTGTTGCTTCCTATGGTGAAAGAATGCTTAACGGCGAATTGGTTATAGTTGGTATAAGGAATAACGAAGGTAAGTTGAAATATTGCATTGACGTTAGGAACAATAATATAGTAGAATTTAGAAGTCACAATAATCAAGCCGCCGACAAAGAAGATGAGGTTAAGGTGCGTGAGTTTTTAAAGACTCTAAATATTAAAACACAGCCAAACGATGGCAGTTTGATTGTTAATGTGGGTGGTGGTAATGGTCTTGCACTGAATAACGGTCTTTATGTTAATTACGATGGGGTTTTAACCTACACCGACCCTAACGGTAACCAAGTGCCTTTAACCATAAGAAACGGCGCGATTGAGGTAGCGCAAGGAGCGGCCAACACGATTCAAGTTGTACCTGTGACACCTCCAGAAGTTTTGGAAGTGCCACCGCCTGTGAATGGAATTTATACCATTCCTGGTGCAGATGGAAATGAAATTAACGTATTACCCAACTTATAGGAGAATAAAATGAAAAGATTATTTTTGGCTTTGTTATTGGTAGTAGGTTGTGGACCGAACCGTAATTTTACAGGTGCTAACGGGTCTAACGGCTTAAATAGCTTAATCAACATAACGGGCATTAATCCTGGGTCTCAATGTCTCTACGGTGGAACTTTGATTGCCACTGGATTAGATGCAAATGGCAATAATGTTCTTGACTCAACTGAAGTTACACAAAGCTCCGTAATTTGTAATGGGACGGTATCAAACGGTAGCGCAGCAAATTTAACTCCTACCATTGCAATCACCCCGTGTGGGCCTAACTCGGCTACCTACAAAGAAGCCTTACTTGGACTTTTTGGCGGTGGGGTATTTGCTTACTTTGTTGGCAACTTGAGTGACGCAAGTCAATCAGCTAATATTCTTATGCCCGATAATACTTACTTTGATACCGATACCTCCAAATGTAAGTTTACTTTGACCACTGATAGTAGCGGTAACCGTAGTATGGTTTGGGATGGAACTACCCAAGATGGTCATGCCACCTATAACCCTGGTTTTGCAAATTACAATGCAACAACCAAAGCATGGACTGTGAGTTATTAATATGAATAAGCACTTAAAAGTTGCCTTTGATATTGACGATACACTCATTAAGCAAGATGACCAAGGGCGTACCATTCCCAATCATAAGGTAATTGACTTATTCCGTGGCTTTCAAGATATTGGATGCGACATGATAATTTGGAGTGGAGGCGGTCAAGATTACGCTGAACAGTGGCGTGATAAACTTGGCCTGCAAGCTACCGTACTGCGCAAGGGTTCTATCCAAGTTGACATTGCGGTTGATGACCAGCCTGCAGCACTTGGCCTTGTAACTATTAAAATTTAAGGAGATAAGCATGTTTAAGAAATTACTTTTAACTTTGACCGCGTTATTTGCTGGATTTTACCTTGGTAAGATTCTGGCCGCCTCCTACGAAGGATTGATTCTAGTCAAACGCGACCCATTCCTGACCTATGCACTTTTTCTTTACTTTTCATTTTACACATATTACACTGTAGGCCGATTACAAACACAATCATCTTTAAAACTTAAGGGAGTTAAGAATGCAAAGCGCAAAAAAGCACAGAAAGCCTAAGAACGATAAAGTCAATGCGACTGAGTTTGCAAAGGCGTATGCCGCAAATGTTGGCTCACGCGACAAGGCTTTAATCAATGTTAAGAATCTAGCCCTAGTAAGCCGCACTAAGTCTACGGATGCTGCCCTCAGCAAGGAAGACCAGAAGCACTACACCAAGTTGGCTAACTTTTGGGATAACGTGAGTGGGCATATTGGTAAGCTTTGATGAAATACGATAGCAAGACTAAAAAATGCAAGTGTGAGGAAAAGCTTCTCACCTTTGAGGACGCATGTGAAGTGTGTCAGCGCGACTATGAATTATGGTGCGATGAGCTTGCTATTGAAGAAATTGAAGCCGAACCTAAAGAAGTTAAAACAAAGCGAGTTTAAGGTGAAATTCAAGTTCTTTGCCCTAGGCAGGAAGATTGCCCTTAAGTCTACCTATAGGCACCAGCTTGCTTGTGTAATAGTTAAGAAAAACAAGGTCTTATCCGTGGGCTTCAATAAAGCCAATAAGACCCACCCCAAAAGTGCCGTACCGTTTAATACCGTTCATGCGGAGCTTGCTGCAATAATCGCCGCGAAAGATGCGGAGATTAGGGGTGCCGACGCCTATGTCTATAGAGAATACAAGACTGGCCTGCCTGCCATGGCCAAACCCTGCATTCATTGTATGGAACTCCTAAAACAGGCAGGGGTGGCTAATGTCTACTTTACCACCGATGCCAAGCCTAATTGGGAAGTTCTTAAAATCAATTAGGAAAATCTCCGTATTAGTTTCGACCCGCCAAACCCCAATCATTCCAATATCTTAGCTCCAAATCTTAATATAGTATCTATTCGCTAATGAAATCAAAGGATTGATAAGAATGTCCAGTAACGGCAGGTCTAACTTGAACAAAGAAATATCGGTTCGCACAGATTTAATTAAATTACGCACTGAGCTTGATTACATCAAACAAGCGGGTGAAGAGCGTGACGAACTGTTAAAGCAAATCATTAGCACCCAAAAGATGTTGGCTGAAAAAGTCATACTCTTTGAAAACAATCAAGAACACCAAAAAGAACAACTATCTGCCCTTCAAAAAGATACAAAGCTACAAAACAAAATTCTATGGACCATTCTCAGCGGTATTATTGCTGGTGCAATTAAAATGGTCTTCAAGCTTTAAGAGGCACACATGAGATTAGGCTTTCGCGTTTTAGATTCAGGCACCACGGTTAACGACCTTCAATATATGAATCAACTCACTATCTTCCCTGGTGAGAATACTACCATCTATTTACAATTCGTCGATTTAAACACCGTTCAAGATTATTCCAAATGGGGCAATCGCTACATGCCTGCAACTGGAGCTACAGCTACTGCCGTAATTAATTCCATTAACGATGCTAACACCGTAACAAAAACAATGTACCAGCCCTTCTCACAAGACCCATCAATCTGGGCTTTTAACTTAGCTCAAGCCGATACCCAAAATATGGCTGGAGTTAATATCAACGTTACCCTTATCGAAGGTGCTAACACTAAGATTGCAGTTGGGTATAATGTACTCATTATGCAGCCTCAGTCACTTTACCAGTGCTAAGATGAAGCCTATGGGTGGTCACCGCACGTTAATTGAAAACAACGGCGCTGATATGAAAGTCAAGGGTAAGACTTACAAAAAATATAAACACCAAGAACGAATGCAAGCTAAGAAGCGAATTCGTAAAGAGATAGAGAAAAAAGATGGCTGATTATAGTAATTCAAAGAAAAATACATTTGGTGGATTTCCACAAAAAGTCTCAAAGTTTAACGGTGAGAATGGAACCGCTGGCTATGCTCGTGTTGAGCCTATGCTTTCCGTTGACAAATTTAAAAAGCAATTTCTATTCGGCATCCCCTTGGTCCACCCTTACACTAAGCAAGTTCTCGACGATGACACTTTAAAAGATTTACTAGCCCGTGCTACGTCACGCGTTGAAACTGAATGCAAGGTTGATATTACACAAGTTCAACGTACCATTCGTAAAGATTTCGACCGCACAAAGTATCTTCAAGGTTACAACCAATTAGATATGGGCTTTAAGAATATGTACTCTCTAGAAGAAGTATCTATTCGAGCCGTTAATAGTGCTCAAACAATCAACGGCCAATATATTTCAAATGAAGCTGGTAACATCGACACTGATGGTACGGTGTTTTATCAATTCCCATTAGAGTGGGTTGATTTAACCTATGCTGACCGTGGTCTACTCCACTTAGTTCCTTTGCAAACCACATTCAATTCCACGGGTATCGTAGCTGGTGCGTCTTCAGGACCTGCCGCTGCATTATTCGCGGTCTTCTCAAGACTCCAGTGGATTCCCTCATTTTTCTACATACGCGCTACATTCGGGTTTGAAGAAAATGCGGTCCCTGGAATCATTAATGACATCATCGGCGTCACCGCTGCATTAGATGTTCTATCCATGCTTGGCCCTCTCTATCGTTTCAACTCTCAAAGTATTGGTATTGACGGTATTAGCCAAGGCGTTAGCGGTCCTGGTAATCAAATCTATGCGTTACGCGCACAAGAATTGGAAGCCAAGCGTGAAAGCATCATGGACGTTCTAAAGGCAATGTGGGGCAAAAAAGTCTACATGACTAATTTCTAAGCGGCTTTCTGCGCTAGAAAATTCTCCACCTCGTAAACCTTCTCCCTAGCTTCTTTGAAATTGTGTACGAATCCACCCACATTCTCAATGTGAACTTTTGCACCCCCGTATGCCTCTAAAGCATATTTAACAAATTTTGCAAAATCCTCATCATTTTTTTGGGTAGATAATTCCGTTATTGATAATGCGGTAAGCACATCAAAAACAGAGGTTTGCTTTGTTAATTCGGAAGATTTCCCATCTGGAGGTAGATTTACCACCAAGTCTTGTAAGTTATGTTTAAGTTTAGGCGTCATCAATAAGTATGCAAACAGATGGCTAACCCAATCGTGTGAGTAGATTAAATCAACTGCACACTTGCCTTCCATAATAATTTTACCCATCTCTTCTTGTGGCATTTTATCACCATAGGCCACTTGAACTATTGGAAGTGGGGTAAAGCCAAGCTCATTTGCAATCGCTTCCATTTCTTCTAATGTTTTGTTGAAAGTTAACGAACGTCCTGGGTTTACTTCAATTCCCAACCTATGAAGTAAATTTGGGAATCGCGCAGAGTTTTCAGTCCAAAAACCAAAAGAACTATATAAATTAACCACCTTAGCCATACGACCTCACAAAACTAAAATTTCAGCTTCATCTACATAATAAAAACAACCAAAGCCTGTGGGGTAGGTCTTACCTGCCTCAATGCCTAGCTCTTCTTTAAAATCCTTGGCCTTCTCTTTATCCTCGAATTGAACCTGACATAATTGTTCATTTAAGCGTTGTGCGTCTTTCATGAAAATTTTCGTATATTTAACCACATACGTTGCTTTCATAACAACCACCTTTCATATTACTATTCGGCAATTTTTGTTAAAACTTTAGGAAATAATCACAATAAATCCCTTAAGTATTCCTGAATGCTTCCGATAGGTTATATAAGAATCTTAATAGCTTAAGTACATAAGAAGATTAAGGAATTAAGAAATGCCCACGAAGACTAGTGTTTCAAATGTAAAAGCGCAAGACCCAGCGTGGAAAGAGCACTATTTGATGTGGCCCGTTCATATCAACGGCCAAGCTATCAATCCAGAAAATGGCGGTAAGTACCACGTCACCCTAAGAAACTTAGGAGCCCATGAGCCCGACGTGAAGCAAATGGAACACCACCTAAATCAACTCAATACAACCCCTCCTGACCAATTCCAGCTAGTGCCCCATAAGTTTAATACCCCAGAAGGTAAGACATGGCACGTCCTTAAGCTCGTAGGCCCTGGTATCAAACATATGGAAGAAGCCAACAAGAAGCTTCAAGACCATTATGGCCCAGATAAATTTCCCACGTTCCAGCCTCATATAACGGTGGATAAGGACCTTTGGGATAAAGTCCAAGCGGGAATGCCCCAACACAAATTAAACGTCAAGGTTAAGCCATTAGAGCTTTGGAAAGAAGATAAAGTCCTTTGGTCTGACAAGCAGCCTAATGCCAATGGCTATAAGATGGCCAAGGGCGAGATTGAGTACCGTAACCTTCGCAAGGCAGATGCGTTCAAGCCACCTACCCCAACTCAACCCGATATTAAAATTAGAAGCGTCGCTAACAATTACGCCAAGTCGAAAGGTTTGACTTTAAATCATCCAGACACCCAAGCAGAAGTCAACGTGCCTCGTGCTAAGAACATTGCAGCGGCCTACGAAGCCATGCCCCACACCCCTGACCATCCTGAAACTAAACGTGCCTACAATGCACTAATCAATGAAACGGCAGAACAATTTCATCACATTAAAAATGCTGGTTTAAAAATCAGTAAGATTAGACCAGACATGGCTAATCCCTATAAATCATCTAAAGATATGCTCCAAGACGTTCGCCAAAACAATCATATGTGGTACTACCCTACCGAACAAGGTTTTGGTTCTGGAGATTCACTATACTCCAATCACCCAATGCTCAAACCTTCAGGCGTTATTCATAATGGCGAAGACTTACCCGCTAACGACCTCTTCCGTATAGTCCACGATTATTTTGGCCACGCTAAAGAAGGTTATGGATTTGGTCCCAAAGGCGAAGAGAACGCATACCTTAGCCATAAGCAGATGTATTCACCTCAAGCACAAAAGGCCCTGACCTCAGAAACACGCGGCCAGAACTCATGGGTTAACTTTGGTAAGCACGCAGCGCACAATAGAGCTAACCCCGCGCAAACAATTTACGCTGACCAGAAAGCTGGTTTGCTTCCTGACTGGGCTTTAGCCACTGAAGACACTAAGAAAGCGGAGCTTACTAAAAAAGATAAGCTCAAAGCCATTGAAAACGTTAGGAAAAATACGGAAATAAGCAAAATAGAGACTTTAAGCCAGCCTTATGATACACTTTTATCAGAAGGGTTGGATAAGAACATGAAGACAAAAGCTATGAACGTTATCACGGCAATGTCAATGCTCGGCGCTCCTACGGCTTTAAGTAGCCAAGATAAGAGTCAGCCTGGTATCCAAGTAGTTGACACTGCCAAGGGCGATTTAGATGCCATCAAGAATATTGAATCTTCTAACGGTAAAAATTTAAAGCACGCTGAAGTTGTACACGGCATCAACACTGGCACGAAAGCCATAGGCTCTTACGGCCTTATGCCTATTACTATTGTTGAGACTGCCCAGAAGAATCCCCACATTAAAAAGCTCTATCCTGAACTTGGCTCAATGGACCCTAAGATGGACCAAGAGAAAATTTCCAAGTTGGTTTTAGGAAATAAGAAAATGGAAGAGCAATTAGTCCATGCCCATTGGCATAGGCTTTTAAACCGCTTTGGTAACGACCATGATAAAGCGGCTTACGCTTGGTACAATGGGATTACCCACGCACTTGATGCTACCCCCGATGAAATCAAGAACCATCCTTATGTGGTAAAATTTAACAAATTTAAGAAATTAGGCAACTTTGCAATGAACGCCGAACGTTCACCTGCTTCAGTTAAAAACGAGAAGCATGATGTTAAACCTGCACAAGACGTACTTATTGACGATAAGCACGTTATGATGAACGCGACGCACAACTGGGATAAATAATGTCTGACTCAAATGAGAAAGCAACTTTTGAAGCCATCCATCGTGGTGACTGGGATAAAGCCATTGAGCATGCTAAACGTGTGCCAGCTAACTACGACATTTGGCAGCGCCTTCCTTCGGCCAATAATCCCAATGACGGCGGCGAAGGTATGCCTAATGCTGCAGTTCACAAAGTCCTAGACCATCTTAAGACTCGTCCTAATCAAAAAGATAATCTCAATTCGTTTCTATTTGAATACGCTGGACACATCCCTAAGCATGCTGATGCTGCCACACTAAGGCGTGTGGGTCACGAAGGTCGTGAAGACCAGTACGTCACCAACGCAATACAAACCCATCCCAAATTTGCGCCCGATGAAGCCTTGGCAAACATGAAGAAGGTTGGGAATTTTTGGTCCAGCTACGAAAGAGCGGTTAGCCCTGGTCATTTCGCGACCATTAAGTCTCATTTCACGGGTCAACCTGAAACGGTAACGGACCACCGTGGCGAATCTGCCAATAGTCACGAAGCTTATCTCAACCCTGATGGATTGATGGGTCATGACAAAGAAACCTTAGAACATTTAAAAAATACTAAATTTGAGTACCCCAATAAATTCATGCAAGCCTCTGATGTTCTTCCTCACCTAGATGAGTACGCTAAAAAAGTTCAAGCTGAAATAATGCAAGATAAATTCACACCTAAACGTTATTTTCATGGTGAGCCTCATGTCAAACTTTATCGTGGGGTCGGTGGGCATTATGGCAAAGCAATTAAAGATGCAGTAGGTCATAACCCCGAAACTAACGAGGTTGACGATAAAAAAATAAAATTACCCACAGCACACTTAACGTCGTGGACAACGGACCCAGAAATGGCAGCGAGGTTCGCATATAATCGTGGGCATATTGAAGGTCAACCAGATAATCATGGGGTGGTAATGTCCAAATGGGTGCCACTGAAACAAGTCCTTCACTCTGGTCATCACATGACCGTCCAAGGCCAAGAACATCCCCATTCGCATGAAAATGAAATTGTTGTTGGCCATCCCACTGCAAGTTTCAATATCAACTCTAAAAATCTGAAGTTTCAGACTAAACCACAACGTGATGCAAAAGGCAACATACATAATTACGGTGAAGTTGCCGATGCTAAACCTAAGATGACAAAGAACGAAAATAAACATCTAGGTTCGAGCCTGGACTCCTTCCTTAAAGAAGAAGGTCTTCTAGAAAAGATTGAACAAAAGTTTGCTGGCATTAAATTCTTTAAGCCACTGACTCAAGATGATTACTCCATAGTAGCAACACAAAATATCAATTCGCTAATCCGTGACGAGAAGATTCATGACCTAAGTCACTATGGCCATTTCACCACAGATTCCTTTATCGTCGGCGACGAACCTAAAGACTCATGGCTCTTAAAACTCGAACCTAAGAATAAGCCTGGTGTTAAGTCTTTAAAAGATACTGGCCCTCAATTCATTAAAGAAGCCTGTTTCTATAAACTAGCCCATAGTGTGTTTGGTTTGGTTGATTACATTCCACATTCAGTTATGGGTGAAATCCAAAAAGATGGTAAGCCTCACTATGCCGTAGCAATCAAAATGCTACCCGACGATTACAAGATAGCGCAAGACCTTGAAAAAGATGACGAACATGAATTCAAGGCACTCATTGGCGAACTCACCCGTGAAGGTGTTGTCCATAAAATAGCCACCATGTTCTACATCCTAGGCGAAGCTGATTCTCATGGCGGTAATGTCATGACAAACGGCAAGGGCTTGCAAATGATTGACCACGGGTCTTCTTTTGCCAATCTTGCCTTCGACCCTTCTAAAGACACGGACATCTTCATCCCATACATCTTGCGCGTAGAAAATGACGTTAAGCAAAACTCTAATAATGAAACTAAGTTCCAGGGCCTACCTCGTATTAGAAATCCCAAGGTCGCAGAAGAACTTCGCGACTGGATTCTACGTCTAGACCCAAACCTCATCAAAGAACTTATGTTTAAATATAAGTTAGACCCAAGCCCTGAACTATACCGTCTAGAAGAAATCAAAGAATTGGTAAAACAGTCTAAATACCCTGATTCATTGATTAATTCTATTTGGGTATGGGGTATTCCAGCCGTCAAAGATGCAATAAAATCAAAGGGTTAACCTAAAATCTTAATTATAGTCCTTTAGGGGAAAATATGAATTTAAACAAACAAGACATTCACACTATGGAACAAGTCGGCGTTTACAAGACCGACCCTATTTATCACATCCGTACCAAGGGTGGATTAAACATTATGGCCTTGAAGAAAGCTTCAGGCGAACTAAGAGTCCTAGGACAAGCCGCTCACCGTGCCGTTGCCAAGGGTATGGCGGATAAGGTTCAAAACGGTATTAGCTGGCACGAGAATCTTTACAAGTCTACCGATAGGCAATTCAACCCACAATGGGGCAACGTCTCGTCCATACAGCACGATGCAGAGCTTCGCTCCATGCCACACGCCTCCACTCCTGAGAACCATAAGAAAATTGCTAATTGGCACGCTCACTTTTCAAACTTCCATAAAGATAACTACGACCAAGGTAAAGATATTAATAATCACTTGGCTGGTGAGTATCATAAGAACGAAGCAATTAAGCACTATCAAATGGCAGGCATGAATCCACAACAAGCCCATGAAGCCTTTGGTGCTCAACATATGTACAACAAAGAACAAGGCCCCGATGGTAAAGTCTACTTCAATGAACCTCAGCCTTTCCATGGTTCAAAATTGGAAGATGATTACCGTATGAAAAATAAAAACGTACCCAAAGGGCACTTGCCTGGAAATTTCTGGGAGTAATAAATGGCCGATGTAAAACCAGCGGTAAATGCTGTATTAATTAATTATGAAGAACCTTGGAACGCGGTCACCGTCGATTCCATTGGTCAAGATAATTTCTTAATTCAAAATGGTGTATTATTCTGGCACTACAAGGCAATCCCTTGCGTCTTAGGCCAAGTTACTGATGGTGACATTCGTCATTCCCATAATCACGATTTCGATGGCAACGCCACCGCTCACTGTGAAAATGGATTTGTTTATATGTGCGCTGGACAAGTTTGGGGAGTGTTTACAAACAACTCTAAACAACTAGCATACATCCCTGCAGGTTTCTACGGTAGCTCTAGTGCGATGCTCACATTTAATCGCTACTACAAGGGCACGACCAAACTTGCATCGTTTACTGAATACGATAAGTTAATTCCTTGCGAATGCCCCGCAGAATTCTTCCATTCTAACTTTGAAAAAGTCACCCACTCGATGACTGGCATTGACCGCACTCAATTCCAAATTTCAGAAATTGAATATGTCACCGACTCCGATGGTAAGTTCTATACCGAAGGCCAAGATTTCAATATCGACGCTCAAGGACACATTGCGTGGATTCCTGGTGGTAAACAACCTGGTTGGAATAACACAAGTGACCAACCCAAACTAATTTCTGTTCGTTACAAATATAAGCCTTATTTTTACGTCAAGCAGATGATGCACGAAATCCGTATCTTCCCACAGATGAACGCTTACACTGGCGATTACTCAATGCAGAAAATGCCAATGCAAGCTCAAGTTCAAGCCGATTACATTTTCCTAGGTAATCGCACGGAGAAAGACGTACCCGACGCCGAAATCAATGCCCCTACTGGCGGCAACGTAGGACCAAGATAATAAAAATTGGCCTTGACTGCGTTTTATCCCCGTGTTGTGATTTTATAACCAACAACAACACGGAGAATACTATGACTCAGCATCAGAAGAAGCAGTTTCAAGACCTGCCTCAGTCCGAACAGCAAAGAAGTATTGAATTAGCCCAGATTTATTTTGAGCACTATCCTCAGTACGTCATCGGCCTAATGAGACAAGCGACCTTCAACTGCCAGCCTGATGGTGTTTACATTTACCGTCCAGAGCTTTGGAAGTCATACCACTGGGGTTGGTTTGTTGAGTATTCAGGTATTAACCCAGACCAATTCCAATTACACCACACTGGCACAATTCCTTATGTTGAATTAAGCAGTAAGCGCCATGGCGTAGACCCACGCATATTATGGGTGTATTTTGCGGTAGTCGCAATGGGTTGTGTTATTGGCCTATTTTGGTTCTTGTACGGCGAGACCTTCTAATCCCACCTCAGATTTGGCTTGGAATGAGTCCATCAAACTAAGCCAAATCTTCTTACAAGGAATTGCGTCGCGCAAAGAATGCAGCGTAAGGCTCACCTTCCAAATTAAGCATTTCCCTACGGGTGGGAAAAAGTTCAGGGTTAGCCCTAACTTCATGCCAAGCAATGTCTGGGATATGCTTTAGGGCAATCATGTACCGCTCCATTAAAACAGCCTGTTCAGTCAGGGTTTTATAGATTTCTTCCGTCACCTCGTTATTATCCTTGGCGGCGTCCAATACCATTCTTATGTTAGCTAAACCATTCAATTCCATATACCCTCCTTAATCCTTAAACACTATATTAGTTTTAGCATTTTCTAAATAATCGTAATCTATGGATAAATCTGCAGTTAGCAACGTGCCTTTTGTCACAACCGCTGCCTTTATTTTTAATAAATCTACCAACTGTAAGGCAATCTCTTCGCTTTCGCGATTGGGTGCCGTGATAAATATATGTACGCCTAAATCTGCGAACGTCTTGAACGTCCTAAGACCTTTTTCACTTGTCAGAGCCCGAACATCAAATGCCACTTTTATTTGGTTGTTCATATAACCCTCCGTCTATATGACTATTCGGCTTATATTTTAAAAACTTAAGCCAAATAATAATAAATAAAAAAGCTAAGAATATCAAAGGGTTAACCCAAAATCTTAATTGATTAGATTAAAGCAATACTATCTTTGCCAGGAGTGATTATCAATGTTAAAACGTGTACTTAAACAAGGCGGCGCTGACTCAGGTCAAATTGAGGCTATTGAGTTTAACCAATATGGCGGCGGTAAGAAGACCATTGAAGTCGGACCTTCCCTTATGAACTTAGGTGATGCTTCTGGTGGATTGAGTCTTCCAGGAATTGGCCAAAGTGTTTGGTTGTACAATAACTCTACCAGCACAGCTTTCGCAATCTTCTACACTCAACCAGGAAGCGTACCATCTACACCCACATTAACCACGGGTATCGCACTTTCCCCAAACGCCTATACAAAGCTTAGTTCAGGTCAGTTCAATTCTTTGAAGACCAGTGCTTCTACTGTTGGCGTCTACTTAGTTCAAGACGATTCTCAGTTAAACAACGTAGCACAGTAAGTTTTTCATGGAACAGATTAAGCTTCTAAAAGCCCTAATGGGCGAACAACCATACGAAGCCTTGGCGAAAGCCTTGGACAAAATCCCTACGAAATCCGTAGTGGATTTACAAGAGCTTCATGCAAGTCTGAAGGTTGTACCTAAAGCTTTAATTTCGTTCCTAATTAAAGAGTTAAAGCCTATTCCTGAGCACGGAAATAAAGAGATTGACCTTCCATTCAAAGAAAATTGCTTTCTTCTAGTTAATAAACAAACCGCCGACGTTTACAACGGACACATCCGTGACGGTGGAAAAATCATACATGAATTTAGACTTACAGCACTGCCACAACTTGCTGCACACATCATGTCTACATTTGAGCTTTATGAAGATTCTCAAATGGGACCAGACCAAAGCGAAAAATCGAAACCAGAAGAAAAATCAGCCAAAGAAGATTCTTCAGTACATGAACGAATTGACGAGTTAGAGCAAAAGCTTAATGATACCCAGATGCAGATGCTTAACGATAAGGTTGATGACCTTATGCGTGTTGTGGCTCACTCCAAAGAATCTAAAGCTCCTGAACTAACAATTAAGACCGACGAACTTGATAAAGCAGGATTGATGCCTGCAATGCCTGCACCTCCAAAAGCTGGTAGTGCTGGTGGCGTAAAAGAACCTAAGACTGGCATCATGGGTGATAAGACCCCAGCTACAGATGCCAACCTTAAGCCTTCTAAGATGAAGCTGCCAAACCTTAAAGCTCCTGGAACTGCCGCTAAAGCTCCACAAACGGGGCCTAAAGTGCCAAATCCGTTCGTAAAGTCTCTTAAGATGAGCCTTAACAAGTCACAAAATAGCACATGCCCAGATTGTGGTGAGTCAGAAATTAAAAGCGGCACACCAGTAAGATGCGCTTGCTTCAAAGCACTATCAGAACCTGTCATTAAAGCTGAAGGCGCAGCCATTTCAATGTCATTCAAGGAAGATTGGGACACGGATTCTATAGAGATGCTTTATAAATCATTGATGAGTCGTGCCAATGGAAGAAAATAAAATTGTCGCCATCATATCAGCACCTTTCCTAGAAGAAGCTCGTAACATAACCGACGCTAAGTGGCTTATGCGCCACAAGGAAATGCTGCATCGCCTAATACGTTCTGTCATTGCACAGAAGCAAGGCGAAGTTGTAGCAATGCTCGAAGGCAATACTGTCGTACAATTAGACATCGACAATATTGATGCCCTTAACGACATTGAAAAACAATTCAAAATTGTATTAGATAAAGACCTTTTAATTGGGGTAGGCGACTCACTAGAAGATGCTGAAAAAGCATTAGCTAACTTAGAAGCTAACGATGCCCATGGTATTAAAGTTTATCAACCTGACATGGAATTTGAAAATGAAGAGCCCATGGAAGATGAGACTGATGAGCTTTACCCTGAACAAGGTCTAGAAGCCTCAGACCTAAGCACACCTAATCCAGAACTAATACGCGAAACTAATTCAACCGACCCTCAACCTGCACAATTAAACCCTTCAGGTGCGTCCGTACAACCTGCACAGCCACAAGCACCCGCTGCCGTGGCTCAAGACCCTTCCCAGTCAATACAACCACAATCTGGTCAACAACAACCAGATTCTGGTCAACCCGCTTCACCTGGGAATGCTTTGCCACCTGAATTAAAACAACAGTTAATGCAGACTTTACAAAGTGTGCAGCAAAATAAGCCAATGTTAGATAAAGTTAAAACGGAAGCACCAGAAATCTACGAATCGGTCGTAAATGTGGTATCTTCATTAGTGGGTATTGCTACGGATATTAAGCAAGGACAGGTCCAGCCTACTATCCAGACCCCAGACCATAGTGAAGACATAAACAATGCACTTATGTCTAGTGCAGAAGATGACGCTAAAGAAAAAGCGAATAAGGCCGATGAGGGTATGAAAGCTCACATGGCCCGTCACAAAGCTAAAAGGAAGTTACTCCAAAGTAATCCTGAGTATAACCTTTTGATGACCTTGTTGAAGAAAGACTAATGTATGCCAAAAGCTAAGACAAAAAGAATACATGGTGTTTTTACTGGCGCTGACCTCAGTAATCCTGAAAAGGAAGCACAAGTACAAAAATACATTAATTCTGAGCACTTCACACCTCAAGAATATCGTGACCTATTGTCTAACGCTTTTAATTCTTCAGAAGATAACCATGAATCTGCTATTACTAAATTTTATAGTGCGCTAAAGGGTCACCAACACGATACTCCAGCAAATAATGATAAAATTTATGACGCTCTAGCTGAGAAGCTTAAAAATACAAATAAAGACGATGATTATTGGGATAAGCGTAACGCAGAAAACGCCATAGAATATTTGAAGCTTTCCCCAGAAAAAATCAGCAAAATTATTAAAGAGCATGGCGCAAAATCAAAACGCGCAGATGTTGACAACAAAGTTGACCTGAGCCATATAACAAAGCAGCCTTTATTTAACAGCCAACACTTAGACCAAATTCTAGATAATCCACAAGCCACCATATCTAATCAAATGGTCAATCATCCTGCAATGACCAAGAATCTTTTCGATAAGCTTTTACAATCAAAAAATTATGAATCGGAAAAATTACCTGGGTCTATTACTAACTCACAGCACCTTGACGAAAATGCAGCGGCTAAACTCTTAGCACGCTCACACAGTCTCAGTTCCTCAGACCTCAACGGCTTGTTAGATAAATTACCACCCGAACGTCGCAAGGCGTATGTTGAAGCCAAATTAGGTATGCTTGGCGGTCAACCTGAAAAATCACCAGAGGATATTTATAATCCTGGTGATATGGATTCAGAGGAAGCTGCTAAATGGAATAATTGGACTAATGGTAAGCATTATGATAAAAAGATGATGCAATCATTAGCTGCAAGTAGGCATCTAACACCTGAAGCTATTGAACATATTAAACATCATGGTGATTTTGATTCCAAGTATAATCTTTTTCAAAACTCCGAAGTTGACCCCAAGCACGCTACTGAAATGCTATCACATTGGGATAACGATGATGATGGTAAGGGGTATGCTTTAGATGACTTTAGAGACCGTGTTCGTGACGAGAACGAAGACGATAAGTGGGAACGTTATAGCGAAGAAGCTCGTGAAGATGCTGCCGAGAACTATCCTTGGAAATCGTTTATAAGTGACAACTACAATGACGATGAACTTTCTAATGCGTACTTCGATAAGTCTAAAGAAGACTGGAAGAAAGAACATCTAGCTGACAAATATGATTGGAATGGTCCAAACCCAGAATATAAAGATGGTCAGCAAAATCTAGACCCTAATGAAGAGCAAGAGCCTCCTACTATTGACTATGCAAATCACAGCAATAGTATTGGTATTGAAGACCATCCTGAATATGCCAAACGCGATGCAGAAGCTGACAAGGCTTGGCAAGAAGCGATTGATAATGAACAAACCCCTGACCAGTTGTATGAAAACTACGATGAGTCCATAAACGATGACGTTAGTCAAAGAACTCATGACCTTTTTGAAAATGATTTAGAGAACGCCACTTCACAAGAAGATTGGCTACCTAATCATGTCGTTAAGGCTATAAAGCAGCCATGGAGTAAGAACTCCACCGATGTAACTCCTGAGCAATTAGACCAAGGATTAAAGCATCCACTTGGTATGGTTCGTAAAGAAGCGGCCAAACACCCCAACCTACCTCCTGAACTAATCTCCAAAGTTTTGGCCGATAACAACAATGACAATTATTCTGAAGAGGCTCAAGAAGATGTAATGCGCCATAATAATGTGCGCCCAGAGCATATCTCTCAAGTTATTGCTAATCCTAATGCCAGTAAAACTTTAAAAGAATTAGCTATTAAAAATCCTAATGCCAATGCAGAACACCTTCATGGAGCGTTGGACCAAGCCATAGCTAAAGACAATGACTCAGATATTGAAACTATACTTGACCATCCTAATGCAAATGAAGAACATGCTCGTAAGGCTTTAGCTGCTACCAAAGACAGTAACGATACTGACCGTTACACTGCTAAGAAGATTTTTGATAACAAATTTAAGCTTACTCCAGATGATATTCAAAATGCTTTAAGTGGGGATAATGATAAATTAAAAGCTGAAGCTATTAGTCATCATGCTGCTACACGTCCACAAGTAGATAGTTTAGCGAATCATCCAAATGAAGATGTTCGTGAAGCCGTTCAAAGTGTTTATGCTAATCGCTTCCCTAAGAATGAAAACCAAGTAAATGTTAAGCTTGGAACCCACCCATTACGACAACTAAGAGATTACGTTGCTGCTAATGGTGGACAAATGAAGAAGCAAGACTTCAAGGCCGCTGGTGTTAACACCAATGCAATTGACAAGCTTTTCGGTCCTAAAGGAACGATTACTTCACAAGACATTCAAAATCACATTGATGCTATGCCTGCCACCACCTACAATTCCTCAATTGCAGATTGGGAAGGCGCTCAAAGACATAGCGACAAGAAACAAAATGTTTTCCAAATGAACTACACTGAAGACCAACTTCAACAAATGCAAAAAGCTGGTGTTCTAGGTACATTCCGTAAGTTGCAAGAGCATACATTCTCTTCTGGCCACCCTGTTAAAAAGAATACATTAGGCTGGGTGCGTTTCACTGGTAATCCTGGTGAAGGCTTCCACGTTGATGAAGTTCAAACTGATTTAGGTCAGTCACTTATTAAGAAAGCGGCACAGCAAGCTAAGGAAGCCGTTCGCACTGGAGCAATCACTCCTGAGCAAGCTGCCGATGCAATGGAACGTGCAAAAGATAATTTTCCAGAAGACCATCTTAATAAAATTCAAGAAATTGCATTCAATGGGCGTCATCCAAGTGAAGTTATTCACGAAGCGTTCAAAGAGCATATGCGTAACAAGGGTTTAGGCGATACTCCAATTCATATTTGGCAGCCTGAATCTAAGGCACCAATTTCTGGTCAACAACAATCAATTAAGGTTCATCCTAATAGAGTTATCGAAGAAATTGATGCGTTAAAAGAAGGTCAAGGTGGACAGGGCGGCAAAGCTATCCTACGTTGGGGTCAAAAGAACAAAATCGTACCTTCTAATAACAAAGAAGTTACTCCTGGGCATTTGGACCAATTAAAAGAAGCCTATACTAAGTTTCATAATGACTATGCTGCATCACATGGTGGCGAACATCCTGATTTGGAAGTTCCATTACCAGTACATATGCAAGAAGGTTACGGTAAGATTCCCAAGGCGATGAAATATCAAGAAGGCCATTATGGTGAACTCCCCACGCAAGATAATCCTGAGTTTAAGGGTAAGCCCACTTACAAAGATATTATTCGTAAAGCCGAACCTGCGCCATCACCCATCAGTGATGCTACTAAGGCTCAATTAGCGCAAACGCTACAAAATCTTGACCAAAACAAGATGTTGATTGAACAACTACGTTCACAAGCTCCTGATGTGTATAATGCAATTTCAGAAATCATCCAGTCTCTAATGACTACGATGAAAGAAGCGCAAATTAATCCCGATGAATTGCAAGCTCCAGAACAAGACCCCAATGCTCAACCAGGCCAAGAACAACAAGCGCCAGCGCAGCAACAGCAAGGTCAAGCTCCACAAATTAGCGCTCCAAAAGATAAACCCATTACTCACGGTAAGAAGGTTTACGCTCCAGGTTCAGAGAGAACTTATGGTCCAGGTAATGAAAAGATTAAAAAGCCTGATGGTTCATGGCAATCTCTATCAACCATGAATGACCCCGACGAAGGTTCTCAAGGTCAACCCTTGCAACAATCTGAAAAAATCAGACCTCTTAAGGAACTTCAGCAAGACCACGATGAACTTGAAGAAAAAATGTCTCATACTGGTAACAGAGAAGAAGACCATCACGACTTGCAGGCTTTAAAATTTCAAATTGCCAACCATCCTGATAATAAGAAGAAAAAATAATGGCAAAAAAAGATTTAAGCATAGAAGCGGAGCTAGAAGCTCTAGGCAAGACTATCGACAATATGTCCGAATCCCTTATTGAGCAATCAAAGATGGGTTTGAAACGCATTGCTTTAGAAACCCATGCGTTTATCACTGACAAGGCCACCCACACATTGCATTCATCTTTAAGCACTTACATGGACGCTCTAAAAATTAGTAGCGAAAATGATAGCGTTTGGGTTGTTTATCTTCAACCTGAAGCCAACTGGATTGAAGACGGTCAACCTGCCCATGACATGATTGAAGCCTTAACTCACGGCCCTAAGTCTAAAGTGGGTAAAGACGGTAAGCGGTACGCAATCATTCCTTTCAAGCACAATAAACGACCACAAGATATGTCTCGTGCTGAAATGCAATTAGCTGAACACGTTAAGAGTGAACTTAAAAAACTTAAGCTAAATAAAACCATACTCGATGATGACGGAAAGCCTAAATTAGGCAAAGTCGCCGCTGCCACCGTCGATATGGAATTCGCCAACTCCATACGTTCTAAGATTCCACTCTTAGCAGGCGTCAATATCTATCAACGCGAAGTGCAGATGAAAAACGGCAAGACTAAAGTCATGCGCGACATCTTTACCTTCCGTGTTGTTTCAGAAAAACAAAAAGGTACTGGTAAATGGTGGCACCCTGGAACTAAGCCACTTGGTGCCTTTAAAGAAGCTGAAGCAAAGATAGACGCTCTATGGTCTGCTTTCATCCAAGAGATGCAGTCAAAAACCTAACAATATCTGCAACTTAGGCCAAAATCTTAATATAGAAGTATGGTTGATTTTACTAATCCCCCCACATCTACTCCTGGGATTTTCCAGGACGATTTAATCTTGTTCACGGCTATCAAAACAGCCTTGTCAGATATTCGTGCCAATCCCAACTATATATATGATATTGCTAATCAAATCTTAACTGACCCCTACACCGACAAGTCCTACGGTAAAGCTGAAGTTCAAAAGTTTCTAGCATTCATGAAGAAAGAAATCTTCGTGGTAATGGCTCATCGTGTTGATGACCATGTGAAATTCCCTTGCATTACCATTGAATTAAACGGTGGTAGTGAAGACCAAGCTAAAGCTGGCCTAGGCGATGGTTTTGAGACCCGCAATGTTACCCCAGAAGAGTTTTTAGGCTCATACCAACAACCTCAAAAAATATTAGGCCCAGTAACCCCTCTAGCAGTAATACCTCAAACTGGACAAGTTACTTTCGGCCCCGACGTTGACTTGACTAATGTTTTTGAAGGTCAATTCGTTTACGATGAAGTAAATGATGTGGCTTACGTCATTGAAACTGTTCTCGATGAAGAAAACTTAATTATCACAATTCCCCAAGGGAAAGTACCCAATCTGAATGGTTGTACCATTCGACCTAATACGAATAATTTTATTCAAACTCGCAAGTTCCTGTACTTCTGGAATAACTACACCCTAGGTGTTCATACCACAGATGCGGTTGACACAATGTACTTATTCCAAATCCTCATGTTCATTCTTTTAAAATACAAGCAAACTCTTTTTGAAGCTCGTGGGTTTGAAGTTGGAACCATTGCATATGATGGCTTAACTCGCAGTGCCCCTGAGGACCCTAACGTATTGTGGCATCGCCAAATCACTCTTCGTGGCAGAGTTGGCATGTCTTGGCCTGATACCACGGATAAAGGCATTCAAGGAATTGCACCTACCATCACCATTGATGGTATGCAATCACCAGCGTCTTTATTGCCTGAAGTTGACATGCAAGGCTGGCGTGGGTCCTTGGACCCTATTGACCCCGTAGATGATGAATAAAATCAATATGTTAGGTACAAATCTTAATTAATACTGGATATGGATAAGAAAGCATTAGCTGAACACATCAAAAAACTCTCTGAATTGAAGGACTTAAAAGCCGCTATTCAGTTGACGCTTAAGAATAGTGAGCTAATGGAAAAAGCCGTTGGTGACGAACACTGGACTCAACAGCCTCATGGAATGTTACAACCCAAAGGCCCCGCTGCACCAGTTATTCCAAATCAACCCAAGCCTTTCGCAGTTGTAGACCCAAAACCACAAATGGCAGGTCAACAACCTATGGGCTTAAAAATGCTAACTTCTAAACCAGAAAAGCATGGTCACATATTGAGATACAATATTGGCCAGCCTGGTGGAAAAAATCATTATCGCATGGAATTTGATATGACTGCACCCAAAAATCCATGGAGCGTTCAACACGTTCAATCGTCCGATGGTTCAGTCATTGGTAGGTCGCCAAATGCTCATTCTTCTGAGAAGGATGCTATTCCCGATATTGTTCATCATTTTAAATCTGGTCAGTGGAAAGTCTAATGATGAAAGCAATACTGGAACGTCTAGTGAAACTAGCGGAGCTAAAAAAGACCGTAAGTGATTCCGAGAAGAGAATGATTCGCGGAGCATTTAAACAATTTGATAGCGAAGGCCGTGATGCCCTAGAGAATCAAAAGACTGTTACTCCAGGCGTAAGCGATGTCGGTATTGAAGTTCGCAGAGCCGATGCAAAAGTTCCAGGTGTTATTGCACACGGCTACGGTCGAGTCAGTGACCCTGAGAGACATGCTGCAAAAGCTAAAAGTATTCACCGTGGTTTGTTAAATCACCTTAAGAATATGGCGAAACCCAATTTACCCAAATCGGAAGCCAAAGACATTGCTCCTAGGATTGGTAATCAACCTATGATTCAAAATGCTCCATTAACGACCACACAACCTGAATTTGTTAATTCTCCAGTTGTCATTGAAGCGAAAGATAAAAAATAAGGTTTATATGGCAGACAAAAAAGACCTCAAAAAAGAAGACAAGTTTCAACCATCCTACGATTTGGATAAGGCAGGTGTCCACCCAGCTAGACCAGATGTAAAAGGTCAATCGACCGCTGGCATGGAAGTCAGAAGCTCTAACAAGCTCCAACAACTTTCTGACAAGATGACTACACCCGTTTCTGCCAAACGAGATGTTGCTGCAGCTTCCAGGGTTATGAATCACTCAGCTAAACAAAGTCATTTGAAACAATTGCATCAATTAATTCATATGCCTAAGCCTAACCTTCCTAAATCCGAAGGCGCAGTAGTTGGTGGAACTTCCACTGGCGCTCCTGCCAAACCAGCTAATACCGCACCTCACATTTCAGTTAATATGGGAATGGGTATGGGAATGCACAAATCTTTAGGTGATATGGTTAAAAAACCAGTTAAAGCCATTATTGATGGTTTTGCACAAGCAGGCGCTGCCGCTGCAGGACAGAAAATGCCCGAACAACCAAAACCACAACCAAAACCAGTTAAAAAAGTTGACCCTCAAACCAGACTCCCTGGAACATTATTTGAAAAAGCAGAAGATAAGCCAACCGTGGCTAGCGTATTAGAAAAGTTGCAAGCAATTGAAGAAACCTTACAAAAGGCAGACATTATGGCACAACCTATCGACCGTCATCTAAAGGGATTGCATAAACTATTAAAAGGTAATCCAGCCGATATGCAACAAGGGGTTCACACTCCTGTTCAACCAAATTCTGGCCAAAGCCATGCTGGTGCTGCGCAACAAGCTAGCGGCGTACCTTCAATCGCTTCACACAAATCAAAGCTCAATCAATTGAAGCAAATGCCTAAACCTAATCTTCCTAAGTCGGAGTTACAAAAAGACGGTTCTAATCAACCACCACCTCCACCTCCATCAGGCGCTCAAGCTGCACAGCAATCCATGCGTGATGCTTTCCACTTTGGTAAAGCTGAGTCATTAGAAGACGGTTTGAATAAACCACAGGTTCTTATGAGTGAAGCTAATCCTGATGAAAAACAAGATGCTAAATTAGGCGAAAATGTTGAGCACTTGGTTGAAGACCATATGATTGCCAACAAACCCGCTGAACAAAAAGAAGGCCATAAGATTTTCCAAAAGAACGCCATACAGCATAACCTCAAGGCTCTAAAACGTTGCCTCGATAAGTGCGATATGCAAATGAGTGAAATGGGTAAGCCACTTATGCCAGCGCACGATTCTGCCGCTGGTGGCCCCACTCAAGATGAACCCAAAGAAAATCGAATGAATTCTGAGAATATGCAAAAGGCTGATGAAAAAGGTGTCCATGCCCCAAGGGGTGAAACACCTAAACGTCGCGGTACTTCAAAAATGGGCAAACTACCTGAAGAACAAGCAAAGCCAGAAGCTAAGAGAGTTTTAGCTGAACTTAAAAATATGCCAAAGCCTAACCTTCCTAAGTCGGAAGAGGTACCCAAAGAAGAACAGCCTAAACCCAAAGACACTATCAAAGATATGCTCGATATTATCGAACGTAAGAAATAAGGTGATTTATGCCACGTCCAACTAGTATGCCAAGTAACGTAAAAGCACCAGAACACAAAGAGTCTGCCGTTAGACCTGCAGTGCGTGACACTAAAGGAACTGTTCAAAATACCCCACCTGTTATGTGGAAATCCTTTGAGCAATTCTGGAATGCCTGCATTAAAAACGGTGACGAACGTCATATGGTGGCCTGCAAAATCCACCTACAATCGCTTGGTTGGCTAGATAAGCCCTCAAAGTGGATTGAAGGCGTGAAGAACTTTGGTATTGAAGTAGAAAAATAAAATTGAATGATTTCAACAGTTTAACTACAAATCTTAATGTAGTTAACAGTTACGAATTAATAGGAGATAAATAATGGCTTTCACATACACAGACCCTTCAGGATATACGTTAATCGTACCAGATTCTGCCGTCACTGTTAACGTAGCTAGCAATCCCACGGGTATTGCTACCACGGGCGTAGTTGCTCTAGTTGGTGAAGCAGACCAAGGTCCAGCCTGGGATGACCCTTCAGAAGGTAAACTTGCTAATAACGTTTTCGGCCCTGGTGATATTTCTAAACTTGTCGCTAAATACGGAACAGGTCGTTTAATTGACGCTTTCCGTGCTGCCGTTACGCCTTCAGCTAGCCAAGCAATCCAAGGTGCTCCACAATCCATCGTTATCGTCAAAGTTAACGAAGGTGTTAGAGCTTCCAAGGCTACCCAAGATAACCACGGTATGTTCGTAGCTAAATTAGCTGGACAACCTGGTAACCTCATTTATTTCCAAATTCAAGACACAACCCTTGAAGCCGCTCCTACTTCTGGACAGTTCTCCTATGTCCCTAACTCTTCTGGCGCTTCATTGGCCGCACGAGTTAACGGTGGAGCTAAACAAACCTTAGCCATTTCAGCTAACGAAACACCCGCTGCCCTTGCAAGTGCATTAACTTCACTTTCAGGCATTAATGCAGTCGGTGGAACTAATCGTCTTGCTCTAGGTTCTGGTGGGCAAGTTGCTTCATTATCAGTTTCAGGTCAAAATGTTAACGTAACATTGACCGCTCCTACCTTATTCAGCGTAGCGCCTCAAGTTGGCGATACCATGCAAATCCCTTCTGGCTCAGTATTAGCTGGCTCAGGAAATGCAAATGTTGGTTGGTATGTAGTTACTGCAATTTCAAACACAACCTCATTAGCTCAATTAAGCGCAACTAAGATTACTGCAGGAGCCCCTGTAGCGGTTTCTAGTGCTACCATCACTGGTACGCCTAGTAATGACCTTATTGACTGGAGCTACCTCCAAATCAATAACCTTTCTGGTACTGACCGTCAAATCCTCACTGGGTTGACTGGCCAAACTATCACTTCAGTTGCAGTTGGTTCTAACCTCACCATGACATTAGCTGCAGGCCAATTATGGGCCTCAAGCCCTCGCGTTGGTGACTGGGTTAGCATTCCTTCAGGTTCTGCTTTCGCAGGCGCTGGTAATGCTAATATCGGTTGGTATCAAATTACCTCTACCGCTAATAACTCTTCAAGCGCATTCATTACGATGTCTCGCTTGAGCAACGGTTCTCCAGTTTCAGTAGCTTCTACCCCAATCGCAGCTATTAGCGATGTTCAAGACCTTGACCAACAAATCAAGGGTGCTGGAAAGACCATGGAACTTTATGACAATGGTGGAGCTACCAACGTTGGCAATATGTTCCTTAACCAAGGTACGACCTCTGCCGCTTCTTTCTTAGGAACTTTACTTGAGTCTGATGCTCAACTCCAAAAGACCATCAATCTCGTGTCAAGCACCAAGCAAGAAAATTACACTGTCGGTGGAAATATCGTATTTAGCTTAGGTTACAACGGTACAACTGCTAGTGCAAGCATCAATCAAGTTTCTGGGCAAAACATCTTCACAACTACCGTTACTGGTGGCCAAGGTGCAAACCTCAGCATTAACTTAAGTCAATTATCAACCATTAACGACTTAGTTAACTTAATCAATTCAAACACTGGTTACTCAGCTAGTCTCTTCTCATCTTTACAAGGTCAACGTCCAATCAGCGTTCTCGACCAAGTTCAAAGCATCGGAATTGCTAGTGACGAAGGCTTCCAACCTGGTGAAATCAAGTCTGACCTTTATGACCTAACTTTAGGTACTAGAAGTCTCGCTAGTTCACAATTAGCTGGTTACGGAGCAATCGCAAAAGCTGGTCTTCCTAGCGCACAAGCTGCTACCTTCTTAGCTAACGGAGCTAAGGGTGGTTCAACTGGCCTTGACTGGTCAAACGCTATCGACGCACTTGCTGGTGTTACCTGTAACTTCGTAGTTCCTCTTGTTTCACAAGATGCGACCCTCGACATTGCTTCAGGTTTAACTGACCCAAGCTCAACTTACACCGTTAGAGCGGTTAACTCTTTAGTGAAATCACACGTTATCGCGATGTCTACTCCTAAAGTTAAGAAACATCGTTCTGCACTTTGCTCCATTCGCGACACGTTCGCAAATGCTCAAGCAGAAGCTCAGAACCTTGCAAGCTTCCGCGTAACTTGTTCTTTCCAAGACGTTTTCAACGTATCGCAATCAACTGGTAACACCACTCAATTCCAACCTTGGATGGGTGCTGCAGTTGCTGCAGGTATGCAAGCCGCTGGTGGTTACAAGGCTATCTTCAATAAATCAATCAATATCTCTGGCGTCATTCAAGCCGCTAACGATTTCGATGATGGAGATGTGTCCGATGTTGAAGATGCACTGTTAGCTGGGTTGTTACCAATCCAAGCTCAACCAAACGGTGGATTCGCGTACCCTTCAGACCAAACCACATACGGTGTGGACAAAAACTTCGTCTACAACAGCCTACAAGCTGTTTATGTTAGTGACATTATGGCACTTAGCCTCGCACAAAGTCTCAAGACTGCGTTCGTCGGTCAAAGTGTTGCCGATGTTTCTGCAGCCCTTGCGGTGGGATTCTGTAAAGCTAAAATGGCTGAGTTCTTACACAATAAGTACACAGTCGCTACAGCTAAAGCACCAGGTGGATACAACAGCATCGACGTTCAAATCAACGCTGGCGTTATGTCAGTTAAGATTGACCTCATTGAAGCTGGCGCAATCTACTTTATCCCAATTGATTTAACAATCGAAGGTATCAGTACCTCGGCTTCAGCTTAAGAAATTAAGGAGAATTTAAAATGGCAGACCAAAATGTATTACATGGGTCCAGAGCAATTGTACAAATTGCCTCTGCTAGCGGACAAGCTCAAACAATCGGTATTTTCACCAGTTGTACTTGGGGTGTCAACTACGATACGAACCCAGCTTATATCTTAGGCAGATACTCACCTGCAGAAATCACCTACACGGGACAAGAAGCAATCAATATCACTGCTACTGGTTATCGTGTTGTTGGTCAAGGTGCTTATGAAGCCGCTGGACTTCCCCAACTTAACCAACTTATGTCCGCTGATGATTTAACAATTCAAATTGTTGACCGTCAAACTGGACAAGCTATTTTCACAGCCCTTCATTGCCGTCCCACTGGATATAACTCTGGTGTTACTGCTAGAGCGGTTAGTGACATTAGCATTACCTTCCAAGGCTTACGCGCTCATGACGAAAGTAGCGATACGGACGTTAATGACGGCGGTGGAGTTATCCCAGCAACTCCAGAATTCTAATCTCTAAACACCCGATGATGAATCCCCCGAATGTGAAATAACTGAGGGGTCCGAAGGCCAGTAGAGATACTGGCCTTTTACTTGAAAGGAAAGACCATGAAAAAATATAATTGGAACCCAGACCTACCTGACCATAGAGATAAGAAATATAAAACTTTAAGACTTGCTGATGTAGCACCTGCAGCGTTACCTGCTTCAGTCGATTTAGAGCCACTATGCTCACCTGTTTTCGACCAAGGCCAAATCGGTTCATGTACCGCCAACTCTTTAGCTGGTAATCTTGAATTCTTGGAATTAGCTGAAATGAAAGCTAGTCAAACTAACGCTCCTGAAGAGTTCGATGCTAAGTTTGAGCATGTAAGCCGTTTATTCATTTACTGGAATGAACGAGTTTTAGAAGGTGACCCACATCAAGACGGTGGCGCTCAACTTCGTGACGGTATTAAAACTTTAGCTTCTATTGGAGCTTGCACCGAATTAGTTTGGCCCTACAATCCAAACAACCTTTATCATAAACCAACGCAAGAATCTTTCACTCAAGCTGCTACGCATAAGATTAGCCAATACCTTCGTTTAGAATCTTTGGACGATATGAAGCATTGTTTGGCCGCTGGATTCCCATTCGTATTTGGATTCACCGTTTATTCACAAATGGAATCTGAGCAAATGGCTAAAGACGGTATTCTTGCAATGCCTTCAGGCGATGACGCACCAGAAGGTGGTCATGCAGTTATGTGCGTAGGTTACGATGATAAAACTCAAATGATGAAGATTCGTAATAGTTGGGGACCTGACTGGGGTGTTCGTGGATACTTTTTTATGCCATACGCTTACATCTCAAGCGATGACCTTGCTTCAGACTTTTGGACTGTTAGACGTTAATTATTTCGCGGGTAGAGAACGTGTGGACTGGTGCGGCTCATAACCGTATCACGCTAGGTTAGACTCCTAGACCCGCTACCAAATTGCCGAACGGTAAATCAAGCTATCGGGCGGCAGTATCCCACTAGAGGGCATCGAAAGGTGCCCTTTAGTTTTATCCAAACAATAAATTTGCTAATTCGTTCTCTTCCTTAGTTAAGTGCTCTAAATCAGCAACTTCAAAATCGACTACATAATCAGGGGTTTTAACAGGCTTACATCTTATGGTGCCTTTACCTACATTAATAACTTGAACCAAATCCCCCTTGTTAACTGACACATCTTCGCTAATAGCTTTCTTTTCAATTACCCTATTAATTCTTGACCTTCTAAACGCTACATTACTCATTGACAACCTCCAAAGGAACGGGGAAGGCAGTTTTTGCTGCCTCCATGCGTGCCTTGTGTACTTTCATTTGAGATATTTTGCTTAAGTGGAACTTGCCACTGCTATAGGCGCGGCGAATGGTCCAAAATTGAACATTGTTAACCTTGCCTTGGTTTGCTACCATCTCATTGAAAGGAGCGGCCAGGTGTTTTTCAAAACGGTCACGGGCAGCGTTAAAAGCTTCACGCCATTCTTGAGCACGTTTATGAGCATCTGCGTCAACTTCAGTTACTTTAACCACACCATTAATTACCACGGTTTTGACTAATTTGCCAGTACCATGATTGGCACCACCACATTTGCATGTGCAAATCGGGCCAGCGGAGTGGGTGCAACGTCCGTCACAAGCAGGGCGCACAACTTCTTCACCGTAATGCTTGTCGTAAACCTGACCCATCGGTACAAGTAAACCATCACAAGCGCACATTACTGGGGTTTCGTAAGAAGTCATCGTGGACAGACAGTCCATGCAGCGGAAGTAGTTCAGGCGATTTGGGTCTTTGATACTGAATTTCATATGTTTCTCCTTGTTACATACTACTATTCGGCATCTGTTTTTAAAACTTTAGTATTTTTAAGTAAATTCTTCAGAACCTGTCAGAATCAATATAGTGCCATTGGCAATCTCTACGTTGCCATTGTCATGTATTTTCGTTATGACGGCATGGACTCGGCTACCATCATAAATTGTAAAGGTGATGATTTTACCTACCTTCATCACCTTCTGCCTTTTTAATAGCTGCCCTTAGAGTTTTTTCAAGAACACGGAATTGTCCAGCAACGGCAATGTCTAATGCTAATTTCGCGGCTTCCAAAAGTTCAGGCCCCGCTGCCATCAATCGCAAATCTTCAGGCTTGACTCTCAACCATTCGGAAGCGCCTAATACTTCCTTTTCAAATTCTATACTGCCATCGCCATTTGGATTAGTGGATATGGCGGTGAAATCCGCACCGTCTTCAGCATTTACAAACCATGGACCTTTAGTTTGATGGCTCACGTTTCAACTCCTTGACCTCTAGCTTGAGGCTTTGCAATTCTTTAATAAGCTCGTCAATGGTGTTATTTAGCTTAAAGGCTTCAAGTTCTGCCTTTAATTTTTCATTCTTTTCACTGCATCGGCAGGGTCCAGAACAATTGCACATTACTCTTCCTCACTGTCATAGTCATTAATAAATTCATCATCAGCTTCAATCTCTTCAGGGTGTGAACAACCTGCAGGAACGGCCAACCAAGCGCGTAAGGCGTATTTGATTTGGTTTCTTTTTGCGTAGATAATAACGCCTACAAACAAAGAGGCCACCGCATCAACTGTAAGATAATTAACTATAAACTCTAACATAATCACCTTCTTTCTATATATTCTATCGGTTTTTATGTTTAAAACTTAAGGGAATAATTGCCAATCAACCACAATTTTAAAGTCTTTCCCCCATTCCTTGAGAAATTTCGCATGGTTATCTGTTATCGTTAATTCGTATACACCTTTACCTGGAATGACAATATTCAGGTCCCAGGCATTATAATTGTGACTTTTTGAATGCCTACCAAAACGAATACCGTACCATTCCATTACTTCTACATCAACGTCTTTAGGAAGCCAGTATTTGAAATAAATGTTCATATTACCCCTATCTTTTTTAAAAATTGACCAGCCCTAATTCTTGAAGTCTCTTCATACTCTTTAAAGTCTAAAACTTGAAATAATAATTTTGCCAAATATGCTTCGTCATCGCTCATTTTAATCCAAAAAGAATCCAAATCATGTTCTGAAGCTACCTTTTTGACTCTATGTGGATTATTTGAGTAATGCCGTAAATGCACTATGTTGTAAAGATACTCACTGTCGTATTGAGCTAAATTTGTCAGTCTTGGATTGCCGTCTAGCTGGATAATGCGCATGAAATTCTTAGGCGCGCCACCAATGGCAGATTTCCTTCGCATCCAAAAGACATCGCCTTTTTTATGCTCCATTAATAATCTCTGCAATTTGTTCTGAGCTTACGGGTTTAAAGTCCCAAACATCAACGCCTACGTTAATTTGCTTACCCTTAATCTTGAAAAGGTCGTGGACGTGACCGCAAAGAAGCCAGTCGCCTTCATTCTTAGGACGGTACTTACCATAGCGTTCCATCTCCGTATGGTCACCGCTATAGGGCATGTGGTGAAGTTTCACTGAGTGGCCTGCAATATTAATCTTAAGTTCCAATTGAACGGTCGCAAAGCCCATTTCCAAGTACCACTGGGTCATAGCTGCAATCTTAGCTTCTTTCTTGGCGTGTGCTGGGTGACAACGGTCGTGGTTACCCGCAATCAAGTGTTTTATGCCATTGAGCTTAGGTAAAATCTCTACCACCGCTTGTTTGCCCAGTGAAAAATCACCCAGAAAGTAAACGGTATCTTCAGGAGCCACAGTCTCATTCCAAAGACGCACCATCTCTGCATTCATATGCTCAATGCCAGTGAATGGGCGTTTGCAATAATTAATGACGTTCAAGTGGCCAAAGTGGGTATCGCTAGTGAACCAAGTTTTCATGTGTTGTCCTTTTGAATAGAAACTTTGAATTTAGGGAATTTTTTGATGCGGTAGCCTATCGTGAAAGCCAAAAAGAACGGGGCAAATAAAACCCCTGCAACACACTTAAACCCAACAACCTCACCATCACGTCTAATCTGTGAAGCATATTCGTGCCCCACCAACATTACGTTAAAAAGTGAAATTCCAGCCCACACAATCCAAAATAAATCGGTCATACTAATTCCTTTGCCAAAGCAATAGCTTCAGCGGCTAATGGGTGATTTTCATTCCAATCGACACAAGGTGAGGTATCGTCTTCTTTCAAGTGCCCCAACGCTCTACCCATAACATACCAGCCTTTTTCATCTAGGTCGTAGGCTATGTCAGATTGATAGGGGTCATTCAATACATAATACGCATATTTTGCCGCTAATAGCCTTATGGTAGCGTAACGGAACAGTTCCTCGCACCACTCAGGCTCTACGGCGATTCTAGCCTTAAATTCTTCAATACGCTGGTCGTAATTATCCATGTAGTCCTAAGAATAACACATAAGCGACTTTAAAACCAATGTGTAACCACTGGTCCGTGTGAATTCCATACCATTTTTCACATTTCCCAAAATCAATCACCCAATGAGCACCAGTCTCGATTAATCCCAGGGTAGTGCTTCCCGTGGCCAGGAACACCATTAGGCCGTGAATTAAGGCATGGGAGGTCAGAACGTATGGCCAGATGGTTTGCATTGGACCATGAAGGTCTGGGTTGTAACCCTTGGGTATAGAATGGCGATTCTTATTATTAGCGATAAAGTCGCTTTGTAGGGCGAAATCAGCTAACGCATGTCCCGCCAGGAGTTTGAACAACAGACTTATCATCTTCGTCCCCTTTGATTATAAATGGTTGAGTGGTCGCATCAAACGTGCCCTTAAGTACCAGCACATAATCAGGTTCAAAGCTCCAGGCCATTTGTTCATCACTGGTGCAAAGTTCAAAAGAATAAGTAAATGTAGGGCTGTACTCGGGCGTACCATCGTCTTTAAAGTTTTTTTGGAACACGGGCACGAAGTAGACAGATTCGTGGTTGTAACGAATGGGTTTAACGTCAATCAAAACTGAGTTATCCGTGCGGTCACGAAAGTTTGCTTTGCAGCAATATTTATCGGGCCATTGATACTTTTTGCAATGTTTGCATTCCGTGGGATAGCTCATACGACCTCTATCGGTTTAGTTCTTCAATTACTTTAGCCAATTTCTTATTGAACATTTCTTCCATGAGTTCTTCACATTGGCGCTCATCTTCTGGGGTAATATGATGTAACCCGCAAAATTCGCATGGTTCGTGCATCTGGGCTAGCACCCATTCAGCAATTTCACTCACTTCATCAACTCCACACAATGTTTGACACATTCTACGGTAGCCGTAACATCGGCCTTGGCATCGTGGGCATTGGTTAATTGAACCCCAAAGTGCTTACAAATTGAACCTAAGCTTCCAGATATGGAATGAGGCAACTTACCTGCTAACTTCAATGCGGTTACTATCCCGCCTAAGTCTACCAATCGGTAACTTACGAACATATTCCATGTCTTCTTGGTCATCAAGTCAGGGGTAAGACGCTGAATATCAAAATAAACATTGTGCCCTAAGGGTAGTAACTTATTCTTTCCATTGTCTGAGTGTTTGACAAGAAAGTCCCATAAAAGCTTACCACCAGCTTCGTAGGTTACGGCGACCTTATCGTGATTAATGAGGTTAATGCCGTTAATACCCAAAGCTTCAGCGGTAACGTGATAGATACCATCTTTAGGCTTGACGAATAGTTCCAGGCCGTCCAATAGCTGATAGTTTTCGTCGTAAATACCAAAGAAGAAGCTAAGTAAGCTCGTCCCAGCAAAACCACCTGTTTCGCAATCCAGTCCAATAAATTTAATCATAATTCTTTCACCATGCCTTGAGAGATTTCGTTAATTGGTGGTGCAATGTCTTCTGCAAAGTAAGAATCTAAAGCCCATTGAACACCATTAGGTCGAAAGGTTCTATAAATCCATCTGTTAAGTTTATTTAAGAATGTACCGTTGTATTTTGAATACAACAGCGTTTCAATCGTACCTAAATCATCTGATGTGTAATCGGGGCCACGCAAAGACCCTTGAACACCTTGATTATTAGGTGGATTCATTGCAATGAAGGGCCACCATAGCTTACCAAGGGCTTTAGTGATAAACCCAGGCTTACGAGTTGTCCAGCACACCAAAGTGAGTACGCCAAAGAGCGCCATTACATCACTGAGGAGCTTCCAAGCATAATTTGCATTTGGGTGAAACAAGACGTAATCTTGTGGATTAAACACATCACCATTGGGGTAATGAGCCCATCCTAGGAAGTTTTTGGGTAGATTTTTATAAAAATCCTGCGAAAACAAGCCGTGTGGGTTTTGAAAGAAGTCTGCCACAACAACGGCACGGTATTGGTCTCTAGAAGTATCGTTAGGGTTGTTGTATGTAATTGGGTTACGAATTAACTTTTCATTTGGCGATACTTCGTAAATGAAATTACCATAACCTAATGGAGATGGAAAGTTACCACCAAAGTGAGCGGCCAACCAAGCTAACCCTTCATGTGAGGGGGTATCTCCACCATCACCACCTTTTTGGGTTAATAAACTATTGACATCAAAGTAATCTGCCCAGTTCTTATTTCCCATAAATCCATTCCAAGTATGAATCGGTCATTTTATTACAATAGCCACGAATGATTAAATTCTTGTTCTGGCCTTTAAGAGGCAAGTCTTTAACCGCTTGAATGCAGCTAGTGAGATAAGCATTTCGTGCCGTAACCCAATTCAGTTTTAAACAATACTCTAAGTGGGCATCCCACGCTCTTTCAATGGATAGGCCCACTAGAAATAAACCAATGTAAAATATTACCTTACTCTTTTTCGTCACGGGCTTTAACTAGAGCTTCAATGTGCCCGTCCAGTTCTGTTTGAACTTCTGCTAAAGTCTTATTGGCATCAACATGGCTAATACGGCTAAATACTCCGTAGCTCATCATGTGAGATTTAAAGCTCTTAGCCACGCGTTCCATAAACACAGCGCCTTTTTTCTCAATGGAATCAGGCAGTTCACCGCGTTTTTGCATACGCTCAAAAGCTGTAGCAGGTGCAATGTCAAAATAAAGAATCTTGTCAGGTAATTTGGTTAGCGGAGCTACAATGCCTTTGTAGAAGGCTTGGGTGAATTCATTACTCACGTTTTGGTCTGTATAAGCAAGGTGACTGAGCCATCCACGGTCAGAGATGATGAAATCATACTCTTCTTCAACTGACTTATAGAACTTTTGGTTTTCAATACGCATTGCTGCGAAGATGAATTCCATGGTCGTCCCATCCAAGGTCAGTTCAGGGTTTAAGACAATTTTTCTTAGGTCAGCGCACACTGGAATATGGGTACTGCCAACTTCGCGGGTAGATAAGACTTTAAAGCCTTTAGCGGTCAGTTGCTCCACTAGGTATTTTAAACCCGTGGTCTTGCCAGAGCCATCAAGCCCTTCAATCTCTACAACTAATGCTTTAGGGAATTTACTGGGAATCATTCATAGCTCCTTTGTGATTGTTTCTCATTCAGTTAATATCACAAAAGTGGCTATTTTTTAAAAATTTCTTTGTGCGTTTGAACCATATTTTTGAAGAAGTTTACGGCGCACATCAGCTTTGAAGATGTAGTCGGGAATGACATTATCAACTTCGCTCATGTAGAAGTATTCATTGGTCTTTTTGTACTTATCGCCATATTCTTTAAGATAGGCACGGTGAACCAAAATGGCAGGTGCAATCATTGCCTTGTTGCCTGTAGCTACTTCAAAAATTAAGGCTGCAAAGCGGTCAGAGATTTGGAATTTAGGCTTACGTTTGAAAAGATTTTTGAAGAACTTAACCATGTTCACCCCTTCAATAGGTCAATGAGTTTTAACTCGTCATTAGAGATTTTAATGAACTGAAATAAATCATCGCAAATCAACACCTTTGTTTTAGGAAGTTTGGCTTCAAAAACTTTATGAACTTTATTTATTTCCTCTTGAGATACCTCGTCATGTCTGAGTTTTATTACAAGAATTTCATCCGTCCCCACCGTGATGGTCTGCACTTCAGTAATCTTGTCTTTAAGTTCATCAAGAATGTTCATTTCTTATCCTTGTTGTTAATAACCACTGGAATCACCATTAGGCCACCAGCAAAAATCCCACCAAAAAGGAAGGAGAAGAAAGAGCCAAACAGCATACCTTTGAAAAATTCTTTTAAATACCAACTAATCCCTAATTTCGTGTTTTTAGGGGTTTGTTTGGGAGTGGCGAACTGGGTGTAGGGGCCATAGTTACGGCTTTCATTGGCTACCGTACCATTTGGGACGTACACACCGTTTTTTTGAGCCATCTCGATTGTTTTCATAAAACCCCCTTAGTTATTACTCTTACAGGATAACAAACTAATACGGGAAAGTCAATCCTCAGTGAATAATAATTGTGCTAAATGGGCTACTTCCTTATCCTCTAAGGGCTCAAAGTTATCTGACATTATCCTAACCACCTTACCTTTGATTTTAAAGGCGTAATAACGGCCATTAAAACTTGTATTACCTTGGCCAACTGCATTATAGTATTGACCAGGGTGAAAGGTCATCTCTACCTTCCAGTCCCCATTCTTAGCTTCTTTTCCGATGTTGCATTCGGATATGCACTTTAATAAAATCATTCGATACCCGTGTTGGCTTTGGGGAAAGCCGCCCACGGGCAGGCATGTCAGGGTTAGGGGAGGTCAATCAGTCTTTAATTTAACACACTTTAAGAAATAAGCAAACTAATTTTTAAATTCCACACACGCCATTAATACATTCGTTTACAGTCTCTTCAAATACCCTACCTTCGTCCTTAAGAGCTTCCTGTAGGTCAACTCGCGTTAAAGGCTGGCCTCCACGAGATTCATCTGGGTAAACGGTAAAACCCCTAAGTCGTTTCGCGTACTTAAGTAGTGTATTAGCGTTCTTTTCATAATTAGACTCACTATTTTCTTCTGAGCCCCACTTAGGCATGTTGCAAGTAGAAGAAATTGCCATGTCCACATAGTTTTGAACATCGGCTTGGAATTTCACCCTTTGCTTAAAAGTTAAGTCATATGAGTCTTTTATGTGCTCAATTTTCACGCCTTGGTCCAGAAGACGCTTCACGGCACCGTCCACTACATACTGGAACATCCATTTACCTTCTTTAAAGTAACGACGCTTGTATGCTTTGCAAAATAAAGGCTCAATGCCCGTTGTGGTCTCAGCAATGATTCCAATAGTGCCAGTGGGTGCAATTGCACGCACGCCTTTAGGGACGGCAACTCCAAGTTGTTTAGAGCCTACGAAAGCCGCTGAGTCAGATTCTTGCTCGTAAATAGAAAGCCATTTGTGTAGTTCAGGGTTCACTTCATACTCTAACCCACGAGACATAAGCCATTCGTGGATTCCACCCAACCCTAAACCAATACGGTTATTCTTAACGCCAATTTCTCTAATACGTTGGGTGGGAATGTCTGAGTAAATCCCACCGCACAAAAGAAATAAAGTAGCATACTTGGTTACTTCAGCTAATTCTTTTTTGTCTTTAATACGGTTCATCCATATGGTGCCAAGATTACACTTATCGCTATCCTCTTCTGAGACTACTTCCGTGCAGGCATTGCGTAGGTTTTCATTATCTTTAGTGAAGTTAAAGCTCATACCAGGTTCAGCACTTGAAAATGCTTGTCGGCAGTTATCCAACCAGACTTTGAGGGCTTCTTGATGCTTGGGGTGGTTTTCATTTTCTACGGCAATGAAAAATTCAGTGTCGTAGACTACAGATATATTGGTTAACTCCATTGGAAGTGGAAAGTTGAAATCAGCAAGTTTCGCACCTTTTAGTGCCTCGGAGTAGTCTTTTAAGTGAATGAATTTTGAAACGTCTTTGTGTGACCAATTAAGACCAGCCCATATAGCACTACGACGCTGACCACCTTGCATTATGTATCGTCCAGCTTCATTGACCATGTTCATCAAGGCAATAGGGCCAGTGGACGTTCCACCAGTACGACGAATTATTTCGCCTTCAGCACGGAGCTTAGAGTATTCAACCCCAATCCCTCCACCAGTCATTAAGCTTGCCGTTATTTTTTGCATGGTATCAGCCCATGATTCGCGTGAGTCTTCTGCACGGAATAAGAAGCAATTATTTACTTGATGGAATTCCCTACCTGCAGAATAAAGGTATCTTCCACCTGGAATGAATTTTCTCTCTAGAATGATGTGGTAAATCTTTTCACGGGATTTGGCGTCAAGCAGTTGTGAGCATACTGCATCAGTAACTCGCTTGGCGGTGTCCGCCCATGTCTCGACACCATCTTTAGAGTATTTTTGAAGGTAAATATCCTGCGCGAATTTTGACGTAAACACGTCGTAAGGCTGTTTCATTTTGACTCCTTGTTTTATTGATTACATTAAGTATATTACAAAATGCAGTGGACGGTTGGAATTTATTTAAACAATAGACGAAATAATTCTAGCTCTTCAGGCGTGACTAAGCGTAGTGGGAAATGTAAACGATAGTTAAATGAAAGCTCTATAGTTCCTTCACGCCAAGAATTACCGTCGGAGTCATATAGTGAATGAAGCTCATATTCGTGTTCGTGTATGTCAACAATTTGTCCTATAAAAACTGAATAATCATCTCTGCCGATTACAGTATCACCAATGCTAAGAGATGGGTCAAATAGGCTATGCAAACAACACCTTGGCCATTTCTTCGATTAATGCCGCCTGTTCTTCACTATCGCATGTAAAGAAATTTTCTTCCACGAATTGACGGGTCCAAGCAACTATTTTACCTGGTTTATGGCCGTAACCTTTTAAAACCATAACATCGTAATGCGTATTAGAATGGTAGTCTGTAACCTTAACTAAATGAAAGTTCTTAAGCTTGCCATTTGGCCAGCAAACCAGCATTTGGCCTATGTGAAAATGCAGCGGCTTCTTAGGTCTTCCCATACAGAATCTTCGCTAGTTTCTTTTCTGCACGGCCCATTTCATCTATTTGCTCATCGGATATGTTTTCAGGTAAGCCTGGGAGTTTGGCTTTGAGTTTTTCCCACTTTAATGAATGCCAAGCCCAGTCAATACCAGCCGCTTGTGCGTAAGCCTTGGCCGTAAGAGGGTCTAAGATGAAGCGGTCTGGAGTGCCCATGTTTGCTATAGCGGCTTGCGCAGCCTCTTCCAGGTCTTTTATGTCCAACGTCTTGGATAAGTAATGTACGGAATCTAATATGTGATTATCGTAGGGAAGAACGCGCTCTATTTTTATGTCGATTGGTTTTTTCATAATAACAACTTAAGCAAAAGCTTCTCCAAGCGGTTTAGTTTCACTTTCTTCATATGTTTTGAAGAGAAGTATTCTCCATACACACCATAAGGCTCATCTTCGATGAAGAGCGGCTTAACTGAGTACCAAGTACCGTCTATGGTCTTGTTAATCTTAGTCACTTTTAAAAATAAGCCATTAGCTAGTTTAAAAATGTCGCCGCGCTTGATGCGACGGCTTACTTTCGATTTATTTCCCATTGGGACTTCTTCATACGGTTCTGTGGAGTAATTCCTAAATATGCTAGTTTTTGTTCAAATTGAATGACGGCATCCCAAGCCTCTTCTGAGGTGTCGAACGCAACGTCCTTACGGGCCTCAACTTCAACGTAGCGGCCTACTTCCTTCATTTCTTCATTGTAGGAAATGTAATAAACAATATCGACCTTCTCGTAGAAATAGATGAAGCACACCTTGTAAAGCCTAAAGTTCTCTTCAAAGCCCATGCTATCGCAATAAGCTTTAACCACACTCTCGTTCAAGCGGTGGTTATCCAAAGGAAGGTCAATCTCAATACGCTTATTGTTGTTATTTTCGTTAAGCTTGGATTTAATGGTCAATTCTGGACTTGGACCTTGCCTGAAGCGCATGAATTCAATATTGCTCTTAGTGTCTTTATTGGCGTAGTAGGTATCCCAGCTTGCCACTTCAATGAAACGAAGTGGGTCGTGCTTTTCAGCAAATGCTTTGAATTTACCTAGCTTAACGCCAGTCGCATCGTACTTAAATTCAAACTCGTGGGTGGCAATATCAAAATTACTCATAGTAAATCCTATCCAAAGAGTAGTTCGGCTAAAGGTAAGCAATCCAAACTCAACAATCGTTCGTGTGGCTTAAAAAGTTGATTTTGAATGTTGTCTACCTCTTGCTTAATCCCAGTATCAATCATATCTATCCAATAATAATAAGTTTTATAGCCAACACCGTAATCACTTATGGTTTCCGTTATGGAAGCAGGCCCTCTATGGCCTAAGTATGGCCAAACTGTGGCAACGTAAAAACCTGTGTTGGTAATAGCGGGACTATTTAATATAGACCCAATATTGTTATTTCCTGAAGGCAACGGCACGCCACTTAAAGTAATATTCGCCTTTCCGTAGTTAAAAACCCGATTTGACAATCCACACTCCCATACAGCTAATGGCTAAAACTAATGCAGAGAAAAACAAACTGGCCAGTGTATTTTGCACTCGCCTTTGACGTATCTTCTTATCGCGTCTATGTTTAAGGATTACGACGGCCCGACGTTCCATCAGTAACAACCCATCCTCTCTTAAAGCTAAATTCAATAATTCTTCCGTTGCGCCATATGGTTAAATGAATGGGCGCATCAGATTCACCTATGATAATTGCCTGGCCGCTTGGTCCCAAGTGTCCGTCAACTTCCACAATAACATCGCCTACTAAAATACCGTTTTCATCGGCAGGGTAGCCTGCAAATACTTGTGTGACCTCAGAACCATGGATAATTTGTCCGTTAAAAATAACGTCTTGCCATTTAGCATCTTCAATCCCAATGCCGTAATAACCAGTTCTTCGCGTATTAGGTTTACCCATGATTCCAGGGACTTTTTCTAAGACGTGATTGTGGTTACCAAATAGTTCAGGGAATTGCTTATGAAGCATCCCCAATGCAGCTAATTGTTGTTGAGCCATCTTTCTAGCTTCAGCACGGGCCTTAGACATTGCTTCGGCTTGAGCTTTCGCAGCCTTTTCAGCTAATGCAGCTTTTTCTTTATCGCTTAATTCTCTAGGGCCATCACCTTGCTTAGGCTTCACTTCACCTTTAGGCGCTTGCTTGCCTTCTTGAATCGTCACTTCAATGGGTGATGATTTTTTCTTCAAGGGCGTCTTCAATACAATACACATACTCACACCGTGAAAAATCACGCTGAGTATAAATGCTGAAACTAAAGTCAGCTTAAGAATTCTTACGCTTAGTCTTTTTGCCAACAAGAACTTTCATCTCCGCTTTCATACGTTTAATTTGTTCGCTCATTACATCCCAGCCCTCTTCCAGGGCTATCTCACAAAGGGCCAAGGTTACTTTCAAACGCTCAATCTTAGTTTTATTATCAATCGTCATTTGTTTCTCCCTCACCATATACATATCACCAATGTTAAGGAAAATAGGAAAATAAAAATATAAAACTAATACAGTTAATTCTTTAATAAAATCAGGTCCTTAGACGAAAATCTTAATACATTAGGTAAGCCTCTACATGGGTAGTGGTGTTTGGGACATGGTGAATAAATGGCTTTAGAGAAAAGCTGGGAAGCGGTAAGAGAACCTTTTACTGCCAACGGGACAGTACAAGGTATCATAGAAGTAGCCGATACTACTGGTCTTTTCAATAAGTCACTAGTCTTACTTACGTCCAACACCCAACCTAACCTTTCAGTCGAAGTCAAATACGTTTTAAGCTCCACAGAATTAGTCGTAGGCCCCATTGGTAAAGGCATTAATGCCCCACCCGTTGATGTTAGCGCCTACTTAGTCAGTGATAACGCCATCTTATCGGCTGCGATGCAAGTCAAGCCTAGCGGCCCTCCACCTGATGAAATCATCAAAGCCGTCTATCAACGCGACCCTACGGTAGCCATTCGCACATTCAACGTCGATTTCTTTGGTAATGGCTATTCTAACTCAAACCCACTTCCAGTCGCCTTCACATCATCTTTCCCTAACGTGGTTAAAATTGCTTCAGGTGACGGGTCGGGTAATGAAGTCAAAGTCAATGCCGATGGGTCAATCAACGTTATTACTCAAACTGGCACTGGTGGCGTTGAAGTCATAAAGTCAGTGTTTAATGAGATTACCTCCGTACCTTCAGGCATCTCTACATTGGTAGCTACATATACCGTACCAATGGCCGTTACAAATTCTTATTTGCAAAGAATAGAGATGAGCGGCGAAAACGTCGCTACCTTCGATATTCAAATTAACTCAGTGGTTTCAGCTAGAAAGCGTACCTATTGGGGTGATTTCAATGCTGTGTCTGAATTCATATCGGACGAACCGACCCGTGGCTTGAGTTTAAATCCAGAAGATGTGGTCCAGGTTTGGGTAATACACAATAGGCCAAGTGCTGCAGACTTTGAAGCAAGAATCCAAGCAGTGGAAGTGACAGAATAAAAGCAGTTATTTCACATAGTTAGGTTAAAATCTTAATTATAATCACAGAGGCTATATATGGCAGTTACAGAATTAGACCTAAAAAAATTAAAAGTCCAAAAAGCTCAAGTTGCAGCGGCTCGTATGGGTATGGAATTAACCCAAGACGAACGAAAAGACGAAATTGCTCGAATTCAAAAGACTATCGACGTTCAACTTGCAACGGAAGCTGAGTTAGAAATTAAAATTGCAGAAGCTGAAAAAGCTTTGAAATTACAAGGAAAATAAGGGGTATTAGTAATGAGTGGTGATGCAGGTGGCTTTCAGCCAATAAGTTTATATGATTCAAGTGACAACGGCGTCACATCTCAGGTAAACGGAGCGCAAAGAGCACTAGACGTTGGTATTGACGTTGGTGGTGTTCAAATTGACCCACGTCAAATTCGTGCATTAACTGCAGCGGACATCGTTACCGTCATTCAATCCACATCACCTTGGGTTACACAAGACATATCCGACGGTTCAGTTCAACCTGGAACTGCAGCCACGAAGTCGATGCTTTCTGGCGGCCAATACAACTCTGCAGGTATCACCCTTACAAATCTTCAGCAAGCGGCTCTTCAATTAGATGCCGTAGGTAACTTAAAAACAAACATTGCTACCGCACTCCCTGCAGGTACAAATATTATCGGTAAAGTTGAAATCACGGACGGCACTAACGTTGCTGGCGTGACTCCAGCATCAACCGCTGCAACGGCAACTCAACCCGCCGAAGTAGTTGCATTAAGCCCTAACTCACCCGTACCTACTGGTACAAACTCAATCGGTACTGTCGGCTTAAATGCTGGTACGAATACCATCGGTTCAGTCAAAATAACTGATGGTACAAATACCGTGGCAGTTGCTCCAGCTTCCACCGCTGCAGGCGCAACTCAAGCTGCAGAAGTTGTGGCTCTATCACCAAACAGCCCACTTCCTGCAGGCACAAATGCTTTAGGTAGTGTTCTTGCCAATTTACAAGTTGCGAATGCTGCCGTCACTGTTTCAAATCCTGTTCCAGTTACCATCACCACTGGCTCAGTCGGCACACCAATTCAAAACGCATTGACTTCAGCTAACTTAGCTGTTGGAGCTTCCGTAACGTTGACTTACACCGTGCCCACTGGACACACATTCTCTCTAGAAAGGGTTTTCGTAAGTGCTCGTGGAGCAATCAAAGCTGTAGTTCAAAACGGTTCTACTAATCTTTTCGTGGCATTCAACTCAGCTTCTAATCCCAATATCGACCTAACGGTCACAGCACCTCCTACTATCGCAGCCGCTGGAACAGTGAACGTCATCATCACCAATGAAGACCCAATTCAAGTGTTCAACGTCTACGCAACTGTAGAAGGCAATCAAATTTCCTAATTGAGGTTTAAATGTCAGGTGACGCTACAGCATATAATGCACCAGCACAAGCAGTTGCCGACTATGACGTAAGTGGTTCGGGCACAATAGCTGCCCTTAACGGTAACGTTGCAGCGGTCACAAACGGCTGTTCTACCGTAATATTTAGTATTACTGGTACTTGGGTTGGGACTTTATCAATCCAATGCTTAAGTGCCGACGGTAACTGGAACTCATTAACAGCATACTCTCTTACTACTGGTCAGGCCACTAGCACCTTAACTGCAAATACAGTTTTAACAATACCTTGTGGTGGTTATCAATCAGTTCGATTGGCAATGACAGCTTACACTTCAGGTACAGCGGCTATCGCATGGAATTCCAGTGCTGGTAGTAATACCATTAATATCGGTCAAACAGTTGGTCCAAGCGATGTTAACATTACTGGAACCTTAACTAGCTTATCATCTGTAGTCACGTTACCAAATCTTAATGGCACTAGTACGATAAACATTGACATTGGTGGTACATGGGTCGGCACCATAACAGCCTTGGCCCAGAATCCTTTTGATTCAAAACAACTTTACATCCAGCCCTTATTGAACTCTGTTCTGCAACAAAATATAACGACAAATGGCAACTACAGATTAGTTGGATTCCCAACAAGTGCAAGTATTACCATTCAATTTACATCTTATACTTCTGGCACTGCAAACGTAAATATTCGTGCATCTACTTCAGTTTTTGCCGTTCAGCCTATTTCCTTAGTAGCTGCAAATAACCTTACATCTGCTTGGCTTTCTGATGGTTCTGGTAACGCAATTGGTTCTGACACAGCAACTAATGGTAATCAATATCTAAGAGTTAGTTCAGTTCAAAGCATAATTACGTCAACTAATAATAGTACCACTACAAACCTTGCCGCCGGTGCATCGTTTACAGGCACAATAGAGACCACACCCACAGAGGGTTTAATTGATGTGCTTGTATCTGCGGACCAGCCATGTACTGTACAGGTTCAACAATCTCCTGACGGTACAAACTGGGACATAAAAGACACGTATTACACTTTCTCAAACGTTGCCGACGCTAGAACTTTTGATACTGCAGCTACTTATTACAGAGTTTTAATAACCAATACTGGAATTCTTTCTACTACTTTTTTAAGAGTACAAACGAGACTTATTCCACAAGGCACTGCTACCCCACGCGCATTAACTCAATATGGAAACATGGCAGTTGCCCTCATGGAAACAAGTCCGATGGGTGCCATTGCTAAACAATTGTTTTTTGATTCTTTTGACGTTGGTCTTGATACTACGAATAGATGGAATACGCCCGTAGCCGCTGGTGGTGGCTCTGCAGCCACAACTGGTACTCTAGGATATACTCAGCTTGGGACAGGCACAACTGCCAACGGTTATTCTTATTTACAGACTCAAGCAGTTTTTAAACAAACGTCTCCTGGCTTTTTAGCCAGCATGACAGATATCAATGTAGAGTTTCCAGTTATTAATAACGCTTATAGGTTTTGGGGTATGGCAAACCTGCCAGCTACTCCTACCGCAGCATCTCCAATTACCAACGGAATTGGTTATGAAATTTCTACAACTGGAAAGATGTATGCTGTAACCTACTCTACAGGAACTAGAAATGTAATTCAAGACCTTTCAACTTCTGGCAATAATGCACAGCCTACCGATAACCTTGCACACAAATATTATGTATTTTTTAGGGGCGATTTAGCTTTTTGGGCCATAGACGAATTAAATAACGTTGTGGCTACAATGCGCACAGGACTTACAGGTCCAACGGCAAATAATCTGCCTATTACTATGCTTGCCATTGCTGGTTCTAGTGCGCCTTCTAGTAGTGGATTGCTGACAAATAACGGTGTTTTTTTGGGAGATACCAGTGGTGCAAATTCAGAAATTGCTGACGGCACATATCCCTGGAGAAAACTAACGGTTGATTCAAACGGTTATATTTCGACCAAAATACTTGATTCTTCTGGAAATGCTTTAAATTCAGACGGCAATGGCGCACAATTGATGTCTACAAAAGTGCCAAGAACTTTTTCAGCACCAACTACGGCATCGGTCGGTACCACATCAACTTTAATCTTAGGCGCAAACGCAAACCGAAAAGGTTTGTATCTAAGCAATACAACTGCACAACAAATATCTTTAGGTTTTAATGGAAATGCAGCGGGATACCAATTGGGTATAACTTTATTCCCTGGCGAAAAGTTTTGGATGGATGAATATTCTTTTTCTACTGGAGCTATTTACGCCATCACTTCTGGAACGGCTGCATATATAGGCATTCAGGAGTTAACCTAATGATTAAAGGCTCTACAATATTTGTAGGTCAATACATCTTTGGCGCTACCGCTGGAGCACCCCTTTCCGTTAATTCCGCTGGAAATGCTGTTGCTCAAGGCTTAACCAACAATGAAGTTAACAGCACCTCTGCTTTGACTGTAAGCACGACTGCAGGCGTAATAGGCGGTGCAACGGTAACGCCAGCGGCTGGCACGTATTTAGTTATTTTTAGCTGCAATATCACTGCATCAAGTGCTGGTGGAAACACGTTAAGCGTTACTATGACTGTTGGTGGAACTGCTCAAGCAGATACCAAGAGAAGCGCAACGCCATTTTCAAGTGCTGCTCTGGCGACGTTTCAAAGTATGTCTTTAGCTACAAATAAAATTGTAACGGTAAACGGAAGTCAAGCAATTGCAATCAGTTCAGTAACAAGTGCAGGAACCGTGACAGTCACTGGTTTAACCTTTGATGTCGTTAGGATAGCATAATGGCAACAATGACTAGCTATTCATTTACACAACAGGTTGATTATCCAGAAATTCTATTTGCTTCAATTCAAGCTAGCAATATTGCTACTACATTAGTTTACATAGAAAGAGATGGTAGCGGTCCAACCATGTCCGTCTTGTGTTGGTTTCAAGACGCCCTATCCTCAGAAGACCAAACCACTTTAAATTCAATTTTATCAGCTTATGTAAATTCCCTACCAATTGAAACAATTATTCAACGCTCAATTAGTAATGCACAAAATTTTGGCAATAGCCTACTTCTGGAATATGCAGCACAAAATGTATTAGCTGGAATCACTCAAGCTGGCCAGACAATTCCAGTATCCAATTATTTGGCAAATCTCTATAATTACCTATCTGCAGGTTCTTTGTACGCTGGAATTCAAGAAATTAATAATCTCATAGCGGATACTTCTGATGCAAAAGCTGCCCTATCTCCATTCTTAACAAATGACATAATGTACACCTATTTAAACAAGATTCAAACATATCTCGGTATCCCTCTAACCCCAAATCCAGGTTCATAATGGATACAATCATAGTAGGATTCTCAACTCCTAAAAGCTTTAACTTGTTTTCTTTGTTGATTCGCACTGTAGGTAAAAGCTCATTTTCACATGCCTACATTCGCTATTACGACACATACACCAATAAGTGGATTATCTATCAAGCATCTGGTCGCCTAGTGAACATGATTACTGCCGATAACTTCGATACGGTGGAAGATATTAAAGCTGAATTTGAAATTCCAGTATCAGATGACACCAAGCTTAAGACCATTCAATGGGCTCAAAATAAACTCGGCACCCCTTACGGAGTTATGAACATAGTTGGAATTGGCTGCGTATTGGTGGCACGATTCTTTGGTAAGAAGATAACTAACCCATTTGCTGATGGCCAAAAGACAATGGTGTGCTCTGAACTAGTTGATTATATAATGGAAGATATTTTCCAATTGGGTGATGTTTACGACCCAGCTACAGCAATGCCAATAGACGATTACAATTTTCTAGAATCTAAGGGATTTAAGCGTTTAATCTAACCGTTTGCATCGTTTGTTCAAGTAGACGTTTAAGATTCCAAATAGAGCCGCAAAGCTCAAAGAAACAATCCCACCCACTTCTAAAATAAACATCACATCAGCTTCGGGCCAAATTTGCGGCAAGACGAACCCTGCCGCAATAGCAATGATAATCATTGGTACTCGGAAGAAATCAGAACCCTTCGTCATAGTCTTCCTCTTCTTCGTCGTCTTCTTTATCTTGCAACTTTGATTGGGTCTCTTCAAGCTCAATCTCCAAATCCTGAACCTTGTCTTCTTCGGCGTAAAGACGCTCTTCCATGTCAGCTAGCTCATCTCGTAAATCTGAAATGGTAGACTCAAGTTCTTCAATTTTTAGCTCAAGCTTTTCTTCGTTAGATAATGCTTTCTTTTTGGCGGCCATGTGGCTACTCCTTATTAAATAAAAGATTCTTTAAATAAGCTTCTTTACTGGGGTGAAAATGTTTACAGTTCTCGCATATCCAACCCATGCCACCATGCTCAGGTCTGAATACTTCAAATAATGTCCTATGCTGGCACCAAAACATGCCAGCTTGGAAGTTGCACACACGGGGTTTACCGTCTTCATATTGTGACAATTCGTACCCAGTGTATGCTTCAATCATTTTAGTAATTCCAACACTTTCTCAATTTCAACCCAGGATAGTCCAACCCCGTAATGGGTCTGCACTAAGTATTTGGTCATATCGCCCATGTCTGAATCATCATCAATGATGACGTACTTACTAACGTCTAGGTCTGTATCTGTGAACCACTGGTCAATCTCATTGCCACGAATCTTACCTGGCAAGTGTGGGGTGACCCCTATAAGCCTGTCAGGGTGAGCAAAGCCATTCTCTGTGAGTATGATTTTTAACTCTTCAAACGTATTACCTAAGCGCCATGAAGATGAAATCACAACGTTGGTCTCAGGTGACGCCTCCAAGATGTAATTCAAGTTGGACATCGCTATAGGGCAAAAGCGGTTATAGCCACGGACCTTGTTATTAACTAGACCATATGGGTGGCCTTGTTTACTCCAAAACACACTGGACTGGGCAGAATTCAAAACTCCGTCAAAATCTAAGAAAATAATGTTCATGTAGTGCTCCTTTGTTGCATCATTTTAAATTAAACACTACCTGTTCGGTAAAAAGAAAGTATTTCTTAGTCTTTTCATATTTGGAAAATGATTCCTGGGCTTCTTTAATACTATCAAATGGTCCAGTTACCGTGCGGTCATTGACTGAAGAAACTGGCGTGGCATCTTTCTCCACGAAGCAAAGTTCACCCCAAAGAGCCGTACTTAAATTGCCATTGTAGACGTTGAAGTATTTTATAGCCTTCACTTTTTTAACCAGCCTCTTTTAAGGTTTGAGTCCCAGATATGATTTTCAGGCCCCAAGTCCTTGGTATGAAAATAATAAGTGTCAACGTCGTTCACGTTCTTAGTTAGTGGATTTAAGAACATAGGCTCTTTATAATGCTTATGTCCGTATCTCCTAAAAAGCGCTAAGTGCGTATATCGGGCTTGAATATCAACTTCCCGACGGGACTTTTTAAGAAATAAGAAACTTAAGAACGTAAGAACTCCCACTATTGCTACCATATCACACCTCACGCTGCTTTCTTCAAAAAAATTGCTTCAGCATACTTAATTTCGTCTTTAGGTATGAAGGTAGTGATTATAGTCTTTGTAATGCGGTCTGAGACGAATACGGCGTTAATACGCACATTGTAGTGGTAATCAATCCAATTACGGTTCTCGGCCTTTACAGTGATTTTAACGGCTTCTTTAAAGAAGTCTAATGGCTTTGCGTTTTTAAATGGCTTAATTGCGTCATTAAATCGACTGAGAAACTGTTGGGCAGCATGAGGCGTGATAAAGTATTGACTTTCCATAAAAATCTCCTTTATAGGTTAATTCGATTAAATTTTCACGCAGGTAAATATTTGCAGGGCTATTGGCACACGCATGAGCCACAGTCGAACAAATACGTCCTACATTCATCTATTCGGAGTCTCATTTGAGAAACTTTAGGACGCTGCACAATAATTTTACCTGTAGCTATAAATCTCAATAATTCCATTATGTTACATGAAAATCTTAATTAAGAATATATGACCATAGATGACTTAACTTTAAAATATAAGGAATTTGTTACCAAGATGAATCGCAAAGGTATTCCTTTGCCATTGCTGACCGACCCTAAGAGTGGCCGTGGTAGCGTTTCTTACACGATGATGTGGATTAGCTTCAATCTCTGCGTTGTCGGAGTTATTGGTAAGTGGTCTAAAGCCCTAGATGGCATCGACATAAACCAAGCGCAAAGCTTGTTCTATGCCTGTGCTGCTTTATACTGGGGTCGTGGGTTTCAGAATGGTAAGAACGGCTCAATTATCGCTTCTAAAGACTTTAGCGGAGATAACGAAGAAGGCCATGACCATGGAAAATCTAACGTGGACGTAAAAGTTAACGTAAATGCCTCAGCGAAAGAGAAGATAGAATAATCTTTTCGCATCCCCACTAAGCACTTCAACATTTTTTCTTTCTACATTGCTAGTATGGCCCCATGAACCTTCTTTGGGTTTGAAAATGGTCACGCTGTATTGGTCTTTAGGCACACCTTCGCCAGCATTAATTACAACAATCTGACCTGCGTTGAAAACGGCCCATCTGCCGTGTACCAGGTCTTCTTTGATACGACCAATTTTCATTTTATTCCTTAGAGAACAGTGTTTCGTAGAGATGCGCTTCTTCTTCTGTTTTTAAAAGAAGCCATTGAACGCCACCTTCTAAATTGAATGGGGCAATGTGACCTTCGTCGTTTTTGATGTAAATATAAGTATCAGTTAGAATCGCAGATTGTGGGTCTCTAGAGTTAAGTGGGTACTCACTGCGTTCAACACCTTCGACGCAATATGCTTTGTGCATGGTAAGCATGTTGAAGTTGTTAAATTTTAAAGTCACCATTGGGACAACCCAATTACCTTTTTCTACTGTGAGAACTTCATCGGCAGTCATTTACCACTTGCTTTCTAAAAACAATAACGGTGATGTGAATGGGGAATCAATCCTAATGCCATAGCTGCATTCGGGGTTAACCTTATAGGCTAAACTTGCATGGTCCATGGAATTATAAGTTTCATGTCGCCAAGTAAAGTTCACTGAGTCAGCTTGTGCAGTGTATAGCGCCGTATTACTTGGAAGGTCATATTTCAAGTCGTGCTTGATACTAAATGTGGTGGCTTGGACTTTAGGAGCCATGGCCTGGGCTTTATCCATGGTCTTCTGTAGGCTAGGGTTAGATTCTATGACGGCCTTGGAAGCCGCGTTCTTGGCTTGGTCTAATACGATGTTTTCTTCATTAGCCAGAAACTTGCCTTGAATGGCTGTAACCTGGTCACCAGCGGCTAAATTGCCTGGTGGCTTAACGTAGGTTTTAATGAAGGTATCTTCGGGTGGCTTGCACGCAACAATGCGGTCCCATTCGTGAATTCGACGGGCATTTTCATCGGTCACTTCCCATGGATAAGGCGGTACTAATTCTAGTGCCTTAGCGGAGATGCAACATAATAGAAGTAAGAACACAATTCTAGCCACATAAGACTATATATCACTCTTTTTGCACTTATTTCATAAAGTTTTAACAGCCTATGTTTAATGGCATTTTCTTTCTTTGTGAGCTTTAATTATCGCTAATGCGATAACAGTGGACTCGACTAGCCTCCTTGCGTCCATTGCTACGTCTTGCATCTTTAGTATTAGCTCAACAAGCTCTTTTTTCTTTAGCTGCTTAAGTTGGTCCTTGGTCCTTACCTTCACCCTTAACCCTCCTGATAACACCACATAGTTCGTCTAAGCTGAATGGTTTTTTCACTATGTGTTTATTTTTGATATGAGCACAATGCTCTTCCACCCCTTTGTATGAACTTAATATCAAAATCTCAGTGTGGGTCAAGTCTTTAAATAAATCTAAAAGTTTAGAATGATAAGAGTAGTAGTGGTCCGCAATAATAAATCCTACACTCCCATCCTTAAGAAGTTCCCTAACTGCAGGTATTGTCTTAGCTTTTATTACCTCACAATTAGGGAGTTCTTCTTTTAGAATGTCTTCGATGACGTTTGCTATATCATCTTCTGGTTCGATGACCAATACTTTCATTTTCCCAATTCACTCACAAGCTGTAAGAGTGCTGCAATGTCATCCTTGCTTACGTTCGATGGTAAGTTAATCGTAACGGCCAACGGAGCTTTCGCAACATCTTTGTTAACTACAGGTGCTGCAGAAATCTTTGGCACAGGGACGCTCACTTGGGTAGCCAGTTTCGCGGGTTGACTCGGTGCAGCAAGCACCTTTCTAAAGGGTCTGCCGCGCTTTGTCAAGCCCATTTTAACTTCTTTTTTAACGGGTGCTGCTTCAGCTTTCGCTTCGACTTTAACGATGGGTGTGGTAGCCTTAGCCGTGCCTTTGGCAGACTTTGCTACGTCCTTGAGGTTATAGTTCCACAGGAAGCGGTTAGGCTTGCCACGGCGACCAATAATCAGTGACCCTACACCAAGTTGGTCTAGCTTCTGAAAGGTCTCGATATATTCTTTTTCAACAATCTTGTGACCAGCACTTAAGAGGTCGTTCCTGAATTTGTTGAGGTTTGTTTGGTGGCGAAATCGAATACGTTCGCTTAGAACATCTCGAATTGTGCCAGCCGTAGGGGTAGACTCGAACACTGCTTTTACCGTTGATTCATTGAACATCTTTATTCTCCTGGTTAAGCACCATAGGGTGCAGTTAATTAAGTTGTTATTGTTAGTATTAGCAACAGGCGTGCCACGGGTCAAGTCTAGTTTTGGTGCAGATAGGGATTTTTAGAATGTAAGGAGTATAGACACTCATACCTAAGTGGCCCCAACTCTTAGGAACTTCTTAGACACTTTTGGTATTAGCTTTGAGGACAAATTAGTTTATTTTAAAACCGAATAAAATAAGAGTTAATGCTGAGTCTACGGGCTCACTTAACTATACCTGATTTACATATCGGTAAGCAAATGCTTGAAATTATTTGAAAATATATGCACAAAAGTTCGACGATTTTTTAGATTGTATGTTGCCATATGTGGCTATGCCCCTGCTTATCGCAGGGGACCAGCACAACAACTTTAGCTTATAGATTAATTAGGAATGGAAAACTCGTCACGCTCAAGTGAGAAGTGGACGCCTTGAGCAAATCCAATGTTCTCATTAAGGTCTACAGTGATTGTGGAGCCAGCGGCAAAGAAATAACGTTTATCATTTGCGATAAACTCAACATCCACTTCTAGGATTGCCTCAACAGCGGCATAAGTTCTAGCAGGCACTTGATTGGTATTCGTTAACATAGGTCCCCCTCATACGTTCTACTGGTTTGATTCTACCGTTCGTTCGATACAAGTCCTTAGTGCAGGCGTCGTGCCAGCATCCACTTCGTGTGGTTTCGATAGGTTGAAAGACCTACCTATCGGTCAACTTGTGTTCACTTTTCCTAAGTGCTCAAAAACGTTCGTAACTTACTAGACAGTCAAAAAGTTTGACAGTTTAGTTGTCATCATCGGCATCAGTAGCGGGTTGTTCTCCTTTCGCGCATCCATGGTCATGCAAACACTCATTGCATAGGTGCATCTTACAGCACGAGACATATCTCAGGCGACTGCCTTGGGATTTCTCGCAGTATTCACAAAGCTCGTCGTTATAGGACATATCACTTACCGCCTAAAACCCAAAATAGGGTCATGATTAATAAAAAAATCAAACACAACTCATCTCTCATCGGACAAGCTTAACTAAGAGCCTTATTGGTATGGCGGCCCATCCAGTGAACATGGCAACGGCAAACTCAACTACGGTCGCTCGCCCACCATACTCCTGCATTCCTATAAAGGTCGCTAGGCCCGTAATAATCACATAAAGGAACAAAGCTAAGGTTAAAGTCATTTGGTGTTCCTCATGTCGCCAAAGCGCGTAAACTCGTATAAATCCATGCTGTACCCAACCGTAACGGGCTTCTTGCCACTTAAACGGTCAGCCTTAAGAACCAAGTCGTCCTTAGTGTGGGCCTTTTTGAATAAGTAGTAGGCTTTCCATAGTAATTTCATAAAACCCTCCATGACTTAATAATACCTAACTTTGAAACATAGCGCAATTAATTTTTAACATTTTATTCATGAGTAAAATCAGGTGTTTAGACGGAAATCTTAATTATGATTCTATCACCCCTCTCCTGCCTTCTACATCCAATACATTAGGAATTAAAACGCTTATGACGAAGTTGCCAAACCACATCGTTCAAATCAATTTAGATTCAACTGGTGAAATTACCAAGCGCCCATGGATTGGTGTGTTCGAGGTCAAATTGCTTATGACCCACGCAGAACGCTTTAAGTTTGAAAGGCTCTACAGTGAGCTTCTACCCGATGATAAGGGAGTAGACGAAGATACCAAGTTCAAGGCTTCCTCGTTAGCCGAATTAGCGGTAAGGATAGTAAAATCGCCTACTTGGTGGGAAGGCTCAAACAACGGGCAACTCCTAGTTGATGCCCAGCCTATTTACGATTTAATGCTTGCAATTGCCAAAGAATATGAAACTTGGCTTAAAAAAGTAGAAGAAATAGCCGAACAAGAAAACAAAAATGAATTTGGTAGTTAATCTAAGAAAAATTGCGATTAAGAATTGTCTCAGTGATGACATTGACGTTTATATCGAACGTGCTTATCGTCACTATTCAAAGACTTACAATACCCCACTTCATTTGGCTCATGAACTAGTGACAGTGCCTGATGCACTTCTAATCTACATGGAAGACCAAATGGAAGATTACACCAAGGAAGACTTGCAAGAGCGTTTAGCTGAATTGACCGATAAGAAACCATCAATCATGCTCGAACCTCCCAAGTACGCTAATCCGCGCAATGAATTACTAAGTGATGACGATGCGTGGATTGCTGAAATGAACCGTAAGCTTCGTGAAGAAGAAGCTCAAAAAGCCAAAGCTAAGGTCAAGGACGCAGAAAAGCTTGAAGCCGCTGCTAAAGACGCCATCAACCAGCTTGCAAAAAGCGTCAATAAGATTTTGAAGGATTAAATAAGTGTCAGAACATTCAATTAAAGTAAGTATTAAAGGGGACAACTCAGACCTTAAGAAAAAAGGCGAAGAGACCAAGAAGATAATGAAGGACCTTGAACGAGGTCCCAGTGTCGCCACTTACAAAGCCGTAACAAAAGAACTAGTAGGCATTGAAAAGCTTGCTGCTAAAGTTGGATTTAACCTATCCAGTGCAGGCAAGGTCTTATCTAAAACCCTCAAAGAAACTGCAACGCAAGATGTTCAAAAGTTAATCTCCGCTACTGATAAATACATGAAGCACGCAATCCAGGCCGATGAAAAGATTGCTCGTGCTAGAGAAGCTAATGACCAAAAAGCTTTAGACCGTGCCATTAGACAAAAGAGTAAGTTCAATCAAAAGATGATGCAGTCTTCCCGTGATGCTACGACGGCTCAAGAAACAGCCGATATGCTCACGCCAGAAGATGCCGCTCCTAAGATGGGATTCAAAACTAAGATGCTAGGCGCTGCCGTAGGCGCTGCACTCGTATCAGCAATTCAATCGGCCCCTCAACTCTATAACGGTGCCTATAATATTGCTGGTAATGTAGGCTCACCACAAATTGGCCGTAGGATTGGTTCTTACCAAGGTAATAACACCGACTTCTTAATGGAAGCCAAATACGGTGCAATGTCTAAGTCTTATAAGCGTGCAAAAACTGGTGCTACTTTACAGCAATTCAGTGACTATACTACAGGCATATTCAGGCCAGCTATCGAAGGTGCATTGGGTGGTGCCGCATTAGGTGCATTGGGTGGTAGTATTGTTCCAGGCGCAGGAACTGCCGCTGGTGCTGCTACTGGAGCCTTATGGGGTGGCGGTGCAGGACTCATTCGTGGTTTAAGTAGCGTAGTGCCCATGGCATATCGCGACTACTTCCAAGGTGGAAGAGCCGAACGTATTACTCAATTAGGTCAACAAAACCTTGAAGCAATTAAAGATAATTCCATTTTACCACACCTCTATAGTCACGTTCTAAACACTTCAGGTCGTAACGTAAATGCAATGCGTGGGTTGAATCTCAATGAGAAGCAACTTTCTAGCTTTACCAATATGGCCAACACATTTGGAGATTTATCACAAGACGAATCTATTGGGTTAGCTCAATCACTTAAAGGTACTACTGGCGGTGCAGGCGCAATATCGGCTACTAACTTAGCTGGTCGTATGCAACAACGCTTTGGCTATAACGCTAGTGAAATTGCAGGCACCGTAGGTAATCTACAAAACTACGATACCAGTGGTGCTCGTGGCGCTGAAGCTGCAATGAATAAAACAAAAGCCATGGGCCTCAATGATAATGCAGTTGAATCTGCAATCAATGCAGGTGCCGCACAACTCGCAGCTAATACTGGTGGAACATCCAATACGGCAGCCTTCACTGACTTAATCGGTTCAGGTCTATCCAACACTCGTGACCCAATTCAACTTATGCGTGAAGTTCAAGCCTCTATGGGTGCAGTAAGCTTACGCCAAGCTGAATCGAATGCTGGTGGTATCGGTGATTACATGCAGACTCGTATATCCAGTAAGTACGCTGGTGGCGACGTGGCAAAATCATTAGCCATCAAACAAGAATTACAAAACGACCTAGCTGGTATTACTAAAGGACAAAACCCTACGTTGGCAGCTTTAGGTATCGGTCATGACCAACAAATCAAAATGGCTGGTGAACTCACTAAACAACAAGAACAAGTCAATGGTGGGTTAATCAAGGGTACTGCACTTCAAAAAGAAATCAAACGTGCAGCTATTGCTGGCCAACGCGTAGACCTAAAGACGGTGCAAGCTAAACTTAACCAAGAACAAAACGGCTTCAAGGCTCGTGGTAAAGGTGGAAGTATCCTATCCACTGATGCTGAAAATAAAGCAGTCAATCAAGCTGTGGTCGATAATCAACGTAACCAAGATAACTCAAAGGCGTTCCAAGCTAACAACGCAATCTTGGAAGGTGAACAAAAGCAACAAATTGATACCGACACTAAGCTAAGTGCTAACGACATTAAGAAGTCTACGGACATTGCAAACACCGTAAACGAAACACTCAATCCTGGGGATAAAGACCCAACCGTATTAGATGGTAAGGCTTTGAATAAGAGTCTTGGAGCTTTTATTACTGCACTAGATTTAGCTGCATCACGTATCAATTCTAAGTTTGGTAGAAACGCAGGCGCTTCATAATGGCACAAGTATATAACATCAAAAATAATTCAGGCGATTCACAACAGTCAGTTCCAAATGCTGCTATTGTGTTCCTGCCCTATTCTATCCGTGACACCTTTCACGCGACCGATGATGTTAAGAACGTACCATCGAATGCCATTTCTACAGGCATAATCATTTCTACCTCAGACCTCTTATCGGTAAGTATCACTAATAATAAAGGTTCTGCTACCCAAACAGCCGATGTAATGCTCACGGGCCAGAACTACGATTATATGCGTAACCTAGCTCCAGGTGATAACGCATTCATTATAATGCACAATGACGCTGGCTTATTCCAACAAGTCATGGCCAATGCTCAAACAAAGAATGCTTTCGGCGACAACTTACCTAATGGTGGATTTGATTCTGGTCTCAAGTTCTATGGTAAGGTCAATGCAATCCGTGAAGTGAGTAGCACCGACGGCGGTACAGGCATTAAGTCTATCCGTTACAACGTAACTCTTAAGGCTTTCACTGAGCTTGAATCACAAATCTACTTCAATGAACTATTGCAATCTGCCGCTGCAGCACAAATCCTTGACCTAGCTAAGATTTCAGATAAGTGGCGTGCATTGTTCGATGGTAAGCCATCACAAAACGTAGAAGACGTTCTTAATTTCATTATCGAAACATTCCTTGGCGTTGGACCTTCTCCTAAGAACCGTGTCATCAAAGGTGCAGTTAAGACTCCCAACCAAGCCTTATCAATTCCTGCATTGGTAGCACAGTTCTTAAACTTCGACACATCAGGTACTAAGGCCATTGGTTACACATACGATGACTTGCTTAACGTACTTATCGGCATTCAAAAGTATCCCAATAGCCAAGTCACTGACCCTAATGCTAAAATCTTTGAACCTGACATTTCAACTCAACTCAATGGGTATGTCTTCGTACCTGCCAGTAACTTCTCTAATTCCACCGTATGGGGACTATTAGAGCAACATTGTAACGGGACTATCAATGAGATGTTCACATGCTTACGTTGCGATGGTTCAGGTGACATAGCGCCCACATTGGTAATACGACAAAAGCCCTTTACGTCTAAGTTCTTCCAAAACTCCAATGCTATACCTGTTACCAACTTCTTAGACTTACCCGTATGGAGCATTGCCGCTGAACGACAAATCCAGAACTATAACATTGGTACATCGGACGCCGTGCGATTTAACTTTATCCAAGTTTATGGTAAGTCACCAAGCTTCGCTAATCCAGATGCGACCACCTATAATCAACTTGTGGCTAAGAACTACGCCATAGACGATTTAGATATTTTAAGAACGGGTGGACGTTTCGGGACCTTTACGAATAATGCCGATGTTAACGGTAATGGCACTAAATCCAATAACTTAAACTCAAACATCCGTTCGTGGACTGACCTAATTAGCGACTGGTACATCAACGGACATTTAAAATTGAACGGTTCTATCACAATGAGTGGTATATATGAACCTATATGCGTTGGTGACAACCTTCAGTACCAAAACGTTCTATTTCACATTGAAGGAATTGAACACCGTTATAGTGTAGATGAAATTACTGGAACTAAGTCTTTTATGACCACAGCCTTATTAAGCAATGGAATCGTAGTGGACGGAAATTACTATTACAACATTACCCCACTCCAGGCTTCTGTTAATGACAAGATACTGCCTGGTATTAGTGGTGACGTTAATAATCCTAAGCTTGATGCAAACCAAAGCACATCAAGTGTTCCAAGCCAGCAAAACCAGGCTAATAACCCTGCTTTGGGTAACTTGATAGCGAACAACTCCGCGACTAACGCGCTTAAGAATATAGGTATCGGATAATGTCAATGCAAGAATTAGGCGATGGTTCAGTAATACCATCTGGCCTTTCAACAAAACCAATGCAATCGGCTCGTAGCTTATCGAAGACAAACTTCAAGCTACTTGTGGGCCAGATTGTACAAATTTATTATCCAGATGACCCCAATTCTTATTCAGGTAAGTCCATCGAGTATGACGTTAACGTGTTTGAATCTAACGAGAATGGTTCAGTCAACCTTCATACCTACTTCCGTTGTAGAACAATGGATATGTTTGGTGGGCAAGCTGATTACACTGAGTACACTCTACGACCCGACCCTATTGATTCCAATACGCCTAACACCACCAATGCTTCGCTCGTATTAGTTCTATGCTTGAATGGTGTTACGGAAGCAGGTTCAGCGTTTATCGTAGGTGGAATGAAGAACCTCCAAAACGCTATCGCTCGTACATCCGATGACGGCCACTTCCATGACTTCCAATTCAATGGAATTAGGCAGTTCATTGATAATGACGGCGCTCTTACTATTTCATTCCAGTCAGGCACAGACATATCTGGTAACCCAGTCAACGCTGCAGCTTCTGGTACGATGATTAAGATTGATAAAGACGGCAAGGTTATCGTTAGCGATAATGAAAACCAATCCATGACCTTCGACCGCGTGAATAAAAATGTCACCATTACCAATGAATCTGAAACAATCCTGGTAGATAAAGCCAACAAAGCTATCTCTATTACTTCTGGTGGCGACATCAATGACAAGGCTACGGGTAAGCAATACATAGAATCAGGCGACGCCATGACTATCAAGTCAGGCTCTGACATGACTGTGAACTCAGGCAATAACTTCACTCAAGAAGTTTCATCTAATGTGAATCAAAAATCAGGCTCTAATTGGAATATTAATGCAGGGTCAAACGTTAATATCCAAGCTGGCGCAAACTTAATGCTCCAAGGCGGTAACATTGCTCAACTCAAAGGCACAATCAATATGATTGGTGACGGCTCAGTGCCAGTTGCAGCCGTGGGTATTTCGCAATGTATCGGTATTGGTAATCTTGGTGCCCCAGTCATATCAAACATTATCACGGGCTCAAGCACAGTATTTGTAGGCACATAACATGCCTAAAAAGGACAGTTAACCCCTATGAACTACGGTAACATACCTAAAAAGGTACTTTATCACAAGATAAACCCTGACCCTTGTTATGACGATACACCCATGCGTTTGATTGATGCTTTGAATCAGCTCAATGAAGACGTGGTTTATGCTGAGTGGTCATGGAATGAACGTGACAAGAAATACTTGGATAGCTTTACGGTTTGGACCACAAACAAAGTGGCATATCTAAATCACTTTTTAAACGAACAATACTTGGCCACGTTGCCAAGAAATCCACCAGGTGCATAATGGGAATTAGTTTTACCACGCAGCAAAGATTAGATATTACTCGAAGGCAAATCAATATTGCCAAAGAGAATGCTGCGTATGCGCAAACAACTGCATCTCTATCAGCACAACAAACGGCGCTCTTAAATGTTGACGCTGCCAATGCCGTGTTTTATAACTTTTTTCGCACGCAAACAAACGCATACGAAACAGAAAGCACGCTACTCAATGGCATCGAACCCGCTGAATACTCTGATGGAACAATTAGCCCATTCACCGCTGGTGACTTATCTACATCAGCACAAAGCCCTGGAAGTGCAGGTGCTTTATTTTTTCCAGGTACTACCCCTGCTTATACTTTATTTATACCGCAAATCGTTAGCGCAGTAAACGGACTCAACAACTCTGTAGGCACGGCTTCTGTCTATGAAGGTAATATCCTTACGCAATCAACTTCACCTTTTGGGTTGACAAACCTTTTAGGGTGGTTGTTGAATGGTATCACGGGTGCTACCACTGGCAGTACAACCATAGCCACGGAAGGCTTCACCAGTGGTCAGCTATCCGTAAATGACGATACTGGATTTTCTGTAGGCGATTTGATTTATGTATATGGCGGCTCTAATTCAGGCATTTACTTAGTCAATGGCATTACTCCTGGACAAGAAATCACACCTCCATTCGTAGACCCAATTTTAACAGTTACCCCAATCATAGGCTCTATGGGTACGTTCTCACCAGGTGATAGCGTTACCAACACCCACGTTGGTTTCACTAATACGGAAAGAAACACATTAACCTCATCAACTCTACAGGAACTATTAACCAATCTCACTGGGCTTATTGACGCTAATCGCATGATTTGGCTAGCTAATATCAATGCTCAACTCACTCAATTAATGATTCAGAATGACAATAGAACGTTACAGATGACTCAAAATGCTAGTGCAACTACGGCAAATAATGCCGCTATTGCTACGCTCACCACATGGGGTGCAAAACCTAACACTGGTGCCACTGGAAGATTCGTGAACGCAAGCTTAACTCCAGTGCAAACGCTCATCACTACACGTCAAGCTTATATTACTAGTCGAGCTTCTCAAATTCTAACGGCGGTAGGCAATGTTGTAGATAATGGCGATGGTACATATGGCGGCATTGTGGGCAGTTCATATTACGAACGATATAAATGGTTGGACGTTCGACTAAATCGAGCTTCAGGTAGTGCTCGTCGGTACTTTGATTCAAGTTCTTCATTAGGCGCTCTGAACACGTTGAGCACAAACAACACAAATTTAGCAACGGATTACAACGCATACTTCCTCACTAAGGCTGTGACCGACCAAGAAGGTAAGCCAATCATATTCATTACAGATGTTACTGGTTTGTCTATCGGCGATACTATTACAGCGGTGTCAGAAACACAACCAGAAATCACTAGGACCATTGCAAATATTATTTCAACCAATCAGGTTCAACTCAATACGGCTTTGCCCTTGAGTTACTTGGTTTCAGATACGACTCGTATCTTTAAGACATTACAATAAAGGTAATTTATGGTAGATTTTCCTCCTTCAACAGACCAAATTCAATCATCAGCTAAGGCATTCGTGCAAAATGCTGTAGGCGTTCCTGCAGGTGGAACGGCCCCATTGAACTATTCAAACCAAGGTTCCGACTACTCTACGTTCCAGTCTGCAATGAACTCAATCATCGACCTAAGTAACTACTCCAATAGCTTAATGCAACGTGGTCTTTCGTTTGGTGCGTTCAACTCATTTGTAAATAACTGGGACCAATCATTCCCTTACAATCTATTAGTATTGAAGTCTAACCAAGGTGGGGATAACTACTCAATCGTCGCGTCTTACACCATGCCCATCAACCCTCAATCGTTACGCATTACCACGCCATTCGCATCTAAGCTCACCATCACTTCTAACGGAGTCTTGGAAGAGCATAACGGGACACCAATTAGACAAATTAGCATCCAAGCTACTACTGGTATCTTGCCACAACGTCCTGCTTACAACCTTGCTGCACAGCCTGGTGTATTGGGTACGCTGTTCGGTGGAACCATCCAAGCTGCACAACAAGTAATCGCTTCAGCTTCTAATGTCATTTCAAGCTTTAGCACTGCTACATCAACCGCTGGGCAACTAAGTCAATCAGCTATTTACCAATCAGGATACTTTCAATTCCACTTATTGCGAATGTTCTTAGAAGCATATGCTGAAGCTAAGAAGTCACCCAATAACCAAGCTCTTCGTTTAGCTCTAGAGATGCCTAAAGATGGTATCACCTATCTCATAACTCCACAGTCCTTCAGCGTGGATAGGTCAGCTAATGCCCCAATGGAATACGTTTTCTCATTCAATGCTACTGCATGGGGTACAACCAACTCCGTAGGCTTGAGCAATATCAAAGCTCAAACTATTCTCACTCCTGGTATCGGCAATACTAATATTTTAGTTAACGCTTTGAACGCATTAAATAATGCCCGTCAAACGGTTCAACTCGCAACTAATACGGTCAGTGCTGTTAACTCAGACATTCAAAACAACATTATTGGTCCATTGAACCAAGTCATTCTATTTGCGAAAGACTTAACTGGATTAGCCACTGCCGTTGCAGACTTGCCTGGTAACATCTCTAAGAGCTTATCGAACAACTTGCTTACCAACTCTTCACAAATCTCTGCCGCATTCGCTAATCAGCCTGAGCTTAAGACTCAATTTGATGCCGCCGTATCTGACACTTTGAATGACCCAAGCAACACGGGTGGTTCATTCGTTAATAACCAAGTAGGATTGCAGAATCTTATTAACGACCCTACATTCTCTGCAGCACTGCCTTTGTCATCTATCCCACTAACGGCAGCGCAAACCCAAGCGATTCAAGCTGTGCAACAAAACGCCGTAAATAATACCAATCAGAACTTCATCAATAAGTTAGCTAATAACCTTCAATCAACCGCCGATGCTTTGGCTAATGCTGCACCTAATGGCGTGATTGATGATGACACGTTCGATATTCTCTATGCGTTACAACAAACCATCGTGGCATTAGCTTCATTGACCGTTACAGATTCACTCGACGAATCACAAGCTGTTGACCCACTACAGTTCTGGGATACAGCTTCACAAGCAAACAATATCCCATTTACTGTGCCTAATTCTAAGTTTCAAGTTCCATTCCCATACAATGGAACACTTGAATGGGTGGCTCAAACCTACTTAGGCGATGCAACACGTTGGATTGAGATTGCTGCAGTCAATGGACTCCAAGCTCCTTATGTTGACCAAACGGGATTCACCGTGCCACTACTTAATAACGGTAGCAATGCTGAATTCAATATTGCCGATACGACTAATCTTTATGTGGGCCAGAAGATATTCTTATCATCTGATACCCAACCTCGTACCCAATTCCAGATTGCAGCTATATCGGAAATTAATTCGACAAACTTTATTGTTACAGTCCAAGGTGTTGGGGTTGACCTTTCAATCTATCGGGCTGCAGACAACGCTGAAATGCTTGCTTACTTGCCCTATACGGTGAACTCCACATCAACCCTTTACATCCCAAGTGCTGACCCTGCACAAATTGACGGGCTCACCACTAAGCCCATTAGCTACATCACTGCAGACCCAGAGCAACTTGCGTTCAGTAAGATTGACTTCTTATTAGATTCAAACGGTGACTTGGCTATTGACCCTAATGGTTTTGCTAACTTAGCTTATGGAGTTACGAACCTAACCCAAGCGGCTAAACTTAAGGTGACTACAAATATTAACTCTTTACTCGGCCATCCTGGATTCGGCTTAGGTGTTGAATTGGGTGGTTCAGAAGCTGATGTGAACGCATCTGACATATTGAAGAACTTAAACAATACGTTCTCAACGGACGCACGCTTCAGAGCTATTGAAAACTTCTCACTACAACAAGGCGATACTTACGTTGCGCTTACCATTGTGGCTCAACTAGCAAACCAACAAGGTACGCTGCCAATCAGCTTTAATCTTTCGCCTACAGCTTAAGGTTTTCGTAAAGTCGGTAGTAGTCGGACACATAGTCTGGCCTTGGCTCAAAGTTCTCATGAAGCGTATCAATGTCAATCATAACTTCATAGCCCAGGTGCTCACCTGATACTTTGAGTAAAGTGATGTGGTACGCATTCTTCCATTGTTGAATGCGGTAATGAGCTTGCTCACCGTGATTACCCTGAATGAACATGCCCATCCTAAACTCGTGCCAACCACCTCTAGCCAAACAATACCTCTGCTAGTTTGGACTCTGCATCGCTCATCACATACATATTGACCAGCGGTATGTAGAAAGTCCGTTTCTTAAATTCAATGGCTCGGAAGATGCTATCGCCATCAGGCAGTATCTCCACTATTGAGCCTTCTTCGATTTTCCAGTCCACAATGTCATTGAGATTCTCTTTGGACTGAGCATTGAATGGGAATCTCACCTTGGCATAAATCTTCATTGTACGGTCTCACCTTCTGGCACAATTAAGAACCCGCATGGTGTGTTAACAGCGTAATGCCTATTGGTGGCATCTTTAATCTGTTTCACCAATCGCTCGATTTGCTCTAGATTTTCTGGGGTGTTCAAGTCTACCACTTGAAAGTCTTTATTCATCTTTTTCATCGCCTTCTCCATATAAAAGTCTAACAACATAAGCCTCTTCATCAGAGACTTCTTCCCAATGATGGCCATGCCATTCAGGTTCAAAATTATCAACAAACTCATCTTGGTCTATTGCAGTCCCAACATTTAACCCTATGTTGTGATACCCAACATCGTTTTTATCAACCCAATCCACAATATAGAAATACACTTTCCCATTATCGTCAGGTACGGTTTTAAAAAGCATTCCAGGTTTAATCACCATAAAGTAACTGACCTAACTCCTTATATTCCGAATCCTCTGGAATATCCATTAAATCACCCATAGTCACAGACCATTCGCCACCTAGAGGTGGGTTCATCCAACGTGGCGTTCCACATATGGGCTTAACCCACACATTGTGGGTATTTCTAGTGTAGGCGTCTATTGAGACTATTATCCCCCAAGACGTACTACCTTTGAATGACACTAAGTCACCGACTTGGAATGTCTTTACCATACCAGTCTATCGGCTAGTCTAGAAATAACTTAAGCTTAAAATTAATCATGAGTAATTTCAATACTTTATCACACAATCTTAATATAGTTAGTTCCATCTCCAAGCCCCACCCTTCTTTGATTACTTTAATAGGAATTTGTTTTAATGGCATCGTCACCAAACCCACGCGCATATCAGGCAATACTACAGGACCTAATCAATGTATTCGTGTCCCGTTCGGGCGTTAACGACCTGAACATCGCTAGCGCCGTGCGTAGCTTCCTAGAAGCTACAGCCATGTCAGACTTTAGAAGCCAAGCCGATATTATCGCAGCTTTGAACTCAATCGACATTGACCGTGCTACTGGGACTGATTTGGATAAGATTGGTTTCAGTAAGGGTGTCTTAAGAACACAAGCTTCGGCCACTACGGGTGTAGTTACCATCAGTTCTAATAATTTCGTTAAAATCGCTACCAAGGTTTATGCTGGTGCCGCTGCACCCCCTGCAGGTTCAGCTTCCGTATTAGTTTCGGACGCCTCTGCCTTCCCATCCAGTGGAGCAATCTACATTGGTCGTGGAACCCCCAACCTCGAAGGTCCAATCAATTATTCCAGTATTACCCAAATAGGTTCATTCTACCGTATTAACTTAGTAACTAATACGACAAAGAATCACAACTTATCTGAAGCCGTCGTATTAGCTCAAGGTGGTAACCGTATTATTAATGCGGGTGCTATCGTTCAAACAGCCCGTAATACGACATCGGCCCCAATTACATTTCGCGTATTAATTACTTCAACCATCCCTGATGGCGAAGTATCCCTATCCAACATACCAGTCGTATGTACTCAGTTAGGAAGCATTGGCAACGTGCCAGCCGCTTCAATCACTGAATTCTCTTCAGCCCCATTCATCGACGCTACGGTAACTAACCCTACCGCATACGTCACAGGTCAAGATGTAATGACTGATAGAGACTACCGCCAACTCATTAAGAACGCGGAGCAAAACAGGACCAAAGGCACGGCACTCGCTATCGAAGCCGCCGCTGTTGGCGTTAGCTCCACCGATGACAATAAAGTAGTCAGTTCAGCCTCTATTACTACCCCTGCAAACCGCACCGAACCGTCAATCCTATATATTGACGATGGTAGTGCGTATCAACCTATCTTCTCAGGACAAGGTTTTGAACAAGTAATCGACGCCGCAAATGGTGGTGAAATCTTCTTACAACTCCAAAATGAAGACATCACCAAGGCATTACTAGTTTCAAACTTCCAAAGCCCATTCGCCATAACAGGTGGAATGAAGCTTTCAATCAAGGTAGGTGGAATCTTATCTGAACATTTGTTTGACGATAGCGATTTCGCTACACCAAACGCAGCTACTGTATTTGAAGTCGTTAATTCGATTAATAATGACACCACACTCCTTTTCTCAGCACGCGCATCGGATAGCTCTACAACGGTTACCCTATTCGCAAATAGCTTCGTAAATGAAGACATGCAAGCAACTGCACCTACCGATGGTAGCGTAGATGCTAATGAATTCATGGGCTTTGCTGATACCCTGACCTACACACTTCGCCTCTACAAGAACGATTTGTTATTAATTAAGGACGGTGCCACACCCACGATTACCTCAGCACCTCAATCATCGTGGTCACCCATCTCATCCCCTCAGACCTTAACCGTCGCGGTAGACACAACCCAAGCTGCCACATATACGTTTGTTGATGCAGACTTCTTGCCCTTTGGTTACAGCCTATTGAGCCAACAAAACTCACTAGCATCATGGGCAGGCGTCATCACCAATAAACTACCAGGCATTACGGCAGTCGTATCAGGTAACCAGATTGTTCTAACATCCAATCTCGGCCCTAATAATGACGCTGCCATAACTATCTCTGGTGGGACATTAACCGCTAACGGCGTGTTCACCCCCACATATGGATTAGCTTCAACGGGTCGTTCAAGTGATTATGCCCTCAACCGTTCTACAGGCCAAGTGCAGCTTGCTACCCCACTCCAACTCAATGACTCTATTTCGGCAGGTTCACAAAATACTAGAGGCTTCACTGACTCAAGTGTTGCTACTTCTGGCAGTATTACCCTAGGCTCAACACCCACACCTACAATCTGGGTTGTGGTGGATTATCCTACGGACAATATTGTGACAGGCGTGGTCCCTGGTCTCACTATCAGCGTAACAAACCCTTCAGGCAATCAATGGCGATATACTTCTGCCGTGCCTGGTGTGTTCGCTAACGTTAAGATAGATGACTGGGCAATCTTTGATGATGTGAACTTCGATGCCAATAACCAAGGGTACTGGCGTATCAGTGCTATGGACACCTCAACCTTTAGTTGGATTGAAGTAACCCGCACCACTGGAACCGTTCAAGCGCCTAACATTGCATCCCTTACGGGACTTATCATTGTAAGAACCGATGGTGGACTGCAAGAAATCACCCTACCTTCAGGCTTACAGACTTTATCCGTATTAGCTCAAAACATTAATGCACAACTCCAAGGCGGGTTTGCTGAAGTAATCAACGCAACAACTCTGCGCTTGGTATCTAATACGTTTAGCCCTACAGAAGGTCGTATCGCCGTAGTTGGTATTAACGATTCAAGTAAAATCATTGGTTTCGTATTAGGTTATAACGATGCTTCAACCGTATCGCACATAGCTTATGACGAATCACTCACATCTGAATTCACCATGCCTGACTTTATATTCGACACGGTGGCTACAGGTACAGGAACTATCCCCCCAACCAACTTTACTGGAACAACGGATAATTCAGCTAATGAGAATCCAAACCAACTCATTCAGTTCTTAGACCCTGCCGATGGATTTAGCTCAAACAACCAACTCTATACCCAATTGGCTGCAGAAAGTGGAACTGCATTAACTATCCGTCCAGACCTAAAGCTCAGAGACATTATTGCAGGCGACAGATATGCTTATGGCGTACCATATGATTTCGACTCACAAGATAACCTAGTCGTAATCCTTGATGGCGATTCAGTTAACAAGTCTTTAAACATCCCCCTAAGCCGCAATGGTACGGTATCCAATAGCTCATTACCCACTACGACCACATTCACTGGGTATGACTCAGAGAACGGTCCTACGGCTAATTACCCTGCTTCATTCGGCAATAACTTTAGCTTCCAAGACTACAAAATCTACTTCAAGGCCCGTCAAGTCATGGACCCTGCAGGTGCAAACAATGGAATGCTCCTAAGCTATAGCTCTTATGGACCCACGGGCAATAATGCTCAAATAGGTATCTTCTATCCAACTACTCCTGCATCAGCATTGCAATCCAATGTAATGGTATCAGAAGTAACCCAAATCCAAATCTTCTTAGCCTCCAACCCTCAACGTCTTGGTGGTAACTGGGATAACACTACCCAAATGAACGTAACTAATACGAGTGGCAACACTTATCGTTACTCTTGGGTAGCTGGTGACCAACCTAACTTCGTATCAGGCGCTGGCGTTCAAGTGGGCGACATCGTAAACATCAACACCACATCATCCTTCGTATCTAATAACCAAGGGACATATATTGTTACGGCAGTATCGGACTTGTATTTCGAGATAACTAACGTTGCAGGCTCGGCAGAAGGTACGGTACTGTTAAACAACCAAACCGACTTCGTGTTCTATCCCCTTAGCCCATCACTTAATACGGCTAACTTCATTGGTGCGTACATCAACAACAACCTCAGCACTTATGTCACTGCCACCCAATTAGAGTTAGGCACGGGCAATATCACCACATCAACGCAAGACGATACTGGTAGCCCATACTTAAACCTAGTGGACGGTGAGAACTGGATTAGCTCTAGTAACATTGGTACGCAAATCAGCCCTCAGAATAAATTCGTATTAAAACGCCCTACGCTATTAAGCTCTTCTCTCTATAGCCTAGTTGGTGAGACCTACTACCTTATCCCAACCCGTGCGGCTCAAGTAGCTGCGTTCTTAAACATATTCTCGGTTACTGGGCTAAGTTCTTTAGGGAATATAACCGTTAGCGATAAAGCTGGCCGCATCCAGATTTACTCAGACCTCTTTGGTTCTAGTGGTTCAGTGGAAGTATCTGGTGGTTCAGCTAATGCCGTAGAGTCTGCCGTATCACAAGCTGGTGCGCAACTCGATACGAACTATACCGTATTTGGTATTAGTAAGAATAACGTTGGTGGCTTACATGCCAACCAATGGATTGAGATTGAGAACACTGCTACCCAAGATAAGAACATTCAATCCACATCATCGACTACCATCCAAATCCAAGCTAATACGCCTTCAGTCAATTTAGCTACCATAACCATTAGTGCTGCAGGCTCATTCCAAACCAAACGCACCCATTCAGGCAATAACACGACTGAAATGAAGGTTGAAGCTCAAGGCCAATTCGTATGCGTTAGCTGGACTGGTGTTGGAACTCAACCTAACTTCGTAGGCGGTGGCTTACAAGAAGGTGACTGGGTTCTCATGAACGGCATCTTCACGGGCTTAAACCGTGGTGTGTTCAAGGTCGAGAAGGTATTTGGTAACAACGCTTTCTATATCCTTAACTCCAATTTCGTTAAGGGTAATTATACCTTAGCCAACAACTCAGACCTAAGCTTTTATTCATATGATTCAGTTATGCCTGGTGACACCGTTGAAATCACTGGTCCTATCCTAGGCGCAGTCAATGAAGGTAGCTTCACCGTACAAGGTAACCTCAACACATTCGCACAATTCCCCTCACCTACCCAAGTAGTCGTGGAAATGTCAGCGGTATCAGTTGGCCCAGTTAACTTAGGTGTTAACTTCCAACAATTTCTCGTATTAGAAAAGAATCCATACTACGCATACAAGAAGATTAAAAATCTCGCAATCAGCCCTAGCGATGCTAATACGGTAAACGTTATTCTTTATGGCGCTAACCTAGCATCCAAGATTAACCAAACTGCAGGCTCAAACATCAATGCCATTAGTAAGTTTGGTTTCAGTAATGCAGTTGAATCAGGCCAAGACTCGTACAAGTATTACGGCGGTCTAATCCATGCTGTAGGCGAAGTAATCCGTGGCGAACCAACCGATACCGTATCATTCCCTGGTGTGGCAGCGGCAGGTTCATTCATTGAGATTGATTCTCCACTCCCATTATTCGTTACATTGAATATTGTTATTAAGACCCAATCAGGTACGCCATTCACCCTATTACAATCACGAGTCCAATCAGCCGTGGCAGCATATGTTAATGCTCTAGGCGTTGGCGCTCCAGTTGTGTTCAGTGATGTGGTTACCGCTGCAGGTAGTGTTGACGGTGTTCAAGCCGTGGCTATCAGTTCACCCACATACAACGCTGATAACGAACAAATCTCTACCAAGGCCAATGAGAAGCCAGTTGTTCTAAATGCCATCACTAACGTTGTGGTTTCATTGGCGGCTACATAATGCACGATTTAGCATGGGCTGGATTCTGGAGTGTTGTGGCTATTTGCTACACCGTCATTAGAATCAAAATGATTACGAGACATAGATGAGATTCGCACCTGGAACATTCTTAAAGCTCAATCGTAACGGTGAGAAACTAATACGCATTGAAGCATATCATTCAGGTGGGCTAACGCCTTGGTATTCATGGCACTACGTTGGAACCGATGATTACGATATGACTCCAGTAGCGGCTAACGATACAGAAGAACTCGAAACAAATGCCAAGCCCTTAAGTTCAGATGAACGTAGGCTAGTGGCTTTGTTGTATGAGTAGGCCGCTTTACAAAGTTGGCGATTACTTAACCCTGGACGAAAGCTTTTTTGACTTTGGGTTTCAAGATTATCGCCAAGTAATGATTCCGTTGTGGATTATTGAAATACTAGAAGTGCAGCGTGAAGCTTACGTCTATTCAATAGTCGGCATGGAAGATGAAGTACCATCCGAAGAAGCTTACTCCATAGTTGAATTGTTTTATCGCAGACTTAAAAACGAAGAAGCAGAGTTAATCAAGATTTTATATGGCTAATATCACACCAAGAGAAAAACAAGTCCGTCAGTTCCTCAATCCCGCATTGAAGGGTAAGTTCGTCGATGCTGTGATTGCTGCCATTAGTGCTGGCGATGATGCCAACCAGTCGAACATCCTTGCCGTCAAAGATAATCTCTTCTTAGCTACAGCTACAGGCCAATTCTTAGACCGTATTGCTTCAGGCATGGGCGTTACTCGTCCTGCAGGTGTTGGTATTGATGACCCAACCTTTGCTCAACTTGCCGTTGACGTTACGAACAATAAGCTCATCTCAAACATCTTCCTTGAAATCTTAGAGCTATTCTACGGTGAGACTGCAATCAAAGCTAATACCACATCCGTATTAGCTGAACCATTCCACTTACAAGATGGCATGACCCTACAAATCCTTCAGGACAATAACCCCGTCCCATTAATTGTCACATTCAACGCTGGCAATTTCAATGACATCACTAATGCCACGGCTTTAGAGATAGCTAACGTTATTTCCCAAACTGCATTCAATAGCGATTACTCGTTAACAGCCACAACTTACCTCGATACGACCGTCAATAAGACTTATGTGCAAATAATTAGCGGTACGCGTGGGCCTAAGTCATCCATTACTATCACTGGTGGGAATGCCCAGAACTACATCGACTTCCCTGAACTCAGACCTACAACCCAATTAGTGGGCACGACATTTACTTCTAGCATCGTGGGCTCTAACGTTCGATTCACTTGGACTGGTGGCCCAGACCCTAGCTTACAATTCATTTCGAGTGGAGATTATGTTAACTTATTTGGTTCAGGCTTCTTACCTAATAACCAGGGTTCTTATACGATTATTGATGTAACTTCAGGTAGCATTGGTAATTCATTCTTTGAAATCCAAAACCCAGCGTTTAGTCTTCAAGGGCCTGTGACATTAGCTAGCCCACAAGACGTTACGTTCTTTAAGCCCATTCGCAACGTAATACAACAACAGCCTCGTTACGCTTCAGTCTATGAAGTTAACCCTTATGAAGTTGTTTGTTTCTTGCCTGCTACCACACAAATTGTTAAGCGAACTTTAATTGGTTCAGCGCACTTGCATGGCATGACTCCAGACCCAACTGAGCCTTACTATGGCCCATACTTGTTCGACCCCAAGCATGGTTTCAGTATTACTGAGACCTACACACAACTAAACCAAAACATTGAAGCAGGTCAGGTCTACACCATCGTTAACGTGCAAAACGCTAATATCTTCCCTGATGGTGAAAACTACGTTGTATTCGATTACGGCACTTCAAACCAAGAAGGTCCAGTTCGTTACTTCTCTAGGCCCTCATCTGGTACGATATTACTCGACCCATCATATAAGTTTCAGAAGTCCCATAGCTCTGACATGACTCTAATTTTCCAACGTCAACCCTACATCCCTGACACCAATGGCGATGATTATGGATTTTACGTCACGGGCACAGTCGAAGGCCGTCAACAAGCCATCAACTTAATCAACTCCTTATCGGCATCGGGCATATTTCTTAACATCATCGTCGTTTATCCCAACGGACCTGGAATGAACAACATCGTGGGCGACTACGGTCCTGATTTGAGTTAACCCGTGCATCAGCGCTGGACTGCAGTGAATGAGTTCATTGGTATCATGTGGTCTACCGAATACGACATGCTCGTAAACGTATGGCAACACTCAGATAATCATGTGGAGATAATCCCATTCTACCACATGAAGCGAAGTTGGACGGTGAAGGTCACCATGTCTACAGACCTAGTGGGATTTATCAAGCGACTACATGACGGTCGTATTAGAGCATTAACTGAAGACGAGTCCAATCTATTGGACATGCTAACAGGTAAGTAAGATGAGTTTACAACAAAGACAAACAGGCGCAGGTGTAGTGGTTAAAATCAACGGCAATGTCGTGGGTTTCGCTACGTCTATCACATATCAACGCACAGTTGGGGCCAAGGTTATCACTGGCATTGACTCACCATTTGCGGCAGAGATTGCATTAGCTGGCCCATACCAATGCACGGGCACAATGTCAGGCTTTCGTATGCGTGGTTCAGGTGGGCTCGATGGAGCCCACATCATGAACGCATCCAGTGTGAGTGATTACTTCAATCAACAATACGTTTCTATTGAAATCATTGACCGTCTATCAGGTGCTTCTATCGTAACCATCTATCAAGCGATGTTCATTGCTGATTCATGGTCTATGAACGCTAAAGACATCATTTCATTCACGGCCAACTTCATTGGGATTTTCATGCAAAATGAGCTATCCACCCAGAAGAACGGCTCGTCACTCAATCTTATTTAATAAGTATCTTTCATAAGAATAAAAGCTCTGCCAGCTTTACTTCGTCCTTGTCCACTTCTATGGAGTGAATCCACAGCGGACTATTATATTCAATGAATTGACCAGTCATTGATGATTCTATGCCAATAGGATTTATTTCCATAAATCGTTTAATACGAAAGCGCCTCGTATTATCTCCAGCAACTTGGAAGAATGCCGTGTAGTTGTCGCCGTTGGTGTATTTGTAATAACGACCTTCTTGAAATTTCATTGGAATAGAATCCTGTACAATCTCAACTCTTCTTCAGTCGCCTTACGAAACGCATCGGCTATGAATAAGTCCCAACCGTAAGTGCCATCATCATACACATCTTCCTGATGAACGTCTTCTTTAGTCATTTGAATGTGAACTTCCCAATACTCACGCCATGGGTCTTCAGGTACTATGTCGGGTCTTGGTGGCGTAAGTCTTAAAACTTTGACAGGGTGTTGAGGGTATTCGTCGTAGTAATAATTGTCTTCTTCAGCATCGGTAAATATGCGGTCTTCAACCTTATGGCAAAGGTCTTTCCATTCTTGTAAGCTAATGGGCATAACATAGTCGCCAACGGTGTAATCAATCATAGAGAAGCTTCGCTATTTCTAATTCAATGCCTTCGAGCTTTATCGTGTGCCTATAAAAATGGGATAAATCTTTGAAACCTGACCTTCTTAGGTTTGGATTTAAAGAAGTGGTCATGGCCAATGTGTAATAAAAGTAAGGCATTTCAATCGCATGAATTTTTGCAACAGCACCGCGTGGTAGTTTAATCCAATCACCCACTTTAAAATCATCCATAAAGCACGTTATAGGCAATAATCTCTTCTGGATTTAGCTTCCTGTACCAAACAAACAAATTGTTTACAGGCATTACTTCGCCCACATTGCTATCCTGGTCCCACTCTACGCTAGCCGTCCGTGTATTAATAAACCGCAACACAAAGAACCCTTTAGTGGCAGAATTCTTGCTTTTAAATATATCACCCACTTTGTACTTATCCATACAATAACACTACTAATTCTTTAAGGGCTTTATCTCCTGGGTGTGAACGTGCGTGTTCTAAGTTCTCAGCCATGTGCATCCACTTAGCACCAAAATTACCATTGGAAATTCCAATCATTCCGTAAGTTTCTAGTCTAGATGAGTAAGGAAGAACCCAAATGTCGCTCAAATCTTCTTTTAATGGATTATCGGTAATCACCACCCAGCGGTACTTACCGTCATCGGTCACAATGTCACCTATATCAAACTTCCTACCCATAGAGCAACTCCGCTAAGTGATACTCTTCTGAGGATATCTTATCAAAACCTGACCTTGAGATGGACTCTAATGTGTAATACTCATCACGCCACTGGCGTATTCCAGTTCCTATTACCTTGAAGATGTATTGATTGGTTTGTGTGTCAAAGTCGTAAGCTTTAAGCATGTTAAAGCCATGCGTACCTAATAGGCACTTGTAATATCGGCTTGGCAATTTACCAAATGAAACGTGCTCAACCATAAATCAACTCCGCTAGCTTTAACTCGTCACCCGTAAGCTCTTCAAAGTCTTGGCGTCGTATTGGGAGTCCTTGGTATAAAGGCTTCCCACTTCCTTGAATTTTAATAAACTTACCAATGACGTGATAGGTTCGGTCACCATCATCATCTTCAGAAGTGTAGAGCCTACTAATTTGCCCCTTCTTATAAGAATTGATGTATTCAGAGTCTTGTGTAATTCTAACGAATCCCATTTGGACCGCTTTCTTACCCAAACAACACATCCATTAAATCTTGCTCTTCCGTGGTTAAATGGCGAAAGCAACGGTATGAATAGCCCACTTGCTTCCAATCCTTATCGTAGCCTTCAAAATATAAGAACGGAGATACCGCTGCAGTACCTTCATCGTCGTATTGGTCAGCTTCTCTTACTTTGGTTATTTTCAATACGTTTTTAGGCCATTCCAAATCATACCATTCTTTGGCGTTTATTGGGTCAAAATTCTGCATATTGGCAGCTAAGTTGTACCATTCGTCAAAGCTCTTAGAAACAACCCATTGGCCTACCTGGAAGTCAGTCATAGAGTAACTCCGCTAATTCATTCTCATTTTTATCCAAGGTCTTATAAAACTCTTTGCGAACTGCGCACACGTTGTGGCCAATCTTTAAGCCCTGGATATTATTACCTTCTCGTTTCAATCTTACCATTCTAAATACTTCACCAGGCATAATCCATCTACCTGCGTGAACCCACGTTTGCTTAGTGATTATAGCGTACTTAGCCATATAACAGCCTCGCAAGGTAAGCTTCGCCTTTACTTAAAAGCTGATACGTTTCTGGACCGTAACCTGCAAGTGCTGCAACATCGTGAAGCTTGCCTATACTTGAACCACCAAAGGCATTGGTCAACCTAACCTCTTTAGTTTCGTAATCAATGTGGTCAACAAAAATAAACACATCAAAGTATTTAAAGCAGTCGCCTACTTCCCATTCACGCATAGAGCACCTTGTATAGGTTTGAGAATCTTTCCATTTCATCTTTGGTCACTACGAATGCTTCTTGATAGAATGGACTCTGTATGTGCCAGCGATGTACTTCAGGAGTCATTGGGAAATAGTTGTGGAGCTTCCATTCGTCGTTGGCATCAATAAAATCAAAATACCATTGCTCACCGTCAAACTTAGTGATTTTACCACATACAAACTGAGGCTCTGTGGTCTTTGTGGAGTAGTAAACGAAGTAATCGCCTACGGCAAACTTATCGTCGTAAGCTTGTGGCCCACTCATTCGTAAAGCATCCTGTAAAGTTCAAGCTCTTCATCTACTAATTGAACAATTCCCTCATAGGTGTAATCGCCAAATATGGCCATCATGTGTGCAGCACTGTCTCTGCACATAAAAGTCTTTTCGGCAACTTTAAAGAATGTAATCTCTTTCACTGGGGTTGTAGGAGGATAAGGCAGTGTTGATGCCATACCCTTAATATTTGGCATTGGAATGCTGCCAAAGAACATCGTACCGTTAAAGAAGTCAGTAGTCATAGAGTAATTTCCTTAAGGCAATGACCTTATCGGCCTGTTCTGGAGTTAACGTTCGCATCTGTGTTTCAACATTAATACGGCGACGAAGCTCGTCATCGGTCTCACCAAACATGCGCATTAATGAAACGTTTTCCATCAATTGATATTGCTGCTTTAGCCAATTCTCACTAGCTAACGAGTTAGCTTGCAATAAATCTTGAAACTCTTTAACGTTCATAAGTATTTATAATACCACACTTATTCGTAAAGCAACGTATAAAGCTTATATTCTTCTTTTCCCAATGTTTTTAAACACTTCTTGCAGGTGACGTGCCTCCATGACTCGCGTTGGATTCTAAGATTCTCATTAGCGTAAAGCTCATGGCGGCATATAGTACGGTAACGGCTTTGAGTGAAATCCCATATGCCATAGTGAACTTTAGGAACGTGGTCAATATTAGGCATATAAGAGCCTCATCAGTTGTTCTATGTCTTTATTAAGTCGCTTGAATAAACCTTTTTTGATGTTAGCGTAAGCTGGCGCTCCATTTTCATACGTCAAATCTATGGTGTCATCGGACCATTCAATTTGCACAACAAATATCGTGTCCTTGTGTTTAGAAAGCGTACCGTACTTTCGTCCTTTAGCACTTAAAACAACCTTATCGCCTTTATGCCACTTACCCATATAGCACCTTTGCCAAGGCTTTCTCTTCACCACGAAGCCCACGAGTCCAATGATAATCTAGAGTCACGTCATGCAACTCACCATTCTTACGCACAATGCAATCCAGTCGCCAATCAGTTAAAGAGATAACACGAACGATATCGCCTATATCTAATAGAATGCGTTTCTGACCCACCTTCTTAGGTGACACTTCAATATTTTCTTTAATCTTTCTAAACAAGATGCGCTTCCCAATATATTTTAAAGTCCAAGTGGATTCATTCATAAAGCAACTCCACCATGGCTACTTCTTCATCCGTAGCCTTACGACAATAGTTCTCTGTGCCCTTTTGCCCTGAAGGGAATGCCTTCATTTCATCACCATTATAATGGTGAATGAAGCTTTTTAGCCAATAATCTTTGCCATCAAAGTTCAACACTCGGAAGAAGTAGCTATAATCATTCTCTTCATTCGCTATTTGGACTATTATATCACCGTTTATGAACTTATTCAAACAGTAATCTCCCTAAATTGACTAAATCCCTAGCATCAGCCCTGGACGCCATTAGAATGAAGGAATCATCTGGGGCACCTAATGCGAACGTCTTGCCCTTATATTCAGCTTGGCCAATTAAATTGTGGTGATACTTGACCATTTGATATCTTGGAATTATTGGACTCTTCACACGAGGGTCGCTAATAAACACTATGTTCTTAATTGTCACAGCCCATGACCAATCATTCGCCATATAGAAGCTCCATCATAACCATTTCTTCTGGTCGCATATGTCTCATTCCAGCCTGCAATTGTTGCCATTCATATGGATACATTGACACCTCACCACCAATGAAGCCTTTCGACATGAGTTCATTGCGATAAACATACACGGTCCAATTACCTTCATTAACATTCGCAGCAAGAACCTTGAAGAGTATTTGACATCCATCTTGAATGCAGTGGTACACTTGATTAATTACTGGCTCATCCATATAAAAGCCTCGCCAATTGCTGACACTTATCTGGAATTTTAACTAAAACTTGTGTTGTGAACTCGGCAACGCCTAATCTATCTTCATCGT